TCTTTTTTTCGTTCGTCCAATACGGAGAAACTTGCCTTGATAAGTCGCTTTGTCAATTTCTCCAATATTGACAAGACAAAAGGCGTGATTTCCGAAAAAGTCGGAATATTGGAACAAGAATTGCACAAAGAAGAATGCTTGAAAAATGTTGCGGAAGGCAAGAAACAAGCCTATGAGGAACAGATACAGCAAGTGTTAAGCGAAGACCCGGAAGAAAAGAAAAAGGGTATTATAGGTGAGATTCGGTCAGAAATATATTCTTTACAAATTCTTATTGAAGACCTTGTAAGGATGCGTATTCCCAAAGCGGAAAAGGATATCGAAGGCGTAGACAAGGATATCGAAGGGCTTATAAAGCTGAAAGAAGAAGTAAGTAAAGAACTTGAAAGCTTCGATATGGATGCTTACAAGGACACCTATAAGGAGATAGACACGGAAATAGCCGGGTTAAGGAAAGACAAGTCAAACAAGGAAGAAAGGCGCAAGGATTATGCGCTGAAATTAGCTGATTATGAAAAGAAATTACAGAAGGTCGAAGTATTGCTTTCTGGTGTCATTGTGTGCCCTAACTGCAATCATAAGTTTTTTATGGATGCTGACAAGGATTTTGAAGAACTGGAGGCTGACAAAGAGGCTTATAAAACAGCCATTGACAAGAATACGGTAAAAAAGAATGAATATGAAGCCTCTATAAATGAACTGGAAGACCTTATCTCCCAATACCAGGATGTAAGGAAGGAAACGGAGGAGGAAGAACGCAAACTGCGTGTCCGTCGTGGAAAGGTGGTTGATAAGATGATGGAGGTGGAAGACCGTATAAGGGAGCTTGAACGCGAGAAAAAGGGATATGAAAACTCCATTGTAAAGATGCGTTCAGAAGTTGAGACAAACCGTTCTCTCATTGATTCCAAGACCGGGTATATAGAGGAATTGAAAAAGCAGAAAGCGGAAAGACCCTCTATCAAAGACCAGGAAAAGGCGGTAGAAAAACTTTCCAAGGACATAGAGGAAGGCAACAAAAAAATTCTTGACAAGAAAAACGAGATTTTCAAAGTACAGCAATGGGATAGCCGTTTTAAAGACTTTAAGATGTATCTGGCAATGGAGCAGATAAAGAATATCCAAAGCGCGGCCAATGATGTACTAAAGAAAATGAAAAGTGATTTGCGTCTGATGATTGAAGGTTTCAAACGGAACGCGAACGGAACATTGAAAGAGGAGATAACACCCTATGTTTTCCGTGATGAAATGGAAAGCTTTTTCTTCTATTCGGGCGGTGAACAGGCACGTGTGGAAGTGGCTCTTATCATTGCTATACAAAGTATGATTAACGCGACAAAACAGTACGGAGGTATGGATTTTTTACTGTTGGATGAAGTGCTGGAAAGCAGCGATTCCCTGGGTATAGAGAATATAATAGCTTCTACGGAGTTTTTGAAACAATCAATATTGATTGTTACGCATGTACCAAAGCTTAATGACGAGATAAAACAATTGAAAGTAATAAAAGAAAACGGAATATCAAGACTGGAGGTGTAACATGAAAGTATTTATGGGATTTGACCCCGGTACAAAGGGGTTTGTGTCAATGATTGCGGAAGATGGAACCTTTGTCAAGGCTGAACCCATCTTTAGGGATATTAAGGTGGTGGACATGATAGAAACAGCAAACAGACTTCTTGCTTTTGTCGAAGGGTACGAAGTCCGGCACGTTGTAATAGAGGATGTGCACGCATTATACGGTTCTTCGGCAAAAGGAACGTTTACGTTCGGTTATAATTCGTGCGTGCCGGAATTTTTCTGTGCGATTGCCGGATTACCCTACACGAAGATACCGCCTAAAAAATGGCAGTCGGACATGCACAAAGGTATAAAGATGGTAACAAAAAATGACGGAACCAAGACAGTAAAGGATGTAAAGAAAATGAGTATCGTGGCTGCACACCGTATTTTCCCGGATGTGAGTTTAAAACGGTCCAGCAGGAGCCTAAAGGATGATGATAATTTTGCAGATTCCTTATTGATGGCAGAATATGGACGTAGACATTTTAAATAATAATATTATGGAAGAGTATATAAGAAAAATTTTTGTGGTACCTAACGCAGCAATAAAGGTTGCTTGTTTTAAGGCAGGAATGACAGAAGAAGATTATTATAATACATTGGGAGGTCGAATGTATGGTGATAATAAGGAGAAGAACGAAGAGTATAAAAGGGAATTGTGCCGGAAGATATTCAGACCAACACCGGAAGAGGAGGACGAGGATATTAACAGATGGAAAGAAGACGGTGCAAAAGTTATGAGTTTTGAGGATTGTGTAACCTTGGTATTGGAAGGATTGCCAGCTAAAATAAAATAAATATGATATACTGGAAATGCGAAAACAAGGAATGTACGGAATTCGGGAAGGAAATCATAGAGACGCGCCCGATGTTTAGATACACTGACAAAGGAACCGTGCCTATTAATATACCTTATTGTAAGGTGTGCGGAAAACAGATGGGATATAGAGAGGAATTGCCGGAAAGCGATGGAGATATAAACGTGGCTTTCGCCTCTTTTGGTTCCCAGTCCAACGAAAATAAAGCCTCTATTCTCAAAGATAGATACAAGAAAGGTCTTGAAAAAGACGGTATTAGCGAGGTTATAAAGGCTAAAAGAGATAAAATGACTAAGGATTTTTTCGGTGGGTGATATGTTAAAACAGTGTTAAAATGGCATAAGCAGTTGCGTATCTCATAACATAATCTTATCTTTGCATTGTGAGATTAAGAGATGATAAGTCAAACAAATAAAAAAGATAAGGTTATGAAATCACTTGAAGAACTTAAGAACAGTATTTACGAGAAGATAAACGAAATCAGAAATTTCGATACTGACGGCTCTAAAGTCTTTAATGAGGATGAGACATACAACTATGAGGAACTGGACGCTTATCTTGAAAGAAACAAGAAAAAGAACTATATGAAAGCCGCTTGCATGAGGATGATTAAAAATTATCTTGACAGAATGTATGACGGATGGAAGTTCTACGAGAAGGATTATCTTATTTATGTGAATGACTTTAAAAGATTTGGATAGTGAACGAATTAATAGAAAATATATGGACGCTTGTAGCTCTCACGGGATACAAGTTTATAACAGTGAATTTTTTAGGAACATACAAGGTGTTCCTGGTAGAAAATTTTGCTACGAAGACAAGGGATAATCCTTTCAATGAGGTACGCGGAGCGGTGGATATAACGGAAGATGTTAAGCACCTTACTTTCCAGTTGTCTGAATTGAACCCTATCGGAATAGATACCCGGTTACAGGGAAGACCGAGAAAGGATTTTAAGTTCGGAAGTGACGATTACATTTACTTTATTGCTAACAAGAAAAACGAATTTTGATATGGCAAGCGAAAGATTAACGATTAGTGAAAAAGATAGGATTGCAAAAAGCATAATCAAGCCTATTGTAGAACAATCAAGAAAAGAATTTGAAGATTTTGGAAGATTTGCCGACGAATTTTTCAAGAAAAATTTACCAAAAGATGTTATTGAATTTATGGATAAATACCCTAATGTAGTAAAAACCAAAGAATGTATTTATCTGGTAAGTTTTACACGCGAACGAATATACAATATAGTAAGTTATATTGAAGTAAATTATTTTGTATATTCGTTTATAACTGATGCAAAATTTGAAGAATTGAAAAATTCGACGGAAGCAAAACTTTTTGTCAATAGAATGATTGAGTTAGATAGGAAAGCATCTAATATCAAAAACCGGACAAAATGCGCACTTGAAAATATCAATACAACAAAAAAATTGAAAGATAATTTCCCAGAAGCGTATGTTATTCTCACGGAAACTTCTAAAGAAGATGTTAAGAGGAATGAATGTGACAATATAGAAAAATTGCGTGCAGAACTTTCAAAATTATAAGATAATTATGGTAAAATCGAATTTAGACCCTAAAATACTGGAGGGGAAGATAAGAGAATATAACAATGCCTATCGTAGAGGTGAACCGGAAATAACGGATGCGGAATTTGACGCGCTTGTAGAACAACTGCATAAAATCAGCCCTAATGCGGATTGGTTCAAGAAAGGGGTCAATGACGAGGTTTCGGGAAGAAAAGAAACCCTTCCTATCCCCATGTATAGCCTGGAAAAGGTAAAAACTTATGATGAGATTGTAAGGTGGGTAAAGTCATGTGGACTGAAAAATGAAGACCGACTGATTATCACTCCTAAATTTGACGGTATTTCCTTATGTGTGGACGAGTACAACAAGAAGGCATGGACGCGCGGAAATGGCGAGGTAGGACAGAATTGTACTTCTCATTTTGAACAGATGATTAACCACGGATTTAAGGACGTGAAAAGAACGGAAGGATATTATACTTTCGGAGAAGCCATTTTCCGTAATTCCACTTTCTTGACATTAAAGAAGCGGACAAATTACAAGTCCGCGAGAAATGCGGTAGCTGGTCTTGTCAATTCTCCTACTGTATCTCCAAATATGAGGGATGTGCAGTATATAAGGTATGGATATTCCAATGAGGATTGGAACAAGGCAAGTATGATTGCCTTTATGAATGACAATTCGTCCGTAAAAGTTCGTTATGTCGAAACATTCGTAGAATCAGTTATTCATAGCGAAAAGATGTTTAATGAATATATGGACAATATTTTCAAGGGCATAACAAATGATTACAAATGCGACGGTCTTGTTATAGACGTGGATAGTGCGAAAATAAGAAAAGAGCTTGGAAGATTGCCGAACGGCAACCCACGTTATGCAATTGCCTACAAGAACCCGGATTGGTCGGAAAGAGAGGAAACAGAGGTAGAAAATGTAAGATGGCAGATTTCCAAAGACGGAAGATTATCCCCGGTAATTGACATTACACCCGTTGAATTGTGCGGAGCTACGGTTTCCAAATGTACAGCATATAATGCCCGTTATGTAAAGGATAATTTTATTATGCCAGGTTCACGTGTCATTATTTGCCGTTCCGGTGATGTGATACCGAAACATATATTTACCGTGTCTTGGCCTACTTTAAAAAGTTGTTTGCCCGACAAGTGTCCCGTTTGTGGGAAACCTTTGGAGATGGACAGAAACAATGTGGACTTGATTTGTTTCAACAAAAATTGTGACGGTGTAATGCTTGCCAAATGTGTATATTTTTTCAACACTTTAGGTTTTGAAGAGTTCGGAGAACCAACAATAAAGAAACTGTTTAACGCTGGCTACAAGACACCGGATAGCATTCTTCTATTATCAGAGGAAGACCTTAAGAAGATTGAAGGCATAGGAAATGTAGGTGCAAAGGTACTGTCAAGACAGTTTGAAAACTTAAAAAAGAAAGGTACGAACTTTGCAAAATTATTGACAGCCTATAATAAATTTGGGGGTGTAATAGCCGAAAAGACATGCCAAAAAATTCTTGACGGATTAAAGTTATATACTTGTAAAGATGTAGCCGATTTTGCAAAAGAATGTGATGAAAGTTGGGCGGCTGACATTGAAGACAAAGTTGAAGGTGTCGGATTTAATACAGCTTTAGCATTTGTTTTAGGTATTGAAGATTGGTGGGTAAATGACGATGATTCTGCACACATTCCTATAACTTATTACGGACTGGAAGAAAAGACCTTTGAAGGACAAATGACGGTTGTATTTACCGGATTCCGTTCACCGGACACGGAAAAGAAATTGACGGATATGGGGCATAAGATAGGTTCTTCTGTAAGCAAGAAAACAACATGCTTGGTAGTGAAGGAAAAAGGATTGGGAACCATCAAGGAAAAGAAAGCGGAGCAATACGGAATACCCGTTTTCACGTTTGAGGAATTTAAGGAAAAATTCAATGTTTGATTGAGTTTCTTTTGTTTGTTTGACATAGTGGGAGAGGCTGGTTTGAGAAAATAAGCCTCTTATTTTTGTAAATTTTTTAGTAATGAGATATTGGTATAGAGATAAGGACTACGTTTATATTGGCTTTAATTATAACGCCAATTTTGTAAATAAAATGAAACGTGATTTCGGAGCCAAATATAACCCGGCTTTGAAAGAGTGGTATTTTGAACCTTCTTTAGAAAAATCTCAAATGTTAAAATATTTCTTGGAGGGTAACGGATTCAAGAACGAAAAACCGGAAAGACAGATAGAAATCCCTCTAAAGGAAATCAAGCCCCTTGTAAATGAAAAGGAGTTGAAAGAAATGTTCGATTACCTGGGATTGCCGCTACATCTAAGGGATTATCAGATAGAGGGAGTGTCCTATATGGTTAATCATGGCAATTGCCTTAACGGTTGCGGTCCGGGCGTAGGGAAAACAAGACAGTCCATAGCACTGGCAGAATTGCTTAACCTATTCCCCTGCATTGTGGTTTGTCCGGCAACGGTAAAACAAAGCTGGGTCAACGAATGGAAGCTGTGCAACCCTAACAGAACGGTACATGTGATTGATTCAAAGGACGAGACCAACACGGACTGGAAAGCGGATGTTACGGTAATAAATTATGACTATCTTTTCAAACGCAGCGCAAAGGAAGAAGGTAAGAAAGAAGTAAAACTTCGTTACAGTCGTTCGCTTACCAAGAAATGGGGATTGGCGGTAATCGACGAAATACATCTATGCAAAAACCCGAAATCTATACGTTCTAAATGCGTGCAAAAAATCGTGGAGAATGCAGAAAAAACCATAGGATTAAGTGGTACGGCAATTATGAACAGACCCCAGGAGCTTATCAATATATTACGAATTCTTGGAAGATTTAAAGAGATATTCCCGGATTCGTTATATTATCTCTACAGATATTGCGCTGCAAAGAAAACGCGGTTCGGACTTGTATGTACTGGGGCTTCGTGTACGATGGAGCTAAATAAAATAATAAGACATTATTGTTATTTCCGGAAGGAATTGCGAGACGTGGTGAACGAATTGCCGCCTATAATCAAACAGACAGTGAATGTACCGATAACCAATAAAAAGGAATATAGGAAAGCAGAAAAGGATTTTATCGAATGGCTGGCTAATATTGACATAGAGGCGGCAGAACGTGCCATACGTGCGGAGCAGCTTGTAAGGTTGTCCGGATTGAAAAAGCTGTCTATAAATGGGAAAATAAAGTTCATTGTCCAGTTTTTGAAGGAATGGAGCGAAGCGAACGAGGACGAGAAAATGATAGTATTTGGTATCACGACCGACATACTGGAAAGGCTTGGAAAGGAGTTCAAGAACAGTGAGGTAGTGACCGGGAAATACAGCACGGAAGAGAAGATGCGAAAGGTTGAAACATGGAAGAAAGAAAAGACATTCCTTTTTGCCAACATTGCATCATTATCCACGGGTATAGACGGATTGCAGAAATATTGTTACAATATGTCGTTTCTCGAATTGCCGCAACGTCCGGCAGAACTGGAGCAGGCGACAGGACGTATAGACCGCATGGGGCAAACGCAGACTATGAACGTCTATTTTTTGCTGTCCAGTGACACAATAGACACGCAGATACGCGAATTATTGGACGGAAAAATAAAGGTAACGGATGCAGTCAACAAGGGTATTGACGTACAGGTAAGCCGTGACGATTCGATGGACATTGCACTGATAAAGAAGTTGAAAGAATGGAAAGAAAAGAAATAACAATATTTACCGACGGCAGTTGTGAATGGAAGTCACGTCTTGGCGGTTGCGGTGTGTATATCCAGGAAGAAGGAAAGGAATACTTTATCTCCAAAGGGTATAGCGACACCACTATAAGCAGATGTGAACTAAGGGCGATATTGCATGCCGTGCAGAGCATGAAAAAGGACGTGCCTCTAAAGGTTACGATATGGAGCGACAGCCAGTATGCGGTTAGCTGTATGACAGACCCGGAATTAAGACCGACGGTAAACAAGGATATTATAGAAAAGATAAAACAAGAGCTGGGCGAGCGTAGACGGATGGTCGTGCGTTTCATGAAAGTACGGGGACACGAAAAAGATGTAAACAACCCTATAATATACGGGAACCATGTAGCCGATATGCTGGCAGATTATAAGAATTTTGATAATTACGAACTTGATAAAATAATAGAATTATGAATGAGGATTTTGTTTTTACTAAAGAAGAGAAAGTTAACAAATTGTTTAAAGTTTTGAACGTATTAAAGAACAGTTTGCAGTGTAAACGTATGGTTGTTGGTGGAAGCATGGCTATGTATGTACATGGTTTCAATGTGGAACCGCACGACCTGGATATAGAGATAGAAGGGATAAGTGGCGATTCTCTGCGTGCTCTAAGTACGATGGCAAGGATAAACAAGGACATGAAAAGCGACATCCTTTCCGAATATGTAGAAACAGCCCCTCTATATCGTATAAGAATAGAAGATGTGGATGTAGACATATGGGTGGTAAACAAAATAGACTACAACAGGACTGTTTTCTACAATAACATAGAATTCGGTGATGTTCTGAGCGTAATTAAAAAGAAAATGGACATGAAACGCGAAAAGGACTATAAATCATTAGTTGATTATATCAACCAGTTAACCTACTTTACAAAATGAAATGGAGTGACAGACAGTTAGCCATTTTCGACGCATACGAGAACACACGAAAGAATATTGCCATAGAAGCAACGGCAGGCAGCAGCAAGACAACTTGTATAGTGGAGTGTTGCAGACGGACACCACCTAATAAAAAGGTTCTGTTTATGGCATTCAACAAGAGCATTGCGGAAGAATTGAGGGAACGTTTGCCGTCTCATATAGATGTAAACACTTTTCACTCTAAAGGTTTGCGTGTATTGCTTTCCAATTTCCGTATAAAGCCGAAAATCAACGAGAATAAATGCTTTGTTATCGGGAAGAAAATTCTTGAAACAAAGGATATGGACGTGAAGCAACAGATTCGATACCTATTCGAGATACAGATAATATGGAATTACATAAGAGTCAATCTTATTACGGATTACGAAAAGGAAATACCAGGTATCTGCATTGAAAAGAATATCGAATTCCAAGAACGCATGGTAGGGGACATGGAGCAGATTAGAAATGCTTGGCACAAGGAAATGAAGAAAATAAATTCAGTAAAAGAAATTAACATTGATTTTACGGATATGCTTTATTTCCCTTACCAACTACTTGATAGTGAGGACTTTCCTAAATATGATGTAGTGGTAACAGATGAATCCCAGGATTTTTCGACGATTCAAAAAGAATTGTCAATGAGATATATAAAGAAGTCTGGACGATTTGTTACAGTCGGGGATTCCCGGCAATGTATATACGGTTTCCAAGGGAGTTCTTTAGAGGTTTTCAAGTCCTTGCAATCTTATCCCAACACCATAGTATTACCGTTGGATATTACATACAGATGCGGCAAGAACATAGTCGAAGAAGCTCGAAAAGTTTTTAACAACGGGATTGTTGCTGCACCTAATGCGATAGACGGTATTGTAAGAAAAGGAGAGTTTGACGAAGCGGAAAACGGGGATTTTATTCTATGCCGGAACAACCTGCCTTTGGCAACAGTTTTTCTCTATTTGCTTGAAATGGGAAAGAAAGCGACAATCAAAGGTAAGGAATACGGAGATGCACTTGTAGCACTTGTGGATAAGATAAAATACATTGAAGACCTTGATGCAATGTGCGAGAAGAAAATTTCCGAACTGAAAGAACGCGGCCTTACCGATATCCAGGCAAAGAATAACCCTTCTTATGTGGCGTTTCTGGAAAAGTGCACTATTTTAAAAATACTTTACAAGAATTGGGGCGATATGAAGAAGTTGGAAGACAATATAAAGGAGATATATAAGGACGATACGGAAGGTATCGTATTATCCACTATCCACAAGTCTAAAGGACTGGAAGCAGACCGTGTTTTCTTGCTGAACAGGAGTTTGATTCCCAGTAAGTATGCGAACACAGAAGAAGCGCTGTATAATGAAAAATGTTTATTGTTTGTAGCCATAACAAGAGCAAGAAAGGAGCTTGTATATTGCAATGTTTAACGACGAACCAAAGAAGACCGTATATACGGAAATAGACCGTGAATTCAAGCGCATGAAACCGGGCACGGAATTTTGCCGGATTGAATTTATCTCAAAGATAAAGGATTTCCACCCCGGTTCCGTAAGAAGTGGAATAGACCACTTCCTATTAAAGAAAATGAGTAAAGGAGAAGTAAAAAGAATTGACAAAGGTAAATACTTGAAATTATGAAAAAGCCTAAAATGTATATTCCCGTACTTGAACCGGGAAAGAGTGTATCGCTTATATGCGCAAACAAGGTAACAGGACTGGAAGAATGCCTGCCTACACAAGAAATGCTGAACATCCATATGGAGCAGCAGAAGATAATGATACAGAAGGATAAGGATTACAAGGTTCACCCTCTATATCTTTTCGTGGAAAAAGAAGAATTCAATGATTTGATACGAAGGATAAGAGGGAAGAACAAGAACGCGGAAACGGCTTGTATTCCGCTTGTATGCCAATATCCGGCTGTGCCTATATGTGTGCTTTGTCCCAAACAGAAAGAGGAGGCGAAAGAATGATATTCGAGTGCACGTTTACCTACATGGCACCCGACCCGAATTCGACAAGTGGAGCTTATAAGAAGTTTGTCGATGTCATAGCGGTACAGGCAGAAAATTATATGGATGCCGAAACAATGGCAACCAGATATGGGATGTTTAATATAGATGCGGATTTTGCCATATCTCCTATTAAGGAGGCTGTTATAGATTCGGTGCAGCGCAACGAAAAGAACGGGGGACGATGGTACAAGTGCACGGGCGTATATAGCGAGGCTACCATATCCGGAAAGATAAGGCAATATAAGATGGTTGTATTGCAACAGCATGAGGACTTCATTAAGTCCTCTACTAAAGCGTTGGAATACATGCAAGACCTTGTAGGCGAATGTAGGTTGATAAAGGTGGAGGAAACACCTATAATCGAATATGTGGAAAAGGATTGATATGTTAATTATATGTTAAAAGCACATACGCAGTTGCGTATCTCATAACATAACCTTATCTTTGAGGTGTGATAAGGAAAAAAGTCAAACAAAATAAAGATAAGGTTATGAACTCAGTATTTAAAGCAAAAAAGCAGATTCTTGAAAACACTCTTTCAAAGGTTGCAAAAGTTAGTGTTGAAATAACTTTCGCCCGTACTAATATGATAACGATTGCTTGGGACGAAGAAAACAAAAGCGCGTTTGAAAGATTACAAAATTACTTCAAAGGAAAACTTTTTGGCTACGAATACGACGAGGAATGCGATATGTCTGTTTGTTGTTTGAATTTATAACAAGAAGGGCTTTTAAAAGCCCTTCACAATTACAATACTATGATAAGAATAACCAACCCCAAAGGAGAAACCCAGGTGCATACGGAAGAAAGCTATGAAAAGCTTCTGTGGCAGTTTGCAGAATCTAAGATGATGGATATGTGGTGCCGGAAACACCATCTTATCCCTATTTATACGCACCAGGAAGAAACCATACTCAACAAAATGGTAGTAGAGGCATTTTTGGAAGCGTTTAACTATAAAGTAGAAAAGAATTATGAAAACTAAGAAATTCGGAGTAGGCGACAAGGTAAAGATACTCCATTGTTCTGATATGATGCTAATCGGACAGATTACAGAAGTGGCAAGTATATGCGGAACGGAGAGCAACCGCTATTATCATTTGAAGATAGACGGTGAACAAAGGGCGTTCATTCCGCAAAATTTGGAATTGGTAGAAAAACATGAGGAGGATAAAGAATGACCTATACAGAAGAAAGAACCTACTGGCTGGAATGCATGATAAAGGCTGCCAGATATGGGATGGAAGCGGAAGTAGCTGTTACAGCGCTTGAATACCTAAAGGAAGACCCGAAATTAAGTATAAGCCAATGCCTGGAAATGGCGCTAAAGGACTGGGATATATGATACAGAAGATAATCGCTTACCTCTATCAAAAGAAGGTTACGAAAATTTATAACGACAATAACGACGGCTTCATATGCAACTTCGTCTTGGAATACAAGGACAAGGGAGATTTTGTACACAAAATGGCATGCTATGCGGTCAATTTTGAACCCGTTGTTATCGGAAAGGAAAACCGTTATTTGGTGGAAGTGGATGTGCATGCAGTGCAGAATGTCAAGTACAACAATGACAGGGTATGGATGCCGCAATGCAAAGTTATGAAAATGGATTTATTGTTACAGCCGTGGGAATTGACAACGGCAGAAAAGGAAATTGAAAGGTATTATGCAGAACAAAGAAAAATTTGCAGAACCGGATATGACAGCGAAACCGGAAGAAATGCTGTGGTTTGAATCAACAATCAGTGAAAATGTGGAACCGGAGGTTTCATTCGTTGAACAGGAAAAGGAAGAAGTTTTAGTTTCGTGTACATGGTATTAATTTGGCAAATAAACTATTGCTTATTTCCCTATTAAAACTTACCTTTGTGGGTAAAACTTCTATATATGGCAAAAAAGATAGAATATACTAAAGAGGACATCTTAAAGGATGCGCCCGATTTCGTGCTTATCGCTTCACCCTACATGCAGGACAAGTATGTAGCTTATGAGATGGTAAGAAGGGAGCTTGACGAGCACCCCGACCGTTTCATGCAGTATGAGGGGAACGAAGGATATACCTATGTCATAGACCTTAAGCTTGTCAACATAAAAGGTATCATGGCGAAACGTGGAGCGTCCCGGGAAGCAATAGACGACGCTACAGAAATACGTACAACCGTGATGCTACCTCTATTGGCAAAGTTCCACAGGGTAAAGAGCGAGTATTTCCATGCCTTTGATTTGCACAATGACAAGGCAAAGGCGCTTGCAAAGCTCACCCCTATGCTTTTGGACTTGTTCGGCTCCATGCACAACCCTAAGGATATAATCAAGATTATACGTAAAAAAGAGGGGTATTCACTTGGAGAAGAAGATTTGGTAAAATTTTTCAACAATCACAAGTCACTCATAGAGGCAAGGCAAAGCAAGTACGTGATGCGTTCTGACCGCTATAAGGTGGCAACGGAAGCCGGAAGACTGGAAATCATAAATGACTGTATGACAGACTTGCAGCTCAAATATGAAGAGTTCTGGAGTAAAGGAAACGTGGGAAGTGCACTCAATATCCTAAAGGAAATACGCGCTTTGTTGGAAGCCGCACGGAAGGAAGTGAAAGGTAATGAAATTAAACTTACAGTTGACGGAAAGATAGACATAAATGCGACACTGCACGGTGAGGAGAACATAAGCCGGGTAATGCGAGACATACCCGTAAACAGTCTGATAGTGGGCATGGTGGCTGCAAAATCGGGAATAAAGCCCGAAATATTGATGCACCAGCTTTGCACCTCCTATTACAAGGATTTCAACGGGTTTGCAAGCAACCCGGTATTGGGGTCTGAAAAGGTTATGCTTCCTGGAGCGCTTATAAAGACATATGACTGGGGAGAAATAAAGGAAGGAAACAAGAAGTTCGTCGAAGAGATGGCGCCCGAAATAGTCGAGGCAGAAATAATTGAAGAACCTTCCAAGTCAAAGACAAGAGAACGGCTTCTGAACCGACTGAGACAGATGAAGGGTGTTGAAATCGGAAAGAAATAATTACATTTTGTTTTGACTTTTAGTTAGATTATGATTTTCAAAATTCATGCGGTGCATGGTCTGCGACAGATAGTGTACCTATTTATAAACAATTAAAAAAACAAGTAGTTATGGTAAAGATATATGTTGAGGAAGTAATGAAATGCGTAATGGAAAGACTTACAAAAGAATACGGTCTGACCGAACAACAGGCATTGAAAGAAATTGACATGTGCATGGAAAAACTGTATGTGAAATGGATGCAGAACGAACCGATACCGGAAGAAAACAACGATTAATTAATCCTATAATAATAAATAGTATGATAGTAGCAATCGCAACAATGAGAATGGACGAGGACACAACGGTACAGGTACATGTGCCTATGGATGTGGAAATAATGCAGGTTCCTCCTACAGACAAGGAGATGGAGGAAATAAAGTCAGTCCTGGAAGAGGAAACCGGATATAAATTCGTATCTTTGGATTCGATAACATGGGATGTGGACTACGAGATTTAAAATCAAACGAAAAACTTTATGTTCATTTTTTGAGTATTAGTAGTTAATATCTAATTGACAGCCAGCAGTTTGTGATAAATAGCTGGCTTTTATTATATCCTTTTATATGTTAATTATATGTTAAAAGCACATAAGCACTTGCTTATGTCTAAATAAGGTCTTATATTTGCGTTGTGATAAGAAACAAGATGTCAAACAAATAAAAACAAAAGATTATGGCAAGCCCTAAAGTAAAACTGGAAGGAAAGAAAATCGCAGAAAAGGTGATGGAGTTTATGGACGAATATTCATTTGACCCTATCTATAAGGAAATAGAAGAAAGCGAAGATTACCATGTGTATCTCAGAGAGATAATGCGCTGCATCCCTACAAGAAGAATAATAGACGATTTGGACGAACGCGGAGAACTCCATGAAGCATACAAGGAATATATAGACATGAACGGAGTAACTCTCGTAAAGGACATAGCAAAGAGAATGACAAATAAGGAAAAGCTCGAACTCGTATCGGAACTTTTCAAAATACCCTACTTGGCAAGCCCGGAAGAATACGGAGAAGCGATAACGAAGGCAGCAAAAGAACAATATTACAGATAACCAATAACCTCTAAAAATCAAAACAAAATGAAGACCTATACAGTATATTTCAGTGAACCCGTAACAATAAAGTACAAGGGTGACAGATTCAACAAGGAATTGAAAAAGTGGGAACACGATGTGGACTGCGAAGAGACAAGCCCTATGTTCACCTTCCATTCCTTGGCACCTGCAAAGAAGCTGATTAAGGAAAATATGGACAAGTACATAGATTCCAGCATAATGAAGACGTGGGCAAACGGTGACTGGGAGAACCTGGGTCCGATAAAGCTTACCGGGAACAACAAGACTTTCGTCGCCAATACCCGACAAAGGGTCGCAAATTATTAAGTACATGGAAAGAAGGGGTGGAAATTGAAGTAGCCCCTATTTTCTTGACAATCAGTATAGACATTTTACAAAACTTAAAAATAAAAAGATTATGGATAGAGAAGAATTTCAGAAAAAGTACGATAACAGTATTCTGGTGTGCTGTACAGAAAACAGTATCAAGAAAGTATTCAATATTTGCGATTTAATGGACTTAACAGTCTCTAAATCAAAACAGATTACTGCTATATTGATAGGAAAACAGACGGCAAAAAGCCCATTGTTCCACGTGGAACAATTCTTGAATGATTTTTATAAGGAGATGGAAGAAGAAAAGAAAGAGACAAAGAAAGAGACAAAGAAAGAGACAAAGATGTTTGAACAGAGGATGAACAATGCCATATACAAGCTAAAGCAGAAGTACGGAGACACGTATATAATCAAGGGAACCGATATGGTCACATTGATGTGCACAACGGAACTCGGCATGAATGCAGTCTATAAAGAGGGGGAAGATGTGATACTCATAGAAGAAAAGGGCAGCATACCATGTGTAAGACATTCTGCAAGACAGTTTATTACTGACGTGATGTCCGGCATGATTGACGTACTGGACCCATTCATAAACAAGGAGACAACGATTGAAATAAAGGAAGAAGAAGACACGGAAAACATGATTAGTGAAACAATCTTCCATCTCACCCATACCCTAACAAAGCTCCTGCATAAGGTATACGACATGGAAAGAATGGTCTATTCAATTGGATTCGGAAACAAGGAAAGGGTAATGATAGACAAGGACGATTTCTATGTGTTCCGGAAAGCGGTGCGCCTCCTATATATATGCAACAAGTGGGTAACGAAGGACAACGAGAAGCAATCCAAGGAACCGGATTTCAAGAAAGGAAACAAAATAATGTACACCATCAAGGACAGCAACAGCAACACATACCCAGTAAGCAGATTGTCGGAAAGAGTGTACGAATCAAAGGAGCACAAGACCCTATTCATAACGGACGAGGAAGGGACAGTGACCGGGATATACAAGGAGAAATAGAAAGAGAGAAACACCCTCCACGATACCTTACAGACCATATTTATCATTAACCCGTTATACATTTGTTACAATGGTGATGAAGGGAACCAAGGAGGGATAAAGCAGTGATATGAATAACCGGGAAAGGAGAACCCTATGACATAGAGGAAAGAAGCGTGCCCGGACCCGGTAACAACAGTATGAACGTCAACCTATAATTGTTAATTTGCAAAGAAGGGAAAGGACATGTGACAGACAATATGGCACGGGGAACATCCCGGAACGGTTATTGTATCATTGTAAAACGTGGAACAATTATAAAACCAACATATTAAAAGACAAAAGATTATGGAAAAAGATTTGAGAAACAATGTAAAGTTCATCTTGTTCTGCACGGAATGTTTGCAGGCAGGCGTGGTAATGACACCGAAAGAATATGAAGTGGCATTCATGGCGGCAGAAAAGTTCGAGGGATTTGATGACAAGAGCTTCGAGAACATGAAGCCCGAACAATTCGCACCCCGTATGAATGCTATGCTACAGGCTATGTCAAAGAGAAAACAGATTATTGAAGGACTGACATTCAACCTGCTTACAAAGAAAAGCCTGGATGAACTCGCAAACAATGAAAACCTTGTGGAAGAGGTAATGAAGGCAAAGCACATAGCCGCAGCAATGGCAGATGAACTATTGGAACCGGACGAGAAACTGGAAAAGGTTGTGACTGACGGACGTCGTGTAATCGAGCACTTCATAGACCAATGGAAGAACGCCCCTATCCAAGAAAAAGAAAAGAAGGAATACGAGCCGGAAAGTGATGCGGAAATTGTAGAATAAATCTTTCGGTATACTTATTATTTTCACAAAAGCCCCGAAATGGGGCTTTATTATCAAGCAGTTATGGACAAGTCGAAATTAAAAGAAGCAAATAGTCTATACAATAAAATCGAAAATATGAAAAAGGAAATAGAGCATATTTCCAGGTTTGAGATGGAGGGGAAGATACAGATAACGAACCATTACGATTCCTATTTCCATATCAACGAGGATATGGCGAAAACTTATTTTCCTCTCATAAAAGCAGAAATGGAGAAGGAGCTGAAAGAGTGCGAACGATTATTTTCTGAACTTTAGCTTATTTTTGAGATAAAAACACTATCTTTGCTATCGTGATAATTAACTGGTAAGGTTGTATCGTAGTTGTATTTAAAGGTTAACTAAGGCGGTAGGGGTTGCAAGTCTGTTATGGCTGGGGGTGAAAGCCTGGTTCAGATAGCTGCAACCCCTATTTTTATTCAAATTTTGTATCATTATGGAAAGAAAAGAGATTATTGGAAGACTGGGAAGGTATTTCACGCTTCCCGAACTTGTATGCCCACACGTATACAAGAAGTATTCAGAATCGCAGATATGGAGCTTTTTCACGACAGAAGCACTGGAAACGCTCCTTGTATTGAGGGAGGAAATTCTATGCAAGCCCTTCATTATCAACAACTGGAAGAACGGAGGCAGCTATTCACAGCGTGGTTTACGATGCAATGTGTGCGTTCTATGCAAGGAAAAAACGATGCTTGAAAAGCCATATATGAGCGCGCACGCATTAGGTCGCGCATTTGACGTTACTGTGTCCGGTATGGAAGCGGAAGCGGCACGGAAAATCATTGTGGACGATTCCGACAAGCTTCCTTATCCTATCAGACTGGAAGACGGTGTTAACTGGCTGCATGTAGACACTATGGACCTATGCAACGGCAAGAAAGTGACGCTATTTAATGCGTAAATATATTTTACTATATTCAGAAAGTATTCTCCCTTATAGGGCAATCGATACTACAGTATACTGTAGCCGCGATTTTGCAAATTTTGTATTTTTATCATTTGTAAATTTAAATTGAAATAATTATGTATCCTACTAAAGTAAGCATAGCAAATAACAAGGGTTTTGAGAGCATAACAGCGATTTCACGCGCTTTCGAGGTCGGCACACCAGCCGAAGATGTGGTACTGTCAAAGTACACCTTGGTTCCCGATGATAAAAGGGCGTTTCTTATTATTCCGTTGGCTGCTGGTACTGTCAAAGTACACCTTATCGGTGAGACTGGTCCAGATACATACACCATTTCCGAGACCGAGGTTTCCGCTTATATGGGTTCTCCTATGCCTTATCTTATTGATAAAGTATTTGTTGACGGTACTACTGCACAATTCAATATAGGGTTATGATTGGGGTCGGTACAAGTCTTTTGTTTGACAGGAGGGCTGGCAAGGCTGGTCCTCCTATTACACCCTTCAATAAGGCTATGGTGGACGCATGGTTTATGTCCGGGTTGTCCAATATTGACAAGCCTTCTTCTATTAAAGGAGTGATGGGTAATGAGATGGCTCTCAAGAACTTTGCCTTTACATCAGAAAGCGGATTTGGAAAAGGGGTTTATGAAGGTGCACTGGTATTCGATGGTGTGGATGATTACGGTATATGCACAGGACTTCCTATTTTAGACGATTATACACTTATATGCAAAAGAGAATGGATAGATTTATCAAGGAAAAGTAATACTGCCATAGCTAATAAGAGAAAGGTTAATCAAACATTAGGTGGAGCGTTTAATTTTGAAAGGCTAACCATTTCTCAAATACTTACACTAAGTTTTGGTAATTATACCAACATACAATTATCTTCTTTGGATGTTGTGTATCAGACTAAGACTTCTTATAATGGAGATAAAGTTATTTCTTCTGGTTCTCTTACTGATACAGACTCTTTATTCTTAGGCTGTTCAGGAAACGGCATAGAGTTTGCTAATTGTGCAATTTACTATTTTGCTCTTTATAACAAGTCTTTGACATCAGAAGAAATCGAGACCGAGAAGGAAAGACTTAATGAAGAATGGCTGAAAAGAAGCAAGGTCACGATACCGGAACCGGACGTCTATTACGACTTATCACTTAAGGACAATTCTTCTCCTACCCGTAACATCATAGACGATTTGTCGGGTAATGGACATGATGCAGAGATATTCAATGCAGCGTATACAGAGAGTAGCGGCTACAGGTCAGACGGTGCTTTTGTCTTTGATAGTATAGATGATTATGCGATAATGCAGAATGTTACGAAAGGATTCAAGACGTTGTTTATGGAAGTAATACCATCTTTAACTATCAATAAAGGTGGGTTCCTATACGACCAAAGAGTAGGTCGGACAAGTTTTGGAATAAGTATTTCATTAAATTATATAGCATACAATGCTTATAACTGGGGTGGAGTGACTTACATAAACGGAAAGCTGAATACTACCATGAATGGAAAAGAGGTCTATTTGAAACATCAGATTATCACGATAGTGAACGGTACAGATTTAAAGCCGCAAAAGGTGGTTCTTGGGGGTGATATAGGATTGGCCGGATATTTTTCAAATATGGCTCTCTACAAGCTTATCGGTTTCTATGACGAACTCACACCTTTGCAAATTGAGAAAGTAATTAATGACTATAAACTAAAACATGATTGATTATGAAGTGGTTAGTTATACCTATAGAAGAACTAAAACAGTTCGATAAAGACTGGGAGACAAGACGAATGAGTAACGACGGTACGAAAGCGTTGCTACATGAAGAGACGTACAACATGCTTGTACCTCCTATCATGATGCTTTCGGAAGGTGAAGAAGTTATGAAAGATGTCGTTTATCCTTATCCTTTGATGGATGAAAACGAAATTAAGAGTTCTGATGATTGGACCAGTGATGAGGTGATTTGATTGTTTTCAGGGTGCCGGGAATTCGGGTGTTTTATCCAGTTCCCGGTTTTTCATTTTCTCTATTTTATTGTATGCCGAAAAACAACGCAATTTTCAGAGTTAAGGCTAACTATTTGATAATCACATATCATTTTCTTCTATTTCTGAAAAATAAAATATCACTGAAAGAAAGATTATGTTAATCTTATGTTAAAAGCACATAAGCAGTTGCGTATGTCTGATTAAGTACCTATATTTGCAATGTGATAAGGAAACAAGGTCAAACAAATTAAAAGAAATAAGGTTATGAAAGCAGAATTTTACAAGGTGAGAGGTACGGAAATGGAAGAGATGATGAAGAGAGGTAATAACAACGAAATCTCCTCTATGATTTCCCAAAAGAAACAAGCGCTTGCAGAAGCACTTGAAAACGTAGCTTTCCACAAATCTATCGGTAATATGAAGTTTGCGGCCAACGAGCAGAATCGCGCTAAACTCCTTCAAAGACAGCTTGAAATGTTGAACAAATAAAGATATAAATCATGAAAGCAATCGTAGAAAACCCGTTGAATGTTAATCGTTCACCAATAGCAATTTCTCTTTATGTCAATATACTTAACAGAATAACCTGGTGTAAAAACGAAAATGAACTTAGAGATACTATGAAGTTCTCTTCAATCGAATACCCGGTTACATTCAATTCTATTTTTGATTACGGCTTCGGTTCCAACCATATGTGGGTCAGTGAGAAGGAAAGCGGTAAACGTCTTATTCTTGTCGAATTCTAAAATTCTTTATATTATGAAAAAGCAGCTTATAAATTTCTTTCACGGTCGTTTCGGTAATAAAGTATTGAAAGCCAAATATCGTGAATGGTGGGTACGTTTCTGGTACGGAGTAGGTGCACTCACTTGTACCCTTCTTTTCTTCGGAATGATACAGTTCTTGTCCTGGCTTTCTGATTTGATTAATTATGTTTTCTAATAAAAATATTTTACAATTATGAAAAAGGTTTTATGTAACAAGGACGGCAAATTTTTGTCTATCCATGATGGGAATTGTACTCTTGCAGAACTCAAAGACGGTGATTATCTGACACATGAAGATGGTACGATAATGATATATAGAGAACACGAATGTAAAGAAGATATTTCTAAAGCATCTTATTATGTTTATTTACGCAATAATGAATTACGGTTTCTTCAAACTGGAATATTATTTTCTTACTATGATTTTATCCCATCTTGCAGATTCTCTACGGCAGAAGAAAAGAGGTATATGAACAACGTTCTTTCCAAAAATGGAATGTACTATGACGAAAAAGAGAAATACCTTAAAAAGCTTCGTTGGCGGGCCAAAACAGGTGATTCCTATTACTATATCGACTGGGACCGCTTTACAATATACAAGACTATGGAAGTAGGAAACGAATCGGACAATATGCGGTACAAAAACCTTAACTATTTCTTGACCAAAGAAGAAGCGAAAAAGAAGTTGTTCGAGATTAAATCGGTTCTTAATGATTAGGAAAGAATGCTACATCTGGGTCGGACAGATTGTCGAATACCGGGAAATGACATTGCGGAAGGTACGTCCGGGCAAATATGTTGTCATTTCCCCGTGTTCCCTGGTTTCGAGACCCGTATATATTGACAAGGGCGAAAAATTACTTGTCCTTTGATTCATTTATTTGTTTTATTTTAATATATTTGCAAACATGATAACAGCGATATTCATATGTATAGTCTTTCTGACGGTTTCCGTTATTGTCTTTCTTCTATGGACTACAGGAATAATGATAGGAATCAAAAAAAGACTTGATATTCTCGTTTACACAACCTCCTACATAGACCTTATCCAGAGAAAGCGATTCATCCGGTATCTGGACCAGCTTTCCAGGAAGATGAGCTGTAACGAGGACGAGATGGAAGACAATCAGAAACAGTTCCTATTCCATTTAAGCCAGGAACTGACAAGCGAGATAAAAAGGATGGAAGACGATTATAAAGACTTGATATAATGAGTAAGAAAAACGAATTTACATACGACGGGGGAAGCCAATATATAGACTGGCTTTGCAGCTCCAACAAGCTTGTTTTACTTCGTGACAATGACAGTATAAGCGTCGAGGACAAAACGGCTATAGCGCGCGCTCTAAAGTGCAAATCGGGGGATATTGTCTGTCTGGTTCTTGGTAAGAACATCAGTTATTTCGGATATAGCAAGCTTATCGAGGACATGGAAGGACGGACGACAGAAAGTATAGTGCAGTCCAAGAATCCGGTATTTTATTCTATTTATTGGACTGGCAACAAGAAGATGGCTATCGAATCTCACACCATTTTCATTCCCTGGAAGGAGCTTAAGGAACTTATCAAGGATTGGGATTATCCGACATATTTTCAACCGGACATAACTTAGAACCTTCTTTCTCTAAATTTTATATTTGTTTGACTGACACCCGGTTACGCTCTTCGTGAAAGAATGTTTCCGGGTGTTTTATTTGGGATTATATGTTAATCTTATGTTAAAATGACATACGCACTTGCTTATGTCTAAATAAGGTTTTATATTTGCAATGTCTTCTTAAGGGAGGCGGTTAATTAGGTCAAACAAATAAAAAATAAGGTTATGGAAGTTTACGTAATTGAAACAATGGGAGGACAAATAATTAACGGTGAATATAGCAAAGAAATTTGTCCAAAATTCCTTGAATCGGTGGTAAAAGACAATTTCAACAAATTAGGATATTGCTTCTATCAATCAAGCGAATATGAATGTATTATATATCCCAATCAAGAATCAGCCGAACATGCCATTGAATGGGCGTTAAATTAATTGTCAAGCGAATAAAATCTTTACAATCATGGCAAATATAGACTTTTTCAAGAATCCCGATTCATACGAGGTATATGTAACAGTCAAATTCGGAACATGGAAAGTGGCCGAAATAAAGCGTTTTCCGTCTCCTACAGATATTCTTCACGGTAACATCATAGAATATACCGAAAACAAACATATGTGCTCTGAAAAGGACATAAAAGAGATTGAGGAATTTACTATTAACAATGTCATTATAAAGCTTTTATTACAGAAATGAGAACATTAAGCAAAGGAAACTACCGGGTCGTGTATGACCCGGCAAAGGGCGAAAGCATGAGTAGTATGGTTGCCGTATACAGAAAGAACCTGGACGGCACGTTATCCCTAATCAATAAGGAGATGGGGAATGAGACGGACGAAGAAAGTCTGAAAGAAAAGGCAGTAAAAATTATTAACGAACTAAATAAAAAGGAGGATTAAATTATGAATGCAGGTATCGTATTTTTAACTATCATTATTTTTATCGTTCATCTTATGTTGAGTGCCGAAGTAGGCTCTACGGCAGAAAGGATGAACAGGAGTTTCGGTGTATGGATGCTTCTGGCACTTATCATTTCCCCGTTTATCACAGCCATCTTTGTTCACTGCCTGGGACCTATTCCGGTTCTCAAAAAGAAGGAGGAAGAAGACAATGAAACCAAGGAGTGATAGGTATATCTACTATTATGACAAGCGGTCCAAAAACAAGCCGTACCGGGTTATAATAGAACTGGAGAAGAAGAAGTACAATATAGGTTATTTCCGTACTGTAGAAGAAGCAAGAACAGCCCGTGATGAATTTATCAAGAATCATTTTTCGGTTTCCGTTAACTGGAAAAGATTGGAAGAAATGAACATCTTGGTAGACAAGATAACGGAAATTTCAGAAATTCTTTCTTCCTATAGGAATATTTCCACTAATGAGGTTTGTCGGAAAATCGGGAATATCAAGCGGAACGCGGTTTCTATAAAAAAGATTATCGCATAAATATTCACTCAATTTGTATAATTATTCAATTTTGTTTTGTAGTATGAGAACATGGGTTTAGCAAAACCCGACAGACTGGGACGTTGTGAAACGTCCCTTTTCTTTTTCTAAATCTTGACAACCGAGTTAATAATACTTGAAGAATGACAAAAAACCATAATCTACCAGTCCTTTTTCTACTGCATTCGCTTCTTGTTCAAACACGATTGCATGGTAACAGTCATGGTTTATAGCCTGGATTCTCTTAATCCATTTCTTTATACCGCCACTGAAACCAGGGTGATATTTGATTAGGGCACCTATTACACGCACGAGCCATTCCAGGGCGTAGTACAGATAGAACGTCAACGGGATAAGGAGAAGTAGCCAGGGGCACGAGAAAACGCCTGCAAGACCGCTAAAAAGCACGGTGCCCGGTATCATTAATGATTTCCATTGATAGGAATGCGTTTCTTCATGTTTTAGGAATTCTTCGTCGTAATACTCTTTCGTTTTTTTGCAAAGCAACCAGCAAAAAATTAGGATTGCGGAAAAGGTCGGAATGATAATTTTCGCAATTTTCGATTCATAAATTACTTTCATATTTTTACAATTTTTAAGATTAAACATGTGTAAAGGTAGGCTTTTTCGAGGAAATTTCTGTCAATATTTATTACTATTTATAATTATCTGGAAATCAACACTTTGACGTTTTACCATAAGGGTATTATCTAACCCCTAAAGGGGTACGTAGTTCCCTTTCTTCTTTTACCCTTACGGGTATATTAATAGGAGGAAGAACTGCAATATAGCAATAGGGGGTTTGGGGGAGGAAGGGGAAAGAGTGAAAAACGGGGAAGTGGGACAAAGTGGGATATAGAAAGTGTTAACGGAAGTAAAAACGGAAAAAGGGAAGATGGAGTGAAGAGAAAGACAGAAAGAGAAAGGGAATCTGAAAAAAGCGCGGCGCGGCGAAAAAATTTCCCGAAAAATTTTGTGGATTGAAAAATTATCCCTATGTTTGCAGTGCTTAAACAAATGGCGGCTCAGTTCTGAAAAGAGCTGGGAACCGCAAAAGAAAAGGGGTTATCTGTAGATTACGCTTTTACAAATACCGCTTTTAAAAATTTCCCCTTTTCTTTTTGTTTTGTAAGCAGGTGTTTGTAGGCGTTAATATCCTTGAGCAAGATATTTGTAAAAATGGAAATTTTGTAAAAGAAGCGTAATCTATAGAGAAATGAAAAAAGATACAGAAAAATCGGCATCATGCCAGGACATTCCAGAAAAGATTAAATTTCCTACTAAGGATTTAAAGAATTTACAGACTATCCAGGATTACGAGTATTGCTGCGTATTGTGCGCTATTAGATTGATAAATAACAAGTATTGTAAGAGAAACCAAAAGAAATATCAGTATAAGACGTTTTGGAAGAGAAGTTTTACTACACAAGAACTGTCATTGAAGGTTGCGGAAGAAGTGGGTATTTCCTATAGAAAAGCGAAGGATTGCATTAAATTTTTGAGGTTGAATGATTATATTAAATTCCCGGAAAGGGATGTATGTACAATCATAAACAAGAATTACAAGGATGTAACGGAAGAGATGTATTTGCCCGATTATTTGCGTTATGTGATTAAGGAGAAGGGGGTAAAATGGGCCCCTATTTTTACAAGGATATTGAATTATATTTCAAAGAAGATAAGATATTACAAGTATTGCAAGGAGATTGCAGAGTATAATTTGGACGTATGGAATGACGAGGAATCAAAGAAAGACGAGATTTTAAAGATAGTCGAATGGCTGTACAACAACGAGGACTGGAAGGAATCGGATTATGACAAGGTTTATGAAAAGGCTGTAAAGATGGCTCATAAGCACGCATTAGAGGCCATAAAATGGAACAATTGCGAGGTTTCGTTCTATGAAAGTCCAAAGCGTATTGCAAGTCATATGAAATGCAGTGTAGATACGGTACGGAAGTTTATAAAGGCGTTGAAGGAGATTTTCGGAAACAATGTGTATGCGAAGCCGGACAAAGCGGTTAAATCAATGAGATATAACCCTAAATTGAATAACTATACGATAGCATTGCCGGACAGGGAAGAATGGAAGAATATATTTGCAAGAAGGTTTGAGAAGATTAAAGAAGGTGTTTCAAGGGTAAAGGATTCTGTTTATTATCTCAAAAGAGTTTGGTTCAGAAAAGAAAAGGGTTATTTGTGGGAAGACAAGGAGTTTAATAAAATGGCTAAAAGGGATAGAAGTGTAACATGTGGGGACGAGAGTTTCCCGTGTAAAAAGAGACTGAGTTTTTATCACACACTGAAAAAGGATTTGGAATATTGGGAGGACAATTTCGAGAAGGAAAAGGAAATAGAAGAAGAAAAGGAACGTCTTTATAAGTCTGAAATACAAAGGGAGGTTGAAGAAAACAGCAGAATTGATTTGGTGGCAAAATATCGTTGTACCGAGTATGATAATACCTATTTCAACCCTAATACAAGTAAAACCTATTGGGAAGAACCAGAAGAAGAAAGAAACAAGCTTGGGAAGGAAATAGGAGAAATCGCCAAGAAAGCCAGGGAAGCGAGAAAGAATAAGTTTACTGTAGCAAAATATATCAATCAAGAATATGGAGACTTTGAGTTACTATCTATACAATGACTATGAGACCGAGGACGTAGAACTGTACGCGGAACAGATGATACGCGACCGGAAAGAACGTGACAAGAAGCGACGCGAACAGATAGAGAAGGCTTTGGCGAAAGCCGAAAGGACCAGGAAACGGGTAGAAAACAGGAGACGGAAATACATAAAAGAAAACCCTATCCGCGCGAAGTACAAATACCCGGTATTGGATAAATATTCAAGTTAAAAGCTTGGTTATTTGACTGATAATGCCTATTTTTACCGTTGTAATTGCAATTTCGTTATAACTTAAAAAGGCATTATTCATGGATAATAATAGAAAAGAAGAGAAAGTGTTCGGACGTGCACAATTTGAACAATTTCTTATTGACAACGACTACGAGGCATTCACCGCAAAGCAAGTAGCGGCTTTTGCTACTGATGTTTTGAACAAGTCAGAAAATAACGAGATGGACGAGTTCGAGAAAGCATGTGCGGCCGCGGACTGGAAATCACTTGAAACGGTTAAAGTGCTGAATGACATTTACGAGGAAGAACCTATGTTCATAAGACCCTCACAAGTGGAAGTGATACCGGGAAAGGAAGGAATTTTCAAATCAATGTCCGAGAACCGGGACATGTTGCGATACAAGGAAACCCCTCTAAACATTTTCAAGGGCATAGCCGGAATGTGCGTATCTGACAATATAGAGAAGGCACGGAAGGGCGAACCAATCGGAACTGTCAAAAGCTGGGGAGGGAAGGAATACGTGAAGACCGCGAACGGATGGGTACGTCGCCAGGGTATCAAGACAAAGGAGACCGCGAAGGAAGACAAGCAGAAAGGAAAAGATGGCTTTCCTACAATTGAAAAGCTTGTGGTTTCCGCTACAAAATCGGGACACAACCCTAAAGAGGCAGAAAGGGTTATCAGAGAACATTACGAATATCTGAAAAAGAAATACCCGGAAGCATCACCGAGTAAACTTGTACATATTGCATACACCATTTCTTAAAATTCTGTCTTATGATTATGGAGAAAATACATAAAATAAGGGAATACGTAATGAGTTTATATTTTCCCGTGTTGCTGAGCATACCTATCTCTTTTTCCAACACGTCATCCTTCATTGAGAAATATGTGTTTCGGGACTGGGAGTTCTTGAAATACCTAATGATTCTTATAGTGATAGACACACTTGTAAGCTGGGTATATCATATCAAGAACAAGGACTTTTCAAGCAAGGGTTTTTCAATGATTATCACGAAGCTTTTCATTTATTCCGCTATTCTGATTGTTTCGCATGTGATGGGGAACTTTACTGTGGAAGGCGGCAATGTGGAGATATACACATGGTTCCGTGCCGTGGTGTGTAACGCGCTTATAATACGAGAATCAATCTCAATCGTGGAGAACGCGGCAAAGGTAAGCCCTACTTTGGTACCTCAGAGAATTAGAAAATATCTGTCTGATTTCGACGAATTCGGGGATAAGAAACCGGAGACGATAAAGGAAATGAAAGGAGAATGACTATGGCGCAAGGAAATTATTTGCCCGGAACCTATTCAAGGGTAGGAACGGAGGAAAATCCAGGCACATATCTTGGCGGTGCGGCTGGCGGTACTTCACAGACAATGCCCCGAAAGTGAAGAAGGTGTGGGTGCTGGACAACGACAGATGGAACATGCGCAACTACTGGATTTCCGGAGGGAAGTTCAGTATTCCGGCAGTATGGGTACTTGCCAAGGGAATTTGGGACAATTTCGGCAAGTGGATGAAAGATGGAGCATGGAGAATGGGTCAGACCATTTTTTCGACCGACAATATTTGGCGTGACAATTTCGTATGGTATAATGATTTAAAATTTAAGTTTTAGAGATTATGAAAAAAGTAGCATTTTATCAAATACAGGACGGCGATACGGGTGCACAAGTTGCACAAGGATTGCAGGGCAATTTCGAGACATTGCAACAGGAGATAGAAGCAATACCCTCCTACTCATTGCCTATTCAGATGGACCCGAATAGCGGGATTATCAACAGCGAAGAAGACTATAACAGCATCCTTCCAGAATCCTATCTGACGGAATATCCTTGGCAGGCTGGTTATGCAGAAGGTTTGCCCTGGTTATGGATGAACTTTAAGGCAAAGGTATCGGAAGGTACGCAGATTTGTATCAAGCATAACAATAAGTTTTGCAAATTCGCCAACATTCCCGAAAGTATCGGTACCGTATCTTCCGACAAGAAGGTTTTGACAATGAAGGAAAAGGGTGAATATCTGGGCTTCGAGTGTCAGAATGATTTGGGTGTACAGAAAGCGGACGTGGCAGGAATTTACCAGGTATATGTACTTGGAGAAAACGGTGCTGTAGCACAAGAGATAGTATTTGAATGTAAATAACCCTATTAAAAAGAAAAGATTATGAGACTATACAGATTTTTGGACGAGGACAACAATATTGATGTGACACTGGTAACGGACGGAAGCTGTGACCAGAAGAAAGTATTCATCACTGAATCACCGCGCGGAATTACCCCTAAAGGAAACGTGACAGACCCGGAAGGCGGTGCCGAGCTTTTGAAGCTTGGTTTCAAATGGAATGTAGGCGAAGCCGTGATGCATGAGGAACTTGTAGCATTTGCGGAAGAAAAGGGTTTGGAATTGATTATCGACCCCCAGGGATTGAATGAAATTGTTGCGGTAACGGCAGAATGGAACGAAAACGATGCATGCGTTATTACAATCAAGACAAGTGTTCCGGCAAAGAAGGATGTCGATATCTATTTCCCCAATAGCGTAGATTTGCAGGAAAGCGCAGAAAGATTTGGAGTAATCAGAGGAGACCGCAAGACCATTGCTACTAAAGTTATGTCCGGAAAGCCTATGGCGTTTACGCTGGCTGACCTTGGTTTGGATGCAAAGGAAGACTTGAACGTGGTTGTAATGACAGATAACAACACATGGCGCGAAGAACTCGTAGCCGAAAACAACTAAAGGGGTTATGCTACGGTTATTGTTTACAACAGAAGATAATGTCCACCAAATGACTGTCGTAACTGACGGTATCGACAGTCAGATGAAGGTTTTCGTGACGGAAAGCCTCTATGGTGACGTGGAATATTATAAGGGGCTGGGTATCGTGATTGAACCCGGACACACCTATAATATCGGACAGTTCAAGGAATGGGCGTTTAAGGCGCTTGTTAAGCTTATCTCATATCCGGAAGGATTCGGAGAAGAAAGCATTGTATTGTCGGATGTACAAGATACGATAGAATATGTGTTGGAAACGGACGAACCTACACTCAATTTCCCGGCAAAAGGAGGAGATGATATGTGTGTGGTTACTTCTTCAAAACAGACATTCAAGAACGGACAGCCAGTAGGACATCCGGAAGGTGTCCCGGTAACATTCTCAATATCCGGAACGGGATTTGGGGTAGATGATTCCGGACAGGTTACAGTAGACGAGAATCCCGGCAATACAGTACGGAAAGCAACTGTTACCGTTAAGCAGAATGAGAGCGGAAAGACATTGCAGATTACATGCAACCAGGCTGCATCTACTGTAACCTACGAATATGCGCTTACAGTAGACCCGACAGCGGTAACGTTCGACGGTGCAGGAGGCGAAAAACTTGTCACTGTTACTTCTACAAGAACAAAAGTTCTGAATGGAGTAAAACAGCAGCCAGAAACATATCCTACTGATATAGAACTGGCAGGCGTAGGGTTCGATTATGAGGAAAGCGGAAATAACTACAATTTGAAAGCTTCTGAGAATACCGGAAGCTCACAGAGAACAGGAAAAGCGACTATTTCGCAGGATGGTGGAAAGACTGCGGAAGTGACACTTACACAGAATGCGGCTACAGTGACGTATGATTATGTACTTACAGCCAACTCACAGACCATACAGTTTGTAGCGCTTGGAGAAACGAAGAGTTTACAAGTTGTTTCAACAAGACAGAAAAAAGTCAACGGCAAACCGTCTGGTGGTGTCGAGAAGGTAGATACGACTGCACAGATTACCGGAACCGGATTCAGCCAGACTTCATCCGAAACATCTAATGGAGAGAATTATAGTATAGTGGCGGCTGAAAACAAGGCAGAAGCAGCCAATAACGGTTCTATTACCATTACACAGACTGGAAGTAACAAGACGGTAAAGGTTACGTTAACACAGCTTGCAGCGACAGTTACCTATGAATATACATTGACTACAGACCCGACAACATTTTCATTTGCAGTAGCAGGAGAAACAAAGATATTCGGTGTTTCAAGCAAGAAGCAGAAGAAAGTGAACGGGAAGAATGACGGTTCACCTATGACGGTTGACTACACTACTGTAGTGAGTGGTACGGGATTTACCAAGGGTTCTACTGAATATTCTGTAGTGGCGGATGCAAATACTGGCGCACAGCGTACTGGAACGGCAGTTGTTACGGCAGTGGAAGGAGGAAAGAAAGCGACGGTAAATCTAACTCAATTGGCAGGAGCATAAAAATTGTTTACAATGGGAAAGAGAAAAAGAAAGATTATACAAAAAGCGGAAAAGCCGGACTTGATAGCAAGCCTTTCGAGTTTGTCCATTGAAGAAATAGACAGATTACAGAAGGCCGCGCCTATGGCTTTCCAAAGCAAATTGCAGGCTGCACTGAACTCGAATGATGCAGGGGAGATAATGAAAGCTAATTTGTATCTTGGAGAAATCAACAGACAGCCGACAAGAATACAGTCTGTTTTCTTTGACCCTAACGACATATCCGGCAACGGAAGAGGATTCAAGGATTCCAAAGGGGTTCTATCCTTTTCCGTATTGCGTCGGATGGGAGATATCCATATAGTCAAAAGTATTGTGTCTACACGCGTGGAACAGATAATGAACTTTATGGATTTTTCGGAAGACGAGCAGAAGGAAGGCTTCACAATCAGAAAAAAGAAGAGCCTTTTTTCTACTGGGGACGAAAAATTGACAAACGAGGACAAGAAAAAGATTGCAAAGATAGTTGATTTTCTGGAAAAGGGAGGATGGACGGACAAATGGGACAATGTAGACAGCTTGCAGGAATTTGTAAGTAAAATAATGTCGGATAGCCTTACATTAGACCAGTTGGCATTTGAAATGGTTCGTAATAGAATGTGGGAATTACAGAAATTCCGCGCTGTAGATGCTTCTCTGATACGTTTTCTGGATAGTGTAGACCCAAGACAAAGAGAAGGTTTTGAGCAATACAGATTCAAGGGGCATTTGCCGCGTTACTGTATGGTGTGGGACGAGATGATTCTACATAATCCTATAACAAAGGAACCGATATTGTACTATCCGTGGGAGCTTGGTTTCGGTATCAGAAACAAGACATCTGATGTAAGAAGAAACGGGTATGGGGTATCGGAATTGGAAACGCTGGTAAATATCATAACCTGGATATTATGGGGCTTTTCTTATAATGCGAATTTCTTTTGCGTTTCACCGGAAACACTCGTCACGACAAATAAGGGTTTAAGAAGAATAAAGGATTTGGTAGGTACAGAATTTGAAGTTTTTGATGGTGTGGAATACTGCAAGGCATCCGCATACAAGACAAGAATAGATGATTTGTACGAAACAAGACTGTATAACGGCTTAAAGATAAGAACAAGCCGTGAACACAGATTCTTGACTATAACGGATAAAGATAAATCTCCTAAATGGAAAGAACAAAAGGATTTGACTACAGATGATTATTGTTTGGTAGATATAAATACTTATGGAGATTTTCATGAGGAGGATTATTTCATAGGAAGAGAATATTTTAGAGAATTTACTAACCCAACAAAGGAAGCTGTTCTTAAAAAAGAAAAAACTTTTACCCCTTCTTTGGAGATGGTGAAAGATAAGTATTTTTGGGAAATGATTGGTTTTGCTTTAGGGGATGGTACCTGGTTGGAACATATACTTGAAATTTTCCCACACCATACAAAAGATAAAAAACTTTTTGGTGATTTCTCTAAAGTGTTGGATAAATACGGAATAAATTATCGTATAAAGAAAGGCAATCCTTCCACACAAAGAAGTGACGGGGAATATGGATATCCGTATATATTCATATATGATACATGTTTTATTGACTGGCTTATAAGTATAGGATTCGGATATACAAGAGATAAAAAGATACCCATTTCTATATTTAATTTGCCGGAAGAGTTGAGATGCGCGTTTTTGAGAGGATTGTTTTCGGCAGACGGACATACTTCTGCAAATATAATGGGATATAAAACTCCTACTATATGTTGTGTGAATAATGATTTGAGGCAAGATATATTACAATTATTATTAAGCGTTGGGGTTGCTGCGAGAGAGTGCAATAGAAGTAAAAGCAGATATAATGACCCAGTAACACTTGTTATTCAAGATGTAATGTCTTTTGTTGATAAAATAGGTTATTTGCAAGACTATAAAAATGAAGGTATATCAAGAGGAGAAAGGACAAAGGACAAATGGGATTTGGTACCTAATTCTTTGGCTTTGGATATACTGGAAAATAACAGAGGGGGTAGAATATCTTTCTCAAAACATCATGTAAAAAATGGTGGAAGGATAAGTAGAGGTAAATTAATAAGAGTTTTGACCGAGGCAGGATGTAATGTGCCGGAAATATTAAATTATCATTTCTATAAAGTAACGGACAATTCCAGACTTGTAAAGGAGAAGGAACAACTTTACGATATAGAGGTATTCAATGATAAGCATATATTTCTTGCCAACTATACAGCAGTCCATAACTGCCAGGGTTCACAACCTAAAGGGTTCATAAATATAAAGAACCCCAACATATCAAACAGTACATTGCAAGAGTTTAGGCAGGCATGGACGCAAACGATGGCAGGAGTAAGTAACAGCCACCGTACGCCCGTTATAAACGGTATAGACTTGGAATGGGTTGATTTACAGAAACTTAGCAATCGTGATATGGAATTTAACGAATGGATAAAATTCCTTATTATAATGACATGTTCTGTATATCGTATAGACCCGTCCGAACTTGGATTCAATTTCAAGGAAAGTCAGCAGATATTCGGGCAGGACGGACAACGCGAAAGACTGAAGCATAGCCGAGAAAAAGGTTTGAAGCCTCTATTGATATTCTTGCAAGGTATCATTACAAAGTATATTGTGAGCGAGTTGGACGAAAACTACGAGTTTGCATTTACCGGAATAGAAGTGGAAGACGAGGAAGCACAGGTAAAACTGGATTCTGAAAAACTGAGTAGCGGTATGGTTTCCATGCAGGATATATTCAAGAAGTATAACGGAAGGGACTTTGACCCGGAAAAGGACATTATTCTTAACCAGGTGTACCAGGGGATGAAGCAGGCAGAAGAACAGAATAAAATGTTCGGAGCTTCACAACCTGGACAACAGCCGGAAGGTGTACCGGAAAATGAGGAAGACCCGTTCGCACAATACAAGTCATTTAATGACAATCCTATAATGAAACCAGCAGTTGACTATTATTTAAAAAATCTTTACAAATAAGAAGTTATGGAAACTTTCGATGATTTAAAGTTGGATAGATACATAAACAAGGCTCTTTTGGAAAAGAGCCTGGGAAGACCAGAAATGTATGACGAGCTTCTGGAGATTGCGAAGGCACAACAAGGTGTGTATGTGAACAACGCGGTAAACCGGAAGCTTGGCATTGTTGGACAACCCTATAAGAAAAGAAAGGCTACGGAGGAAGAGAAGTCCGACTTAACCAAGACAACAGAAGACCTTTATAAGGAAGGTGGTGTTTGGAAGCAAGACAGACAGATTAAAGTACATAATAAAATAAAGTCTGAGTATTTTAAGAAAATGCTGTATGAGACCAAGCCGCGTGCTTATCTTATGCTTGGTGGTGGAGGTTCGGGCAAAGGGTATTATCTTAAGAAGATGAAGGAGAAAGACCCGTCTATAGACAAGCTTCCGGTTATTGACGTGGACGATATGCGCGATATGATACCGGATTATGAAAGGATTAAGGGTATAGACCCGAAGAAAGCATCTTCCTATGTACATGAAGAAGTGTCTGATATAGGAAAACAGATTGACGAGGCTTATATTCATAAAAAATCTTCTTTTGTAAAAGACGCTGTTTTTGGGAATCCAACAAAACTTGAAAAATTGGTTGATGATTTGAAGGCACAAGGTTATGATGTTCACCTGGTAGGTGTGGCAACTGATTTTGATACGGCTTTGGATAGAATACAGAAACGGTTTGAGAGAACGAAACGGTATGTTCCTACGGAAGTGGCGAGAAAAGGACATAAAGGTGCGTCCGAATCTTTTAAAAAGGTTATAGAAACTCCATTGAAAGATAAATTCAAGTCCGTTAAATTGTATGACGGAAATTCCGATAACGGGGTGATTTACGACAACAAAGTGTTAAATCAAAAAGAACTTGATAGGTTTCTTAAAAAAATAGACTTATAAATTTGTTCAATTCTGAACAGTTTTATATATTTGCATAGAAACTTAAAAGAAAGGAGTAAAATTATGGCAAAGAAAAAGTACGGAATTGATATGACGGCTGATGAATGGTTCGAGATTGAAGAGCGAGGAATGGGAGAGCCTTTAACTATGGAGGAAATTGCGGCTATGGGTCCGGAAGGAAGGGAGTTATATAGAAGCACACCTTCAAATCCCTATTTCCCTGCACCGGATATGTCAATGTGGGATGAATCGTTATATGATGGTTATAAAATCAAAGAGAAGAAAAATGTCGGAAAAGAAAGTTGATGGTATAAGAACCCCTTTGGTATCGCGTCTTATTGGAGTGAAAAGACACGTGAAAGACCCTATCAGATACCCGAAAATACAATGTGGTTATGAAGGGCTTGCACAGACTATGTTTGCCACACAGTCGGACGCGATGATAAAGGAGCTTGTAAAGGAAATGGGTAACTATATAGAACTTTACACTAAAAACTATATAAATAAATAGGAAAATTAAAATATTCTATTTATATATGCGATATGTATTTAACGGAGCAATATATAATAACAGTCAATGACAAGAGGTACAAGGATTTAGACCGGATTTGTTTCTTATCTAAGAATTTGTATAACGCGGCTTTATATATCATAAAGCAGGAGTTTCTTGTTTCCGGGAAATGGATAAGGTCTACAGAACTTAATAAAAAGATGGTTGCAGAAAACAATGTTGATTTTAGGGCTATGAGCGGTTCTTCTTCCCAGCAAATACTTATGGATTTGGATAGAAATCTGAAATCTTATTTTTCAGCCATTAAAGCATGGAAAAGGGATAACAAGAAATTTACTGGATGTCCTAAATTCCCGAAATACAAGCATAAAACAAAAGGAAGAAATATATTTACTTACTCCTATGCACAATTTAAGCATAGAGGAGAATATATTTACTTTCCAAAGAAAGAAGGCTTGCAACCATTGAAAACCAGATGTAAGGAAGGAACGGTTAAGCAAGTCAGATTTGTTCCGAAAGCAGATTGTTATGTAATAGAACTGGTATATGAATCAGAAGTAAAGGAAAAGCTACCGGATAACAATAGGTATATGTCTATTGATTTGGGAGTTAACAACCTTGCTTCTATTGTAACGAATACGAGTAACAAGGCTGTTTTGATAGATGGAAAGAAATTAAAGTCTGTCAATCAGTATTATAACAAGAAAAAAGCTAAAGTTCAATCACAATTAAAGAAAACAAATGGAAAGGAAAATTCGAGACGGTTAATGAACCTTACAAGAAAGAGAAACAATAAGGTCAAGGATTATTTGCATAAGGCAAGCAAGGAAATTGTAGGCATGTGCCTGGAAGACAACATAACGACATTGATAGTGGGACATAATGACGGATGGAAACAGGAAGTGAATATGAGTAAAAGAAACAATCAGAATTTTGTTTCAATTCCGTTTGAGACGTTCATATCAATGTTAAGGTACAAATCTGAAAGACAAGGACTAAGATTTGTTGAAATAAACGAATCTCACACGTCGAAATGCAGTTCTTTAGATTTAGAAGAGGTAAAACATCATGATAGTTATGTTGGGAAAAGAGTAAAAAGAGGTCTTTTCAGAACAAGGGACGGAATTTTGCTAAATGCAGATATAAACGGAGCCTACAACATCATGAGAAAAGTAAAAGGGGATGCAGCAATGCCACTCTATAGAGGGTTTGGGTATAACCCAGTTAAGAAATTTATTAACAAATAGATACAAGTGCAGATTTGTATATAGTTACCAGGAAATGATTAAAACGGTTGAAAAATGATATTAACGCCGGAAGAGATACAAAAACTGTATGATATAATAGACTACCGTCTTGCAAGGATTGTAGCCGATGTAATGGGAGATGAACTGTTGACACCGGAAGACAAGTCTTTGTTAAGGCGGTATGGCTATAAATGGAGAAGGGAGATAGAAAAACTGCCACCCTACTTTCAGTCCTATCTGTTTGGAAGACTGAGTGCACAACTCACGCCAGCACAATTATCTACACTCAATTTTGACGATTTCACAAAGTATATAGACCGCCATCAGTGGGCGGTTCTTACACCCCTGGAAAAGGAAGTGTATTATGCAGCAGCGACACGTACGTACTCCTATATAAAGACAATGGGAGAACGGGCGAAAACGATAATGTCAAATGCTATTTCGGAAGAGGAAGCAAAAGCTCTTGTAGAGAAGCAAAGACAATTAGAGCTTGGAACGATAAAGAAAGAAACGATAGAAGGCGTTCTGAAAAAGAAGTCGGTACAGAATATTGTCAGCAACATAGGACATTCCCTGGAAGACTGGAGCCGTGATTGGGGACGTATAGTGGAAACCGAGATGCAGAACATTTATCAGACCGGGGTGTCCCAGCAGATAATGAAGGAGCAAGGGGCGGACGCGCTTGTATATAAAGAAGTATTCAGCGGAGCGTGCCAGCACTGCATAAAGTTTTACACCACGGCAGGGATAGGAAGCAAGCCGAGGATATTCAAGCTTATAGACTTGATAAACAACGGGGACAATATAGGGAAGAAGGTTAAAGATTGGAAACCAGTGTTAAATAGTGTTCACCCGTTCTGCCGTTGTGACCTTAGGGAGGTACCTAAAGGTATGGTTTGGAATGATGAGACACATTCATTTGAGCCGCCTAAAGAACCCTATAAGAGACAGGTAGAGAGAAAGAGTAAAGTAAAGATATATGTTGGAGATAAAAAGTTTGAGGTATGAGGTTCGGATATAAAGGAGATGTAGAGGTGTTGACCCTACGGAAGACAAGGGTAACAAAGGAATATGTAAAGGAAAGCGCGGAAGAGGTGGATGTGTACAACTGGGAGATTGTCCCGGTACGTCTGGACCAGATAAAGGAGGACGAGTATGTATTACTCTATTGCATGATGAACAGTACGAACCTATTCAAGAAAGGTGTAAAGTGTACCGATTTCAAAGGCGAGATGGGGAATATTTTGTTAGACAATGGAGCGATAATTTCTGTATGTGAAGATGCAAAACATCTCGTTTTTACAATGCCGCATCAAGTAACGATACCGCTTGTTGATGAAAAGACATTCTATGAATGGACCGATGAAGACTGTTTTGGAATAAATAGCGGAAGCAGTCGAAGGGGTGCTGATAAGGAGATAGAACAAGGAGATGTAGAGGAATACATAAAATTCTATAATGATAATCCGGAATATATGCATATGGGTGTGAGAACGGTAAAGATAAAGGAAAGAGGATTATCATTATATGAAGGGAAACTGTATAATATAGAGGCTGGACCAGAATACGCGCTTATAACAAAAGAAGGTTTGTTTTTGAAAACAGAGCATTGATTATGGAAAAAGGAGGGTTCAATACCGGGTTTGTGGAGATAAGGACGCTTGAAGGCGAAAAGTTCCTAAAGGATATAAGGATTAATGAAGCCGTAAAGACAAGACATTCCTATACGCTTGCAAACGGTCTGCATGTACGCGAAATGAAGCCACGCGAATCAGTGTACAACATTTATTTTATCGCTGGTAAGGAAGGTGTGCTTAACAGAGTGTCTGGTGAACAGATGGTGTGGACGTGTGAAAAGAACTGTTTGGTTCCGGTAAAAGTAAAGGAATTGAACGTTTCTGACAGAATAGTTCTGTATGGGAACAAGAGGGGCAGGATTGACCGGATAGAAAAGGTGGAGACACTGAACAGATATTTCTACAAGCCCGATTTGAAGAAAAACAACTCCTATTATATTGATAATGTCTGTGTTTTTGGATAAATTGTGCAAATTTCGTACATTAGCAGAAAATTTTATAGCTATGAATTTACGGAAATTATTTTATTTACAGACAGCCGAACAGAAGGTGTCTGAATACAGGGAGTTGTTAAGACGCTCTGAAAAGATAACAGCAAGAACGGAAGAACTTGCAAACGAATTTGCTGAAAGAAGCCAGGTATTGAAAAGCTTTTCTTTACTTGACAAGGACGAAAGGGAGATTTCGGAAAAGAAATACAACGAGTTTCTGAAGGAGCACACTTCAAAGGTTGCACAATTGCAAAAAGACAGAGACAAGGTTTTCAAGGCTATTGCCGCATTATGGAATGACAAGGATATAACGGAAGCGATTGCGGATGTATATGCGCTTCATGTGGCAAGGAAAGCATGGAAAAGCAAGAAGCTTTCAAAGAGTGCGTACGACGATATCATGAAGGCGAAGACCGGGGTAGTGAAGTATGCGGATGTTCTTTTGTTCAGAGGAAACAAGCTGCTTATCCTGCAAAGAGCAGGGGAACACATGAACTATACACCCGATTGGTGCATACCTGGGGGACATGTTGACGAAGGAGAAGATTTTCGTACAGCAGCACAAAGGGAACTTTTCGAGGAAACGGGAATAGACGTTCCAGAAGATACCCTTATGGAGGTAGGCGTTGCAAAGACAAAGAACGCGGAAATTCATTACTTCATGGGGCATGTTGACGACGAATCTCCGGCTTTCGTTGTGGTTGACGGTGAGGAAGAGATAGGCAGCATGTGGATTGACCCAGCTACAGAACTGGACGATTACGATTTCATTTTTGATATGAAAGACAATATCAAGAAGATATTAGGTCTGGGAGTAAGACCGAACCCGGTAGAAATCGTAATGAAGGCTTTCCAGGAAGGGAAGGTAACGGAAGACGTTGTAAAGTCTGTATGTGGGAAATATCCTAAAGAGATACGGAAAGCGAACAACAAGACCGATTTTTCACACAGTGAAAGAAAAGACCTTGCAAAAAAGGGCGAGGCGATGCCGAACGGGAAATATCCTATCAGAAACAGCCAGGACTTGAAAGACGCTATCAAATTGTCCGGTGCTTCCGATATGCCGAAAGAAAAGGTGAAGGCATGGATTAAGAAACGTGCTAAAGAGTTGGGTCTTGAAAGCGAATTGCCGGAAGACTGGAAAAGTAAGGAGGTTGAAAAGACAATGGACTGTGACGACGCGAATGCCATTTGCAAGGAAGATTTGGACGACAAGCCGAAAGGACCGGAAGGTGACGGGATAGCGAAGACCGAGGAATCGGAAACTACGGAAAATGAAGAGACAAGTGAGGAATTGGAAAAGTCGGAAGACGGGATGACGGTTTCCATGAAGTTTTCTTCTGTGGAAGACGCAATGACATTCAAGAGTGTTATTTCCGAAATGATTCAAGAAGGTAAGGTGAAAGCCGATGTGCTGGAAAAGGCAAAGAAAGAAGATGGTATGTATACTATATTCGCCGATTTCGCTAATTTTCTGGAAGGAGTGAAGACCCGTTCAAAGAATGTGCACTGGAAAGAGGAGGACAATGCCAAGCACAAGTATCTGGATGATTTGTTAGAGGAACTTTCCGATTATGAGGACAAGATAATGGAAGCCGGACAAAGCGGTTTCGGACGTTTCAAGGACGGGGAGATAAACGGTGAAGAAATAGAGGTAAATGACCCTATAGAATTGGTGGACCTCATTATAGACCGTACAAGGGAATTCTATTCCAAGCTTGACAATAACCCTGAATATGCAGGGGAAAAGTCGTGGGTGGAAGATTTTATGGCAACACTCAAGCAAACTAAATATCGTTTACAATTACATTAACTGTTTTGGGGGGTGTAAACACCCCTTCTTTTTATTAAAGGAAGACATGGAAAAGGATATACTGAGTTTGTGGATAATTATCTAAAAGCTAAGGGTGAATAATTTTTGCATAAAACTTTGGCTATTTGCATAAAAATCCATACATTTGAATCGGTAAAGCTGTAAATATATTTTAGTTATTGTAATATATTGATTATTAGATATTTACAGAAACATGTTTATTTCAATTCGTTGGATTACAGAGTATTAAAAGATGTTTGAGGTAGATTCAAAATTCAATTTTTTCACAGAGGCAAACTTTGAGAAATCAGATTTCAATCCTATGGATTACCCGGTAGGGGATGATAGAAGATATGAAAAGATGATTTTTGAAGGTCTGGCGTCCGATTCTTCTATTGATTCGGAAGATGAATCTATGAACCCCAACGGATTTGTAATAGACAGATTTTTAAAACACGGTCTTATTAATCTGGACCATTTGCCATCAAGAAGTCCTATAAATAAGTCCAGATTCTGGATAGGACACCCATTGGATGCGTATGTAAAGAACAACAAGTTCTACGTGCGTTGCCAGTTATGGAAGAAATCACCGGAAGCAAGAGCATTTTATGACAAGGCACTGGAAATGCTTGCAAGTGGTACAGACCGGAAACCTGGTTTCTCCGTTGAAGGAAGAGCGCTTGAAAGAGACAAGAACAATCCTAAAAAGGTGACAAAGGCATTGATTACAAACGTAGCAATGACAATGACGCCCGTAAATGCAAATTCATTTGCCGATATAGTAAAGGGCGTGCAGACAGTAGATTTCGTAGAGGACAATAAAGAAGAAATTAACAACGGTTCTAATAACGTTCTTGTAGAGCTACAGAAGGACGGATATAATATAAAAATAGACAAATCTTTCAATGTAACCATTAACCCTATCATAGTGGAAAGAGACGAAAGATTTCAAGAGCTTTATAATTATTATCTGAACGGTAATGTAGGATTGAATGTTATAAAGGACTATTTGAGAACTGTTAATAAATAAGTTTGTACACAATTAAAAGTTTAATAAAGATGGACGAAAAATATTTGAACGACCCTATCGTATCTCTGATGAAGTCTATGGGATTTTCTGACGAGTACATTATGGCGAACGTGAAAATCGAAAAGTCTGAAAACGGAGCAGCAGCAGGAGACCATGAATCCGAAACCAAAGAGGAAAAGGATATCAATAAGCTGGAAAAGGAAGCCGTTAAGGACGAAGAAAAGGTGAAGGAAGACGAAAAGAATACCGCCAAGGATAAGGATGCAGAAGGTGAAAAAGTGGAGAAATCCGACAAGGAAGACATCATGAAATCATTGGGTTCTGTATTTGCACCTTTGATGGAGAATTTCCAAAAGTCTATTGACAAGTTCCAGGAAACAGTGGATGGTATTAACGACAAATTGGACAAAATGTCTGGCGTTACTCCTATGTTCCGTTCAGAAGGACTTAACAATATGACAGCTATTCAGAAATCTTTCGAGGAAAGAAAGGACGAAGCAGGTAAATACGAAGTTAATGTAGTGAAAGACAGACCTATGGCCGTAAAGCTTATTGAAAAGTCTTTGGAAGAAGCACCGGAAGATATCGCTAAGTCACTGGAAAGTGATGCACTTGCATACCTTATCAATCCGGACGCTGAAACAGTGGGTGAAAATCTTGCACGTTACATGTACGAAAAGAATGGTGTAAAATTCGTGAAATAAACTCTATTAAATAAAAAGAATATGGATTTGTATAATTATAGCAATCAAAACGGTACTGGCGATGTACTGGGCGGCATGGATTCGGCAGAAATCTTGAAAGCGATGGAAGCAGGTCTTAAGACCGGAATGCAGTATAACAACGAAATCAACAATGGTGGTGGTTTGAAAGTTGAATCCCTGGATTCAGTCTTGAAGATTCTGGGCAACCGTATGAACCAGTTGGTTTATTACATGGAAATGCCTAAACATAAGATTGACAACACTGTACACCAGTACAACCAGTTGTACAAGTATGGTGAGGAAGTTGGTATTTTCAATGCAGAAGGTGAAACTCCGCAGGAAACCGATTCTCAATACAGACGTAAATCAATCGTAACCAAGTTCATGGGTGTTTCCGGACAGGTTACACATCCGGGAATGTTGGTTAAATTGGCTGGCAATATGGACATGTATCAGAAAGAAGTCGAGAATAAGACTATCCTTCTGAGTACCATTATCGACACACGTCTTGTTGACGCTGATTCTTCTTGTGTAGCCGAGCAGTTCGACGGTGTTTTCCGTCAACACATGTTGGGTATCAACGAAATGGACGGTGGCACGGCAGAAGGTAAGACTTCTGAACAACTGTTAGACGGTTACTTCAACAGCCCGGCAGTTATCGACGCACAAGGTTCTGTGTTGAATGACAACTTGATTCAAGACGCTGCAAACGTTGTAGTGAACGTTTATAACGGTTATATCGACCGCATCATTTCTAACCCGATTGTGTTTAACAACTACGTTAAGATGTTCCACGAAAGCAAGCGAGTTATCGTAGGTCTTGCAGCTTCTGTAACTGGTGCTACTATGGGTCAGTCTGTAAATGATGTTACAACCCAGTTCGGTAAAATTAACATTAAGAATGACCGTTTCTTCGACGAACGTAAACCTATCACAGCAGGAAAGGGAGCTTCAAGTGCAAAGGCCCCGGTTACTCCGGTTGTTGGTACTGCCATTAAGGTTAACGCAGCCGATACTAAGACTAATTTCGGCAACCATGCAGGTTCTTATGGCTACTTGGTAACGGCAAAGAATCGTTATGGTGAATCCGCACCTCTGAATATCACATCTGTTGGCGCCCAGGCTGTAGCCGCTTCTGAATCAGTAGAATTTGGTTTTACCGCTGGCGTAGGTGGTGCATTCCCTGCTACTTGCTTTGTGGTATATCGTACCAAGAAGAACGCGGTTTTGAATGCAAATACCGAATACTTCCCTATCTTTGAGGTTCCGGCTTCACAGATGGCAACAGGTTATGACGGTGCAGCCGCAAATTGTGTATGTGACCGCAACCGTATCATTGCAGGTACCAAGTCTGCTTTGGTATATTACAATGATAGTCAGATTAACGAATACTTGCAGTTTGCTGATACTATGAAGATGGACTTCGCTGTTACATCTCCAAGCAAGCGCTTTGCAATTCTGAACTACGGTACCCCGGTACTGTATCAGCCTGCAAAGATTGTACGTATCGTTAACATTGGTGAAGAAGGCTTGTAATTAGCTTGATATAAATTTATAGGTTTAAGAAGTGAAAAGTGAAAGGGAGGGAGTAATTGAACTCCTTCCCTTTTTGTTTAAAAAATTTTGTATTATGGAAAAAGTGATTTTAAAAAGTCGGGTGTATAACAACCATAGAATTGTACTTAATGGTGGCCCGGTACAGTTTGTTAACGGTAGAGCGGAAGTATCGGAAGAACTCTATCAAGAAATAGTAAGCCGTAAACTTCCCGATATTTACAAGGAAGGTGAGGAACCGGAATTCAAAACACGCCTTGAAGAAAAACTTCGTTCGGAAGTGAAAGAAGGGAACAAGGAATATGAAGAGGAAATAAAACGTCTTAAGAATATCGTCGAGGCGCAGAAGGTTGAAATTTCCAAGAAAGAAAAGGAAATTGAAGTATGGAAGAAATGCGTCGAGGACTTGAAAGCAGGAAACAAGGAGACGCAGGCAGTAGTCCCCGAACCGGAAGCAAAGCAGGAAGCCTCTATTAAGGAAGAAGAGGATGACGAGGTAAAGACGGCTCTTAAGAAAATGAAGGTTGACGAACTGAAAGAACTTGCAATGACAGAAGACGGAGGTTCTTTCAAGGAAGAAGACCTTAAAGGCAAAAAGAAAGAGGAAATTATAGATATGATTTTGTCTAAATAAAAATATTTTACAAAGATGGGTGGTCGATTGACGTTTACGATAAAATACAAGAAAAATTCCGGACTTGTGCTGTCTGTAGCCGAGATATGGCAGACATACTTATACGGAATAACCATTGACGGAGGGCAGGGAGCATCATTTACGGACGAATCCATGCGCTCCTATATAGAATCAGCACAAAGAGAGGTTGAGAATTGGTTCAATTTGAAATTTGTAAAGCAGTTAATCGACCAGTCTTTGACTTATTACCAAAAGGACTATTGGCAGCAATTCCCTATATTGTTCCCGTCATATCCGGTAAGGGAGCCGTTAAGCATGATTGGGATGCTCAATAAGATAGAGCAGATTATATACCCCCAAGGATGGCTGTCATGCGAGTATGACAGTGGTATGGGACAAGGGAAAAGAAGGCTGAGTGTTGTTCCTACAGGGTCTTCCACGACACAAGGAAATGCGGAAATAATATTGACAGGCATAACGTCACAGATAGGTATGCAGCGTTTCCAGTATATACCGGATTATTGGAGGGTACAGTACATAACCGGGTGGGACGTGGACCAAATGCCTATGGACTTGATTAATCTGTTGGGAAAACTTGCATCTTTATCACCTTTGGGAATTGCTGGTGACTTGATTCTTGGTATTGCAGGTGTTGCCGGACAATCTCTAAGCATAGATGGATTAAGTCAAAGTATAAGTACAACGGCTTCTGCTACGTTTTCGGGATATTCTGCACGTATAATAGAATATTTGAAAGAAATAAAAGAAACTGTAGGAAGGTTGAAGTTGGTGTACGATGAAGTAAAATTTGCTGTATTTTAATATTATGGAAAGAACGGTTTATATATATGCTTTAGTTGGTGGAGAATCAGATATTAGATATATCGGGCAAACGGTTAATTTGAAAAGAAGATTTTCTGAACATAAAAGTTTAAATTGTAATGAGCCGGAAAGGAAGGTAAAATGGATTAAAGATTTACAAAATAAAGGGGAATCTTTAAGCATGTTTATTTTAGACGAATGTTTTTCTTCGGAAGCTGATTTTTTAGAAAAATATTATATATCTTTATATAAAAGTTGGGGATTTGATTTGCTAAATGAACAAAGTGGTGGAAAAGAAGGTTTTAGAAATTCTTTGAGATTAAAAGAAATTGCAAAGAAAAGTTTGGACGAATATAGAAAAACTCATTTGCATTTTATGAAAGGTAAACATCATTCTAAAGAATCTAAATTAAAAATGAGTAATACGAAGATAGAAAAAGAAGGTTCTATTATTCAGTTAGATTTGAAAGGAAATTTTATAAAAGAATGGTTTGTTGGATATAAAAAAATAGGCGAAGAGTTGAATGTGAATGGAAGCGGTATTTTGGATTGCTTATGTGGTAAATGTAGAAAGGCATATGGATTTATTTGGATAAGAAAAGATAATTATTCAGATGAAGAAGTGAATAGAATTATAGAAATGCAAAAACATATAAGAAAAAGAAAATCTTTATCGTCTATATTACAATTTTCTAAAGAAGGTGAATTTATAAAAGAGTGGGAAAGGAGGAAAGATTTGTTTTGTATGTTTAATAGTTTATCTGCAATAACATATTGCTTGAATCATAGAAGGTTGTCGGCAGGAGGGTATATATGGATTTATAAAGATGAATATACAGATGAATTATTGAAAAACAAAGTTGAATTTTTAATAAATAAATAAAATGCCAGAAGCAAGAAACATATTACAGTCCCCGTCTTCCGGATTGAGCAATTTCAGACCGGAATTTTTCAAATCGGAGTTCGATAAGGCGATACAAGCCAAAGGGTACGACGTGGAGATAATGCGTGCTTTGCGTTGTCCGTGTCATGGGAAAGAATCTGCATTGCCGGATTGTCAGAACTGTTTTGGTACGGGATATTTCTATGTTAACGCCATACACACAAAGGCGCTGATAACAGGGATTAACTTTACCGATAAATATAAATCATGGAGCCAGGAACTTCTGGGTACAATGGCGGTAACGGTTAGGGACATAGATAAAGCAAATCTTTCCTATTATGATAGAATATCTTTTAGAAATGAGATATCCTATTTCTCTGAAAATCTTCCTATAAGATACGACGATATGGGACAGCCGTTTGTGTTCACTACATATAAGCCAGTACAAGTATTGGCGATGTATCTGTTTGAGGCTTCAAACAAACCCCTTGTAAAGACAGATAAAGGACATGTAAGCGACGTCAACCCCTACTGTATCATATTGGATATGGAGATGGACGTTTTGCCCGAAAACGGGTTTGTGTCGGTATATTACAAGCATAACCCGGAATACCATGTTATAGACTTGCCGCATGAGATACGCGCTTCATGGGTTACTGACAAGAAAAGTGGACAACTCAATAAGATAGAGCTTCCGGTTCAAGCCATTGTAAGAAGAAGCCATCTTATAGCGATGGAGAAACCTAATTTTGATGGTAGCGGTGTGATATATAATGAAGATGTGTAAAAATTTGCTTTTTTGATGAAAAGTGTTTAGATTTGTACAAATTTAAATATTTTGTATTGTGAGAGCAAAGAAAGTTTTGGAAGTCCTGGGTATAAGCCGGGCAACATTATCCAATTATGTAAAGGAAGGAAGGATAAAGACCCATAATTCCGCTACACAATGGATAGATTATGACGATGAATCGGTATATGCGATTGCGTCCAAAGGACAAAGAAAGAATGTAATATATGCAAGGGTTATGAATAAACATAACCTTAACAAGCATATAGAAGCATTGGAAAGGTATTGCAGGGAAAACGGACTGCACGCCAAAGATGTATATAAGGATGTGACGTTTAACGTTACATTGGCGCAAAGAAAGGGGTTCAACAAGTTGTTGGACGACGTGATATCCTATAAGATAGGAACGGTAGTAACACTGAGCCGGAAAAGTCTGTCGGGAACGGACAGCGATTTTATAGAGATATTGTTTGCAAAGTTCGGGTGTGATATAAGATACATAACGGAAGAATAAGGTGTTGCCTCTATATGTTGACATATCGGAAACGGTAGCGGAATTCGCATTGACGCCACAAGAAGCGGAATTCCTTGGAACACGTCTTGTTGACGATGTAGTAAAGGAATATATGCGAAGATGGAATGCACTTGTGGATTCCGAACTGCACCAGACACGGGGGATATATCGGTCTGCTATGCAGGTAGACCGGACTTCTGCCACATCTGTAGAATTTGTATTGTCTGCAAGGGCGGCAGGTCCTCTTCCTATGATGCTGGAAGAAGGGGCAACACCTTTTGACGAAAAGATAGGGTTCCAGCGTTCGGACAAGGCAAAGATAAAGAAGGACGGTTTAGGATGGTATCTGACAATACCGTTCAGACATGCTACGCCTGGAGCAATAGCGGAATCCGGAATATTCAGTTCTGTTATGCCTAAAGACGTGTACGATATGGCACGTAATGCAGGAGGGCAACCATTGAAGCTTGCAGACTTGCCGATAAGCCAACAGGTAAAGGGAAGCCGGAAGGAAATAAACATACCCGGAATGAACGTACCGGAATACATGCACAAGTCGGCAAAATATGAAGGTCTTGTAAGGGTTGAGGCTCGAAGTTCGGACCAGGAAAAGAGAGGTCAGTATATGACATTCAGAAGAGTTAGCGACAAGTCAGACCCTACAAGTTGGTTTAATGGTGGTATAACAGCCAAAAAACTCATGGATAGGGCTTTGGAAGAGGCGCAGATAGAATATGTTGCAGAAATGGCGATAGACGAGGCATTAAAACAAATTAAAGGCTTATGATAGAAATTGTAAAAGTAAAGCAGTTTATAGTTTCAATATTGAACTATATACCGGAAGATTACAGACTGCACAAAGGAGATGAACAGAATACTTTCCTATACAGACTTCTTAATGGAATGAAGGAAGGGAATTTTGATTTTTACGACCAGGCGAAGAAATTGTTTTTAAGAGGAATGACGAACCCACGCAATTTAAGGGTGCTGTTTGAATTCCCGAAAGACAATACGGGATTGCCAGCTTATGTAATAAGGGAACCGGGAGCGGACCCGGGAGCAACCAATTCCATAGGGAAAATGAACGGGCAGATATACGACGGTGGCGCATGGCAGATAAGAGACAGCCGTTTCCATAATTTCGAGATAATGTGTCTTTCGGACAACATGCTGGAAAGCATAATTATGTCGGAAGTTCTGTATGCACTGATAATGGGTTCCTATAACTGGCTGTCTACCCAATACGATTTGGTAGAGGTGAGGATAACGGAATTAATGACAAACCAGAACGTACTGCCTATTCCTATATTCATAAAGTCTGTAAGGCTTGACTTGACTTTAGACCAAATTGTAGGAACACTGGTAAATGAAGAACTGCTTAATAAGATTGCATTTGAGGATGCAGGAATAGCAGCCGAAAAATGGGGTGCGAACAATTATAGTAGGGATTATGAATTGCCCGGTGTAGAATCGGACATTGACAAAATTGTTACGAAATAGTTGGTATAAGGAGGGAAATTGTTTACCTTTATAGCGAAAATATGAATGTAAGGATTTGATAGGGAAGTTCTTGCAGAATTTTGTGGACTAATAAAAGAAAAATAATATGGCATCAACGTTTATTTTCAACGGTCGGCAGATTTCATTGCCCGGTGTCTACTCCACTATTGTAAGTGGGGAAATGAACCCGGCACGAAATCTTGACTATGGAAAAGTCCTTATTATTGATACAGGAAAGTATTCAGCCGGATTTGGTGGCGGTGCTGGTATCAATGGCGAGAATGCGCAGGGACAGAACGCTATCTATACTTTCGACAATATCGCGGATTTTCGTGCTTTCATGAAGGGAGGTCTTTGGTGGAGAGTTGCCGAAGCTCTGTTTGCACCGGACCCTTCAAACCCCGATGCAGTAGGAATTTCCGAACTTGAATTTGTTCGTGCAGCAACAACTACAGGTGCAAAAATGACGTTTGCGACGGCAGCAGGAGGCACGTTTGCGGTAAAAACATTGGACGAAGGTTTGGTAGCCAACGGTTCGTTATTGAACGACGAGTTATTAACAAAGGGTTACGGTATGAACTTTATCGCAGGACGAGAAGACGCTACCAAGTGGATTTTGCAGTTCTGGAGAGGTACATATACCGGAACATACAGCGACGGTTTACCCTACGGAGACATCACGCAGGAAAACAGTGACCCCGAGTTGGTTCTTGAATCACCGGAATTCGGCACTATGCAGGAACTTGTGGATTGGGCACAGAACGATTCCAACTTTGCTTTGGCATTCGTGCTTGACCCGTCTACTAATGTGGAAGGCGACGGTGAGATTACTGAAGGGGACATTACGATGGCATTGGGTGGTAAGCCTTATATTTTGGCGGCAGGAGGTACAGAAAGTTTCGATATGGACGACTTTAACGCTGTACTGGACCAGATTGTAGGTCTGGACTACAGTAACGTCATTCTGGACCAGGTAGGAGACAATGCATATTCGGCAACAACCCGTGCATACCTTACACACATGAACGGAGTAGCCAAGTTCCAGCATTTTCTCTATGTGGCAGGATATGACAAGGGAGCGGATTTCTCGAAGGAAATCGATTTGGCGAAAAAGTTTGACAGCTCGTTTGTGCAGCTTGTACACGGTGGCGCTGGTGTGGTATCTGCATTCGATGCGCAGAAAATCCGTTGGTGGGGTGTAATGTATAACTTGTGTGCGATTGTGGGTCGTATCAGTGGAAAACCGTCTTATGTACCGCCTACATTCAAGTCAATCGGAGTTGACAGACTGCAACACGCGTTGACTGAATCAGAGAAGAAGAAGGCATTGAAATACGGTATTTTAACAACCGTATTGAACGACTACACCGGAAAGTTCAATATCTTGCAGGGTGTGAATACATTGCAGGACAACGCAAACTTGTTCAACGCAAAAGGACAGTCCTATTCTATCCAGTTTATGCGTATTGTTGCGCAAATCAACAAGGAATTGATTGTAAATGCAACGCTTGACTTGCTGGGACAGGAAAACGGTGTTAACGCCAATACACTGACAGCAGGAGCGGTTAAAGACTGGACTGTGGCATACTTGCAATCAAGAACTGCAACGGATGCACAAGACAATCTGATTTTGTCGTTCAAGGACGTAGTGACAACAAGAAAGGAAGACGCTTATTTCACCACTTACAAAATTGTGGTAAATAACGAAATCACCAAGTTGTTCTTTACAGGTTACTTAATTCGTGGATAAAACAAACCCTAAAAATTAGAAGATTATGGCAGTTTTTACAGCGCCTAAAGCGTATATTAAAATAGATAATCAAGTAGCCGGGTTTGTTCGTAATCTGCAATTTGCAGAAAACATCACCCGTGCGAATGTACAAGGGCTTGGCTCACTCCTTAACCAGGAGGTCCCGGCCGTACAGTATCAATGCACATGGACGGTAGACCAATTCTTTATTGACTTCAAGCAGCCAGTAATGGAAGGTATGATGCACCGTCTTGGTTCCGTCAAGTCTATTGTAGACACCTTGATTTTGGGCGAGCTTGGTTTTGCCATTGCTATTTACAGCAAGACAATTCAGAGCCAGGATTCGACTACAAAGATGGTGACAGCAGTAGACCCTACTGGACAGACTATGTGCATGCTGAATCCGTGTTTTGTAAATAATCAAAATTTTTCATTACAGGAATCCGGGGTTGCTGGTTACAATATCAGCGGGATTTATCTTTACCCTATATCAACTTTGGAACTTTAATTTTGATTATAAACAATTGATAATTAGGGAGTTACAATTTAGTAACTCCCTTTTATTTTGGTTATAAATAATTACAAATTACATTAATTATAGAATAATAAAATGTTATGTAATTTGTAAAATATTTTTATTATAGTGAATTATTGGTATTGTGAAATGATGTTAAACAACTCACATTTTACACATAAGCACTTGCGTATGTCATAACAAAATCTTATTTTTGCAATGTGGTTCTGATAAGGGAACCAAGAAAAAGAAGTCAAACAAATAAAAAGATAAAGATATGAAATCAAATGTAGAAAGAATGACGGAAGATTTGAAAAAGGTTTTGTTTTCAAATGTATATAGCTTTGAGATTGAAACGAAGGATATAGTTTTCGGATTTAATAAGGTATTGAAGAAAAGAACTAAATCAATGGCAAAGGCTATAGCTTTGGAACAAAAACTGAGAAATGATGTCGGACGTTATTTGTCCAGTACAGTAGTTGTTGCTTCTGTAAGAATGTACAAAAATGGAGAGTTAAGAGGTGAATTTAAGGCTAATAATTTTTGATTGTCAAACAAATAAAATTTTGAAGTTATGAACGTTTACAGCAAGTTTTGTCCGAATGTATTTTTAGCAAAGTGCGAAGAAAAGTATGAAAAGGGAGAAGTTATCGAAGTAACAACCAAGTATGGAAAGGAAAACGAATGTATTGTTTTCAATCTGATATACGAAAAGGATGGATTCTATTACTATTCGATAGTACGTGCAGACGGGTTCAATGTCCAGGAATGGGCGAAGCAAAGAGCAGAAAGACGCAGAATGTGGACAGCTTCGGCAGAGCAAAAGAGTAATGAGTATTACGAGAAATCCAATAAAGATAGAGACTTCCTATCATTGGGAGAACCTATCAAGGTCGGACACCACAGCGAAAGAGGACATAGAAAAATGATTGACGAAGCCTGGAACAATATGGGCAAAAGTGTTGAGTTCAGCGACAAGGCTGTCGAACATGAAAGAGTAGCCAGGTATTGGGACAAGAAAGCGGAGGTAATTAATCTATCCATGCCGGAAAGTATAGACTATTACGAGCACAAGTTAGAGAAAGCCAAAGAATATCACGAAGGCTTGAAGTCCGGCAAATATCCACGGGAACACGTCTATTCTTTGACTTATGCGAAGAAGGCGGTTAATGATATGCAAAAGAACTATGATACAGCAAAAAGATTGTGGGGATAACAGGAGGATTGAAACAGCCATTGAAAGGATTATAGAATATCTTTTCAATTACACCCCCAACCTTAAGAGAACCCGGTCAAAAATAGAACTTATGGAAAAGTTCTGGGAAAAGACCGGGATTTCCTCTAATAGGGCATTATGGGAATATATGGTGTTTCAAGGGTCAATGATAGAGAACAGCCGATATAAGGAAATGATGTTTGACCCCTATAATTTGATAGGACCAAAGGCGATAGAGAAATGGAATAAGAGGGGTAAATACCAGGTATTCATAGCCAATAAACGCCAGCGAGAAAGAGGATGGATAAGCCCGTTTAAGGAGAAGGAAGAGGGTTTATCTGAAAGATACAGGGAGATGTTGAGGAAAAAGTATTGGAACAAGGAGAAGGGGTTTATACTTTGCAGCCAGTACGGAGGATGGTTATTCGACAAAAATAGATGCAAGGATTGTATATTTTATAAGGCTTGTGAAAAATGACATAATAAAATTTTATGTTGTGAGATAATATTATTATATTTGCAACCATGAAAAAGACAGTGAAGGAAGAAGTTAGACCGTGTGTTTCTTGCAAGGAGAATCATTTCATATATGACCGCAACAGATGGTTATGTAAGGAATGCTACGACAATAGAAAGAAATTGAAACTGAACCGAGCTTCATTGAAGGAAGAGGAAAACAGGCTTAATGAAGTGTTTGTCAAGGTATGGGAGGAGAATCCCCATTATTGTTTCCATTGCGGAAAATGGTTGGGTCTTGAAATGAAACCTATTTTCTTCTCCCATATATTGAGCCGAGGAGCACACCCAGGTTTGCGCTGTGACCCGGAAAACATAGTTCTGGCATGTATGGAATGCCATCAGATATACGATTTTGGAGACAGGAAAAGTCTTAAGAATCAGATACCGGAAGAAAGGATAGAAAAACTTTTGGAGAAAGAACATGGGAAAAGACGTTGATATATTAATAGGATGTGCGGAAGTGTTTGCCGCTATAGGGCTGAAAAGGGCTTCCAGAATGATAGTGGATTACCTGGAGAACCCTAATAGCGATAAAGTGGAAATATTTCAGAAAGAAGTTGAAGCATGGAAAGAATACGAGGAACGTTCAAAAGGCAGAATGTTTGTGTTCAGTGACGGGGAACACGCCCTTATGAAGTATTTCATTATATCGTATGAAAAAGACTGGTATTCGGACGGGAACCCGGCTATAGTGATAAACAAGCTGGCAGATGAAAGCGCGTCATTCAAGGATAACCCTATAAAGAACTTATGGGTAGTGTATAAGAGTGAGGAAGACCGGGACAGGGATTTTGAAAGATTGTTAACAATAAAATAAAAGTATGGGAAAATTTTTAATAGAAGATGTAAATGCGAAAGGATTGCTTATCTGGATGAACGATAATTTCCGGAAGCAGAACGGGAAACGGTTTACCCGTAATGATGTGCAGGCATATATAATGAGAGGACATTTGCCCGAATATCTGGGAGGAAACGAGATTGTAGTAACCCCTAAAAAGCACTGTACAATTAAGATGTACAACGTATTGGAAAATGACAATAACCCGGTAGTGGAGGAAGAAAATGAATGTATTGGTAGCATGTGAAGAAAGTCAGAGAGTTTGTGAGGCTTTTAGAAAACGAGGACATAACGCCTTTAGTTGTGACATTGTAGACTGTAGCGGTGGGCACCCTGAATGGCATTTCAAGCAGGATGTTTTGCAGGTTATTCCCAATTTCGGAGGAAAGCTGCAAAACGGTGAAGAGTATTATTTGCCGGAAGGCGAAGAATGGGATTTGATGGTTGCACACCCACCTTGTACTTATCTATGTGTGTCCGGTGCTGCATGGTATTATCACCCGGAAGATAAGGGGCTGCCGATAGAACAGAGAAGACCACATCCGAAATATCCAAACAGGGCGAAAGACCGAGAAGAAGCCGTTAATTTCTTTATGGAGCTATATAATTCGGGCGTAAAAAGAATTGCCATAGAGAACACAGTAGGGATTATGAGTACAAGGTTCAGAAAGGCAGACCAAATCATAGAACCTTGGATGTTCGGGGGTGAAGCAAGCAAGAAGACTTGTTTATGGTTTAAAAATCTGCCTAAACTCACTCCTACAAAGATTGTCGGGAAAGGTGAAGTGGTGGAAGGAAAGAATGGTTTTAGAATGCAGAAATGGTGTTGTGATGCCTACGGACTGCCTAAAGAGGAAAGACAGAAGATAAGAAGCAAGACATTTCCGGGCATTGCGGAAGCGATAGCGGAACAATGGGGTAGTTTAAAATAAATTTTGGTAACGTGAAAACAAGTAGTAATTTCGTGATTGTCTATGACTTTGAAACCGGGGGATTGCCAAGCAAGGAGAAGCAGGCTTTTTTGGATATCCCTTTGGTAGAAATGGCTATGTCGTGCATAGACATGAAAAAGTTGGAAATAATAGACCGTGCAGAAATGATATTCCCGTATAACTACAAGGAAGGACTTGCAGGATATTCGGAGGAAGCAACGGCAGTACACGGCATAACAAAAGAAGTCCAAGAAGAGAATGCGGTGCCATTGAAAGAGATATACAGCACTTGCAAGAAATGGTTCGCCAAATACAAGAATCCACGCCAGATGTGTACGCTTGTAGGGCACAATATCGTAGGATTCGATAACCCGTTTCTGAAAAACTTCTTCGCTTACATGAACGATAATATAGACAATTACGTAAAATACTACATAGACACGATGCAGTTTGCACACATGGCGTCTTTGGAACAGATGGACTACAAGCTGGGTACATGCTGCCAGAATGCAGGCATAGACCTTGTGGAAGCGCACAGGGCACAACATGATGTGGATGCGAATGCAATGTTGTTTATCTCCTACGTGAAGAAGTTAAGGGGTGAAGGTATGGAAATGGTGCAGAAGAAAGAGAGGAGATATAGAGAGGACTTTCAGCTATGTTGACAGGTGACGGAAAAGGAATACTTACAAATAACCAGCTTACATATCTATACAATGCAGTAGACAATATCATAGAGAGACTGCCGGAAAAGGCGCTTAACCAGTTGCTTGAAGGATATGGAAACGACGTTGATACCATGCTAAGGGAAATGGTTTATCAGTCGGAAAAGGCGCTGTATCTGGGACGTACTATGGATTCGGAAAGTTTATCCTATGTGGACAACGTGAAAGCCTCTATGGACAATACGCTTAAAATATTGTCCTTCAATTATTTTATAGCAACCATGCTGCCTAAATTCCGGTTAGGGTGGCGTAATATAGAGTGGGGCAATCTCACGCAATTATACCCGTGGAGCTGTTATCTATGCGCGCGCGCGAGTGGCAAGTGCATGAGTGCTGATACATTGGTTGTAATGCATGATGGGTCTTTGAAGAAGATTCAAGATATAGAAGTTGGTGATAAAGTGATGGGTGTCGATTCGACACCGCGCACAGTGTTGCAATTACATAAAGGTGTTGCACCTATGTATAGAGTGCAGCAGTCCAAAGGAATGACTTATGAAGTGAATGAAGGACATTTGCTTTGTTGCTATTACAACGGTTACTTTATCGACGTAGAGGTAGATGCTGTATATAGACAACAAAAAGACATAAGAAAGTTGTTTCTTGGATATAAAGTCAAGGACATAGGAGGAAAAGAGCCAGAATTTGATTATTCTTCATTGAAAATTGAACTTATTGGAGAAGGTGAATATTACGGTTTTGCATGTGATGGAGACCATAAGTTTTTATTGGAGGACGGAACGGTTGTGCATAACAGTTTTCAATGGTCCTATGCCTTCATATTGTGGCGTTTATGGTCGTACACAAGACCGACCGCCTACAGGCAGGACACGGTAGACAATGCCAACCGGAAAGAAACATGCTATATTACCAACACCTTTACGCTGGCAAAGGTACAGATAGCAAAGGTAACGGAAGAGATAGAAGCGAACGACTTGATAAAGGAAAAACTCAACCCTTATAACAAGGCTTCAATTGGAGAAACTGCTATAAAGACGGAAACAGGAAGTACGCTCCATGTACGCGGTAAGGATTCAATGATTCGAGGTCTGCACGTGGGGGCTTGTTTGTGTGACGATATGCCGGACGAAAGCTCCCTATATTCGGACGAACAAAGAGAGAAATTGAAGGAGCTTCTAAAGGGTACAATAGAGCCGATTGTGGAGCCATACGGTTATTTCCTTGTGACCGGAACACCCTATTCTTCTGCACCGAATGAATTGTACCAGGTATTGAAGGCAGACAAGCGTTTCTATTGTTTTGAGTACCCGATATTGTTTCCGGATGGAAGACCGCTTGCACCGGACAGATACACGTTTGAACAGATATTGGCGAAAAAGGAAGAACTTGGAACGATTGTGTTTAACCGTGAATATCTGGTTGTTCCTATCAGTGATACATCAACGATATTTCCGTATGAATATCTGATGCGTAGCGTTATAGGAATGGAAACGATACGTTTTGCGTCAAGTATAGACGATTTTCCTTTCAAGCTTACAAGGGTGCATATAGGTGTGGACTTTGCGGTTTCCGGTAATATTGGAGCGGACTATACAGTGTATTCGGTATGGGGCAAAGATGCGATGGATAACTACTATTTGTTGTACTATTACCGGAAGCGCGGTATGTCGCACAACGAACAGGTAGATAAGATTGTACAGCTTGACCGACTTTTCCACCCTAATAAGATACGGTGTGAAGCTAACGGTTTCCAGTCTATACTATCCGGACTGGCAAAGGAAAGAGGGCTTAAGAACATAGAACCGTTCACGACAACGGAAGGAAACAAGAAAGACTTGTATACCGGACTGCCTTCTTTGTCTGCAATGTTTGAGAGAGGGCAGATAAAATGTCCTTATGCGATAGGAGAAACAAGGCAGGCGGTAGACTTGATGTTCGGTGAATTTTCTTCTATTACATTCAGAAGTGATAACGGGAAATTGGAGGCGGCAAGCGGTCACGACGACATAGCACTCAGTTCGTTCCTCAGTATCAACAGTTTACGTGAAGACGATAAGGAAGTACAAGTAAGTGTAGAATTGATATAATGTTAATCTTATGTTAAAAGGACATAAGCAGTTGCTTATGTCATAACATAATCTTATCTTTGCACTGTGATAAGAAATCAAGGTCAAACAAGTAAAAGATAAGATTATGATTACTGACAGAAAGAAAGCCCCGGCATGTTTGAGATACAATGTTAGCAACAATTCCGGTTCAATAAATAAGAATTTCGAGAAAAATCAGCAACAAGAAGCGTATGATTTTGCTCATTCAATGAATGAGACAGCAATAATAAGAGGATATATTTTTGTAAAGCAAAAAGGGCAATGGATAAGAAATACCATTTTTATAGACCACATTTTTAGATAAAGGAGGACAAGGTTATGAAAAAGGATTTTATAAGGACAGATTTAGGATTTAGATGTTTTCTAACTATTGAGAAAATCGAAGTGACAGACCCTAAAGACAAGAAGGAATGTAAGATGTTCGAGGAAATGAACGACTTTACAACTATCAAGAAAATAGCACTGAAGTACACCGACAACAAGCTGTTTCATGAGATAACAAATCGACTAATTGAACTTGATAAGGTGGATTTGACAGAAGAAGAGCATGCGGAAAGACAGGCGTTAATTACATTGTCTCAATATTTTAGGATTAAGTTTTGAGAAAAGAGATTAATAACGTATATTTGCGAATAATATTTTGTAAAGATGGAAGATAAAATTATTAAAATTAAAGGACATGAATATAAGATGTCCTTCCCTACAGTAGGACAGTATTACGAGATTGAAACTCAGAAGCAGTTTTTAGGTCGTGGATATTACAATACCTTGTTGGGAAACAGAACGCAGGCTGCGGCTGATGCTTTGGATATGATAGATATTGAAGCGACGCTTACAGTGATGTTGCCGGACTTGCTGGCAGATATGAAGGTAACTTCTTTTAAACAGCTTGGTATCAAGGACTATGTAGAGGTAAGGGATATTTACAACAAGGAGGTTTTGCCTTTTATCAAAGAAGTAGAAAAAATGATGAACCCCAACCGATAAAAAGGATTCAAGCGAGAATCACTATAGTTTGAAAGTTAGTTATTCAAAGGGTATAGGGGTATAGTCTGTTATAGGGTATACCCCTATTTTTGATTGATTTTGTAAGATGGAGCGAGACAAAAAGGAAGATTTCAGAACGTTTGTAGTCAGATGGAATAATAAATTTCCGCTTGACAGATGGTATAGAAAGAAACATAACATTGCTTTCATGTCCGAGGAACACAAGAAATGTTCTTTTTTTCAACAACTTTTCGAGTTCGAGGAAGACCGGATGTTCAAGCAGGCTTTGGAGGACGAGGAAAAGAAAGTTGAATACGTTCCGAATATCGGAGAATGGCTGAAAGATTCCTATGATGAAATGGTAGACCAAGAAACCGATACCAAGGAGATAACGCAAAGTCAGATTGAAGCCTTCCGCGAAGAAATGGCGCGGATGGCCGAATACGAGGAAAGCCAAAAGGATAAGGAGTAATGGCAGAGGATAAGAGGATTAGGATAGCGGCTGACACTACACCGCTAAGACAGTTGAGAGAAGAAGCGGTTTCTTTGTACCGCGAGATAAACCAGACTTCCATGCAGAGCGCACAGGAAGCCGAGAAAAGCATTTCACAGCTACGGGAACAACTTGCATTGATGGAGGACCGTAACGAGCTGGAAAGGCTGTTGCTTGACCTTAAAAGACAGTCTGCCGCCATTGATGCAACCACAATGCAAAAACCGTCTCCTATGCCGGAAAGACCGATAAGGAGACAGCCGCCTACAGAAGAACTTCCAAGACCGGAACAACCTACTATAGACCCCGAAACAGGGTCTATTACATGGGACGTATCGCCAAGAAGAAAAGAGGAAACCGTACAGCCGGAACCAAGACGGAAAGGGCAAAGACCGGAAATGGAAACGGATGTAGAAGAACCTTTGCCTATAGAAGAACCGGAAGAAAGACCAGCGCCCAGAAGAAGGAGAAGAAAAGTCCAGGAACCCATACCGGACGTGGAACCTATCATAGATGAGGAAACTGGTTCTATGACCTGGGATTTGACACGGAAACCGCAAAGGGAAAGAGTTACCCCTATAGAAAGAGGTGTAGAAAGAGAAGAACCGACAACAAAGGAAACGCAGAAGGAAATATTAAGGGAGATAAACAGACACGTCGAGAATATAGACGAATCCGTTACGAACGTTGATAATTCCAAGAACTTCCAGGACAACAGTGAAAACAGAACGGACAACTCACGGCATACGGAGAATATAACCGAAAATGTCGTTAATATTGAAAAGAATACTCAGACAATAACGGAGAATACAACCGCTATAAAGGAAAAGGGTAATCTAAATGCTGTTTCTGAACAGTCAAACAGACCTCTATTAAGGGAAGACGATAGAATACAGAGAAGACCGGAAATAACGGATAACGGACAGACGGAAATCAAGTTTTCGGACGAGGGGATAATACGTGCAATTACAAGACTGGGAGTGGTAACGGATAATATAGGACGTGATGTCATTTCCGCTTTAAGAGGACTTGAAAAAGGAACGGGTGAGGAAAACCAAAGAACCAGTATTACCCGTTACCTGGAAACTATTGCAAATTCCGTATCTGTTATAGAAGACAGTGCAGAAAACATATTAGAAGAAATACAGAAAGCTGTTTCCGGTTCGGGTTTCGGAGGTGGAACGGGGACACCTGGCGGCATTGTACCACCTACCGGAAGTACAGGCGGAATAGGAGGAGGACTAAATATATTCGGAGGAGGATTAAAAGGAATATTGGGCGGTTTGGGGGCTTTGACGGCATTCAATACCGCCAAAAACGTATTGTCCGAGAGATATTTCAGAAACCAGGAATTCGAGGCAAGGTCGCAATATCAAGGAACCGTGGAGACTGCTGCAAATTATACACGATTGCAAGCCGCTAACCAGGCAGACGCTTATAGATGGATTCCTTTAGTTGGAGATGTGATTGCAAAAAGTATAGAATTGCCAGCACAGCTTGCAGCAGAAAAGATGATGGCAACTTTCGGGAAATACGCGGAAGGCGAAAGACGTGTTATCCCGTATGCACAGGTTATGGGTGTATCAGCCGGGGAAGCGTTCAGACAAGCCGGAAGGGAAGGAAGTTATGCGGCCGAATCACTTGGTATGGATTACGCTTCATACCTTGGAAGACGTGCCGAATTGATACGTGCAGGAGGAGGACGTTTTGTTGGCGGCAATGAATACGACCCGTATGCAGTAGGGGAAACGCAGTCCGTCATGGCTGCCGAAAGACTGTTCGGATTGTCACCTAATGCAGTCAACCGTTTGCAGGGAGCAATGAGGTTCGGAGACCAGAATTCGGGTACCGGGGCTTCTGCGATTATCAGAGAGTTCGAGCAGGCAATGAAAAATTTAGGCATTCCGTTTGAACAGATAGCCTCTACAATGGAAGAAAGTTTAGATACTTTCGTTACACAGTCCGACCAGATTCTTTCAAAGCGAGGTGAGTTTGACGCAAAGGAGCTTGCAGCGATGTTTAGCGGAATACGCCAGGCAACCGGATTGCAGGGAAGACAACTTGAAAGGGTACAGCAAGCATTCACCGGACAAGGAATATCAAAAGATGAGGTGACGAATGCAATGCTTGTACGGTCTATCCAGGAAGTTATGCCGGACAAGACTTCCTATTCGGAAATCCAGGAAGAACTGGAAAAGATACGTGCAGGAGCGGCAGACCCCGAAGTTATGGAAAACTTTTTGAATAGGGTTGTAGAACGTACTGGGGGAGGTTCTGAACAGTTACGTTTGGCAATGTCCGAAATATTCCCTAATTTGTCCTGGAATGACATTAATTCTACGATACAAAAGGACAGTGACCCGTCTAAGCTTGTAAGCAATCTGTTTGACTTGTATAAACAGGCAAGTCAAAGAATTAGAGAAACCCGTGCAGAGGCTTATGATAAGGATGCAGCAAAAGGGACTGTAGGTGCCGGGGAGACCATTTTGGCAAGAGATACGAACCGTCAGATGTCGGAAGGTGCAAATCAGTTGAAAGAGATAAAAAAAGTTCTGGACAGTATTAAAGAAGATACCGCAATATTGGCAGGTGTGAAAGATAGAATAGATACTTATGCAGGAATGCCGAAACAAATAGTAGAAGACACGAAACTTGTTTCTGGTGCATATAAAGAAGCGGGTAGCTCCGATTGGGATGCTTTATTGAAAGGCATTCAAATGTCCATATCCAAAGGATTCTTGGATATAATTACAGCAGGAAAAAGTCGTAATATTCCAGCAGAAAGATAAGAACGATGAAAGTAAATATTTTTAACATACAGAGTTATAAGTACAACGTAGAACCTCAAACGTTTATAGACGATTGGCAAAAAGGACTGGGACCAGATACACCGGAAGCAAAGAAACTGTCGGTTCCGGAATTTATGGACGTGGTAAACGAGATTTCCAAAATTTCAAACCTGGATGCTATCTGGGCTACATACGACGATTGGGAGAAAGAGAAGTACAAGAACGAGTATTCAAACAAGAATTTGCCGTATATCAAGCCGAATACCCCTCTTTCTTTTCCTATAAAGGATTCTCCTTTGCTTATACAAAAAGCGTCAAAGAGCGACATGTTCATGAAGCAACGCGATTTTTCGGCTTATTGGTCTGAAAATTTGACAAAGCTTCTACAGGATAAGGAAGGATATGTAGCGGACAATGTGGTTGCACTGGATGAAGAAATGTCAGTAAGGACAAAAGTACAGCCTATAAACATTAAGGTGTGGATATACTGCAAGGCTATAAATAAGGTTGTGGATGTAAGCCAGTTCGTCAATACATGTTCTACTGACAAGGGGTTCAAGAACGGTACGTTTTCAATCAACATAACTCCCTTCAAGGACGCCAATATGTCGAATGTGTATGGTGCAGGGTATTATGATATATTCCCGGTTGTAACACCGAAAGGATATGACTATAAATCCTATCTTGAAAAGGTAGTACAGATAAACGATATAGTGTTTATCCGGTTTGAGCGGTTGAGACTGGAAGGAAGTTCGGACAGCGAAAATGCCAATGATTTGTTTGTACCGTTGAACAAGCTTGCCAATAATGGTCCAGACTATAATGTTTGGGATATGATAGGTTTTGTGGACAGTGTAATGGAAACCTATTCTTCGGAAGACAATTCAAAGAGTACCGTCATAAGCGGACGCGATATTGCAAAAATGTTTGTGGAGGACGGAAGTTATTTCATACCATTGGAAAATGTTAATGATACTATACAGAACTGGCTGATAAGGAAAACGGGCGGTATTTGGAATGGACGAAATGTATTTGGTGGCGAGTATCAATTTGTGTGGAATTTGGGGTACAAAACGATAAACGAATGTATTTGGTTCATTATAAATATAATGTCTTCTATCGGATTGTGTAGTGATGAAGTTTTTTCTTCATGGGGAGACAAGCGGATAACGGCATACAGCATTCCGGGACAGCAGGACTTGAAGGTGAGGGGAATATGGCAGATTGTCAAGCTGCAAGTGTCTGGGGATATAATGGAAAGGATTGTGACAGATACGGGGCTGGGGAACCCGAACGGAACACTGATGCAGTACATGGAACGCATTTGTCAATATCCTTTGACAGAATTTTTCTTTGACACCTATATAAACACGATTGATGTCATTGTAAGACAGCCACCGTTTACGGAGAAGGCAATAAAAGACGCTTTCAAGTCGGAAAACTATATTACGATAACACCGGATAATGTAATATCGTATAATTTGAGCTACGACCCACGGGTTTACACCTGGTTCCAGTTACACGCGCAGAATGCGCAGGTAGGCGGACGTGATAAACCGGGGTTGGCTTTTGTCCCTATTGTGTATTTGGAAGAATATGTGGAACGATGGGGTAACAGGAAAATGGATTTCGTGGACATGTACTGTATTCGCATGATACAGAACGGAGCGGAAAACCAGAAGATATTTTCTACTTACCAGGCAACAATGCTGAATGATTTGATTTATCTTGTCGAAAGCAACATGTATGTACCTTTTACCCGGTGCGGAACGATAGAAATAAACGGGGACAGACGCATAAAGGTGGGAACTTTCGTGCTGAACCAAAGTACGAACGAGTTTTTCTATGTGACGAACGTAACCAACACTATATCATTTAACCGTGACGGGGTGGACAGACGTACCGTTTTACAGGTGGAAAGAGGATTCTATGTACCTATACTTAAAGGAAATCTGATGGAAGCGGTAAAAAGAAACGACAATTCGGTTTCTGAAAAATCAGCGTCCGGATTTACACCCGATTATTTTAAGTTGGTGGATTTAAGCGGTTTGAGACAGAAGGCGAAGGAAGCGGAAAGCGGACAGATAACATCCTATGACAACCCGACGGTTGACAAGCAGCAGTTTGATTATTTTTTGAGCAGAAAGTATTTTGAGTAACTATATACTACTTTGCATTAATTTTAAATTAAAACATTTGCTTTTTACTTTAAAATAATTATATTTGTATTATGATAAAAGCCTATAAATATAAACTGAAACCGAATGGAAACCAAAAGATTTTCTTTGAGAAGTCTTTCGGATGTACCAGGTTTGTTTATAACTGGGCTTTATTAAAAAGAATCGAAGCTTATCAGCAAGAAAAGAAACGATTGTCTTGTATTGACTTATGTAAGATGCTAACCAGCTTCAAAAAAGAAGAAAACAAATTTTGGTTGAACGAGGTTTCAACTGAATGCTTGCAACAGTCTATCCGAAATATGGATAGCGCTTTTACAAGATTCTTTCGTGAAAAGAAAGGTTTTCCGAAATTCAAATCAAAGAAAGACAGTCAAAAATCTTACAAGGCAATAAATAATGTCAAAATAGATTTTGATTTGAACAGAATTAAGCTTCCCAAAATCGGTTGGGTATCATTTTACAAAAACCAGACTTTTGAAGGAAAGATAGGAACCGTAACAGTAACTAAGACAGTAACAGGGGAATATTATGTTTCTGTTCTTGTTGACGACGGGAAAGAACTTCCTAAAAAACCGGATATAAAGTACGATACAACTGTTGGTATTGATGTCGGGATAAAGGATTTTGCCGTTCTTTCAAACGGCCAAGTCTATGAGAATCCGAAATATCTTGAAAGAGCTGAACAAAGATTGAAAGTATTGCAAAGAAGGTATTCAAGAAAGCAAAAAGGAAGTAACAGAAGAGAAAATGCAAGAAAAAGACTTGCAAAGGCTTATGAGAAAGTAACAAATTGCCGTAAAAATTTCATACATCAAGTTACGTCAAGGATTGTCCGTGAAAACCAAACGATAATCATTGAGGACTTGAATGTAAACGGAATGTTGAAAAATCATAACCTTGCAAAGCACATATCATCTGCAAGTTGGAATGAATTTTTCAGACAATTGCAGTACAAGTGCGAATGGAATGGAAGAAATCTCCTAAAAATCGGAAGGTTTGAACCAAGTTCTAAAATGTGCACTTGTGGATATGTGAACCATGAACTGAAATTGTCGCAGCGAGAATGGACGTGTCCTAATTGTAACCAATTGAACGACAGAGATTTGTTAGCAGCGATAAATATAAAGAGGTTCGGACTTCAAAGCCAGAACCTTATAGGAGAGTTACCCGTGGTAGACGGGATTATGGACGTGGAGTGGTCGGCAGTAGCTGGGGCGGTGAAGCGTCAATATGTATTAATTTAAAGTAATATATAATTACCTTTCGGAGGACTTGAATAATGGCAGGAGGAGCACCAAGAATAAGCAGTAACAATTTGCCGCCTATAATGAAGGGGTATATAATGATACCTACGGATGTAGGTAGGGAAGCGTATATAGATACGGTATTCAGAACGAATATAGTTGCCGTGATGATGGAAGGCGGTATATTCCGTAATGATGCACGTATTACCAACGAGGCCATCAATAACATATGGTTTCCCGAAAAACCGGGTGAGAAGGGGTGCCAGGTAATGATAGCGAGCAGCGATTTTTTAAATCAGCCTACAGTCATAGGCACCTTTATAGGCAATGATGAAGTTCCGGCATGGAGCGAGGATGTTATACGGATGAAAAAACAGGTGGAAGGAGTAACTATGTCTATGACGATAGACCCACGCAACCAGGAATGGAACATGAACCTTACTTCTATAGAGAAGCCCGTAAATTTCAACGTTACATTAGGAGGTAACGAAAAACATAAGATAAGATTGCAGAGTTCGGGGGAAGCCGAGATAGTGGCTTCCAAGAAGGCGAAGGTAACCGGATATAACGAAGTTATTGCGGAAGTTGTTAATGTGGTCGAGGACGTGAAAGAAAAGGATAAGGAGATAAGGCGTTTCACTATGAACATGGAAGAGACTAATTTTACGTGGAAGACCCAGGACAAGACAACCGTAATAAAGGCCGACCCCAACACTGTAGACGTTAATTTCCACGACGGGAAAAGCCATATAACAATGGATGAAAGCGGCGTAGTGCTGGGCTATGACAATGATACAGAAATGATTCAGCTAACGCAGAATCTAATAAAGCTTATGACTGGACAGAAGGTCAATATAAACAATGCGAAGGAGCCTTTAACACTGGCGAATACATTAATACAGTTATTGAATAATGTAGAGAATCAGATAATGACGCTAAAGAACGCATGGCAAACAGCACTTGCAGGTTCGGCAGCGATGGATGGAGGTAAAGCTGGATTCGGTGCCGGGGTCGGTGCGGTAGCGGCAGTAAACCCATTGCAGTTTGACGGAATAAAAAGCACGGTAACTTTTTCGGATTGATAATTATTTCGTATTTTTGAAAACGATAAGAAAAGATTATGGCAAACGTCGCGCAGGCAGCAATACAAAAAGCAGGGTCTTTGATAGAGACGGCTGGAAGAGCTATATTAGCATCTCAATTTCCGAATGATTTTGAGGTGTATCTCTGTACACTTGAACTGGCAGATTCAAAGAACAATACGATAGATTTTTTCACATTCCCTATTACCCCGAATGCGATAAGCAAGACGGAAGCGAAAAGGGAAAATATAAGGAACACGGCAGGAGGCGTAACGGTATTGTCTTCTCCTACCTTTGTACCACAGGACATTACAATAAGAGGCGATTTTGGACGAACATTTAAATTGCTATTGTCGCTTGGTGGCGGTGCGTCAAGTCTGGCAGGAGCGGCCTATAGTTTATCAGCCGGGAAATGGAGTTTGAGCGATATTTCGGGTAAAAATACGAACTCCTTAAAGTCGGCTTCGTTCGACCCCTCTGTTAAGAACGGATATGGATGTACGAAAATATTACAAGCTATCATATCAAAAAGTAATGGTGTGGATAAGGACGGTTTGCCATTTCGTCTTTACTTCTATAATATGGCTTTGGGTGAGAGTTATTTAGTGACTGTCCCTCCTACTGGATTGGTACTGAACCAAAGTTTACAGCGTAATATGATATGGGGATATTCGCTTACAATGACAGCGATAGCCCCTATAGAAGCGGTGGCAGGAGAACAGAAAGCAAAAACAGCACTTACTAAAATTTGTACGGCTGCTGCAATACAGAAAGGTGTTAATGATTTGGCGGCTTCACTTGCAGCTTTGTTATAATAAAGGAGGTTAAAGGATGGACGCAGTAATGGAAACGGCATACGCCAAGTTCAAAAATATTACCGGGTATGACATAAAACAGTTCTTCCAAAATTATGTTGATTTTTGTAACAATTACTATGCTTACATAGTGGATTATTACCAGGGAGGAGAACTGAATGCAGAATCATTCTATCAGTTGGATAAGATGATAGCGCAAATTAATATCGTAGAGCCTATGTTCCAGCTTCACGAAAACAAGTTGGACGATATTTCTATGTGGGAAATATTAGACAACTTTTCGGAAGTGGAAACAAAGATATTGACAATAAAAAATTCTGACAGGTGGTTAAGAAGCGCAACCATAGGAAGACAGAACACCCTACAACTTGACAAGCAGTTAAGGACAGGAGAAACATTCGAGAATGTTGCGGAAGAAATTGCAATGACAGACCCAGAGGACGATTGGACTTCTATAACTACACCACAATACATCATAGAAGAAGATTATGAAGCAGGACGGGGAAGTAATACATTTGCCGTGAATCTTCGGAATGTCGGTGTGAATTATGTGGATAATGTGGTAGATACGCTTGTAGGGGAGAATGTGTTAGGCAAAGACATAGATACCGAATTCGAGTTTAAGAATGACGATTTGAAGGTGAAGAAATTCGGTACGTCTATGGAACAAGCGTTGAAAATTATATTGGAAGCCTTGAAAGGCTGTATTCCGGAATTCAAGGATTACGGGTTACCATCCGATTTTATCGGACAGACAACGAACGCAATACAATATCCGGTGATATTTAAGGCTCTTATGAACATGTTCCAAAGGGATAACCGATGGGTGAGTGCAGAGCTTTTGGATTTGGTAAAAAAAGAAGACGCGGTATTTATGAAGGTAAAGGCTACAACCGTGACGAGAGAAGATTTTGTTATTAATGTTCCTATTTAAATATATTCAAAAATGATTACTAAGACAGCGAATACGATTGCAAATTTAAAGAATTTGTGGATTGAAATGTTTTTAAACAAGACCGACCGTGTTTCAAACATTGCGGACGGTTCTGTACTTAATGGCGTCGCTTATGGTACCGCAAAGGTGGCGCAAAAAGCGATAAAGGATATTGCCATAGTGGAGGCGCAGATTTTCCCAAAGTCGGCAACAGGCGATTATCTGGACAAATCGGCCGCGTTGTTTGGTGTAAGTCCGAGAAAAGAAGCACTTGGTTCCTCTACTTATGTACGTGTTTTTGCCGAGCCTGGTACGCATTATGAGGTAGGAACAAAGTTTATTTCAAAGAACGGAGTGCAATTTACTGTAGACCAACCTTTTACGGTTGATAAGTCGGGATATGGATATATCAGTGTAAGAAGCGTTATCACTGGGTCTGCTACCAATGTGGAGGCAAACAGTATTACGGAAGTATCGCCAAGACCATTGACACATATAGAGTGCACGAATGAATATGCGGCTATCGGTGGACGTGATTATGAGGACGACGAGACATTCAGAAACAGAATAATAAATTATAATAACAAGCTTTCCACTGACACTATGGAAGGCTGGACGCAAATATTCCAGGATTTAGACCCGCGCATTTTAAAGGTAATGAATGTCGGTTTGGGTGAGGACGGAAAGACACACATTTACCTTGTAACCCAAAACGGGTCTTTCTTTACGGATGATGAATTGGAAGAATTGCTTACAAAAGCTACACCCTATTTCGGACTGACCGAACTTGACTTGCAAGGGAATACGCTTGGAATTGTGATTGAAAATGCAAAATGGATGTATGTAGGCGGTGAAGAGGGGGTGGATTTCCGTGTGGAATTGTCGCCTAATGCAGTGATTGCGGATGTAAGAAAAAATATCCAGATTGCAATGACGAAGTATCTGGATTTCCGTTTCTGGGAAGCAGGCAAAAAGGTAGAATGGGATGATTTGCTGGAAGTGGTGAAGACTGCGGAAGGCGTTAAGTATGTACCGGACGAATATTTCTTTCCCTATTTTGACGAAGAGGTGCCTTTGAACATGTTGCCGCGTATCAAGGGATTCAGAATGCGAGACTTGGAAGGAAATATTCTGTATGATTCGGGCAGCAGTTTGTCCAATATTTTTTATCCGGCAGGAGAAAGCGATATATATAAAGGTTCTCAATCGGTTATAGCATCACAGAAATATTTGTGTTCATTTACCGTAACCAATACCAAGAATGTAGCCGTACCGGGCGCATATATAACAATAGGAAACAAGGTAATCATTACGGACAGTAACGGTACGGCAAACATTCTTTTGGAGAACGGGGAATACACATACATATTGTCAAAAACGAACTGGACACAGAAGACAGGGGAATTTGTCGTTCTGAACAACCCTATTTACATAAATATAAATGATTTCATTGCGACGCCTTATCCGGTTACGTTTACCGTATATGAGGGTGAAGCGCCTTTGCAGGGGGTAACTGTGACAACAAGCGTTTACACGTCAGAAACGGACGATAATGGACAGGCGGTCATTAATTTGGAGCCGGGAACCTATGAATACAAGCTTGAAAAATCGGGTTTCCAGACCATAGAAAGTGTATTTACGGTCGAAAATCAGCCAGTAGATATATTTCAAAGAATGTTCCTTACAAAAATGAATGTAAATTTTGCTGTAATTGACAGAAACAGAAGTATTTATATTCCGGAAGCAAACATCACAATAAATGACATAAAGGAAAAGACGGATAACGAAGGGCAGGCAAGCATGGGGCTGCAAACCGGGAAATATGAAATGAGGGTTGCAAAAGAAGACTATCAAGACCTTGTAAAGGAAATTGAGATTGTCGGGGAAGACCCTAACTGTATTCTTGTCGAAATGACGGCAATTCCGTATGCGATAAAGTTTACGGTGCTGGATTCCGCTACCCACATGGTTCTGGAAGGAGCGACGATAAAGATAAATGGTTCTACTTATCTGACCGATAAGGAAGGTATAGCGATTATAAGCTTGCCGAACGGGACATATGAATATACGGCTTTCAAGTCCGGTTATATGTCCGTTAATGATTTTGTAGTGGTTGAAGGTTCGGAAGTTTCTAAAATTGTGGAATTGGAACAGGCTTTCTATACATTCCGCTTGACTGTACGGGACATTGAAAACGGTAACTATATCCAGGGTGCAGAATTGCAGATAAACGGAGAGACGCGTGTAACGAACGTTAACGGTGTTGTAAGCGTGACACTTGGAAACGGTGACTATGAATATACGGTAACGCACAGAAACTATAAGAGATATACCGGAACTGTGACTATCAAGGACCAGGACGTACCGGAAACAATTTACTTGGAATTGAGAGATACGGTAATAACATACACTGCAACGGACGCGATAACGAAGGCTCTTATTTCCGGCGTATATATCGAATTGATAAACAAGGGAACTGGAATTAAGGTGGATTCCGGTTACACGAATGATATAGGTGTATTGCAGCTTGGAGCGGAAGCAGGGGAATATACTTGGAATGCGACACACAGATATTATGATGCGGTAGAAAACCAGTCGATAACGCTTAAAAAATTGAAGGATATAGACCTTCCCTTTACTATGACAAGAAGGGAAATCGAACCGGAAGTTGACGTAATAGAGAATATTCCCGGTGTGTCCGGTGATGCCACTACAGTAAGGTTCGGTGGTGAGAATACGGCGGAAACTTTGTCGAATGACAGCTACTATTATATAGTCCATACACCGGGAAATTTTATTGTTCCCAATAGGGGTACGACGTTTGACCTTATGGACCATGTAAAGACTTTCAGACGTGCAGAAATTGGTGGTGAGGATGAGCCATACGATTTTACAAGTGGAGGTGCTGAATTGAAATTCAATATATCGAATGACGAAATAGCTTCTTTGGAAGGTACGATGTTGACAGTGCAGCCGAATGTGACACGTGATGCACAGCCGAGAACTTTCTATGTGGACGTGACGATAACGACTCCGGTAAGCCAGGTAACTGTAAAGATAACTGCTGAACAGAAGGCAGCTCTGAATTTCAATCCGGTAAAGGCAGGACTTGTCGTTTCGGTAAAAAATATGTACAATGATAATGTACGGGAATACACGACGAACGCAGCAGGAAAGATATTTCCAGAAGTGATGCCGGGAATTGACTATCAGTTGACGATAAAAGAGAAAGGATTCTATGAGAATGAAGGACTGCTAATCAAGAACTGGGGCTTCGGTGCGAGTGTACCTACACTGATGGAAATTACATGCTCGAAGAAGGCAGAATTACGGGTGAAGCAGCAGAACACGTTAAGACCGCTTGAAAATGCAACTATAACCGTGTCCGGAATGTCGTTACCCCAGACCGTAACATCCGGAAGTGACGGTGCTGCAAGCGTGTATATCTCACCTATTGTAATGAGCTATGAGTGTACAGTAACAGACCATACGAAAAAGACTGGAACATTCACACCCCCGTTGTCGGCTGATTACCTGGATATAATCATGGGCTATGCTGCAATGACGTTCAGTCTAACATTGACAGCAAACAATCCTTATTCCAAGGCGGCAGAAAGTTGTCCGGTAACGGTTACGAGTGCATGGGGTGGAACATCTTCACAAGCATATAGTTTTTCTGGAACGACGAATGCAAGCGGACAATTGACATCACAAGGAAATGGAAATTTCAATATACCGCCTGGAAATTATACGATAACCTATGGAGGTGGAAACAGTAATTTCAACAGCAAGACAGGGAATATTACGTTGCCGGAAGATATGACGATTTCCACTACAGTAGTAAGAAGAACGAAATCAGTCACATTCACGGTAAAGGAAATAATACCGTCTATTTCCACGACAGCATCAAATCCGGTAAAAGCCGGAATGGTTCTTGCATGCTATTATAACGATAACGGCGAATCTTCCGGTGCGAACGTGACGACGAATGCAAACGGAGACTTTGTAAAAACCGTGTATGCAGGTATTGCAGAACGTTTCCAGATACAGCCAGTCACTTTTTATGAAGGTAACGGAGCCGTAGCGACGTTAAATTATTCTGACACAAGAATAAAAGACCTTGTATATACATGTTCAAAGAGAATTCCGGTATATATCACCTCTAATTTATATGGCGAGTTAAGTGGTGCATCAGTAACATTCAGTGGGATGTCCGTCAATCAGACAGGAACGACGAATACAGATGGAATAGTGCAAATGTACATTTCTCCGGTAAATATGTCTTACAGTGTAAGCAAGCAGCATTACAATACCAAGACCGGGAATTTCAAGCCTACCGGAACAGAAACAAGAATGGATATTGAATTGGAGGCAAAGGAATATCCAGTCACTTTCCATGTATCAACACAAGGAGTTTTGCCACCGGACGGAATTTTGGTACGTGTGACAAACAACGCATTGCCAGATATTGTATTTGAGGGCGAGACGAACGCGGAAGGAACGATAGTGATGCCGAATGTTCCGGTAGGAGAATACACCTATGAAGTGCTTGCAGGAGAGGTTTCATCCGACACATTCTTCCATCCTCAAAGTGAAAGCGGTACAGTGTTGGATGTAGAAGTACAATATGAATTGATTAACGCAGGTATTCAAGTTTCGGAGGTGTATGGAACAGCCGGAAGAGCATATTTGTCAAATCAGACCATTACAATGACATCCAAGGCAGGAACGATAAAGCTTACTTTGGATGAGAACGGTTATACCAATCAGTTATTGATAAAGGGACTGGAATACACGTTCACAACTGATTCGTATTCTAATTTTTACAGCAATCCGACACAATCCTATACATGGACCGAAGACGGTGTGATATGGCCGTTCAACTTGAATGTGACCTCAAAGATAACGGTCAATGTAAAGGATGTGTATGCGAAAAACAATATCCAGGGAGTAACGGTAACTTACAACGAACAGGTAGTGACAACGGATGCAAGCGGTAACGCTTCATTGTTCCGGTCAGCACTGACAAAGGACTATTCTTTGGATAAAGAGGATTATAGTACAGTAAATGGAACCATTGCACCTACCACGGCTTCACCGCTCAATGTCACGATGCTAAGAAATAAGCATGTGGTGACGATAAATCAGTACGAAGTAATACCAGGTGGAGGAAAACTTGGTATCAATTATACATTGACTTATACTTCGGCAGCAGGAAATGGAACGATACCGAATGATAGTATAACATTCGAGGCGTATTTAGGCATTCCGATTACGTTTATTATAACGGCAGCAGATAGAAGGCCGTTTTATACGAATTATCAGCAAACACATACATTTGCATCAGCAGGCGAAGCATGGGATTTGAATCTCACTTGTGCAAAACAGATAACGGTCAATGTAAAGGATAATGTGCCTGGAACAAATGTACAAGGAGCTACGATAAACTATTTTACACAGACAAAAACAACGGACAGTAGTGGTAATGCTGTATTCTACTGGAGTGGTGCTTCCGAAAGAAGTATATCAGTAAGTGCTTCAAATCTGGAATCCTATACTGGACAGATAGCCCACAATTCTGCGAATCCGTTCAACATCGTAATGACACGTGCAGCCAATCCGGTTACATTAGTAGTCAGAGAAATCACTCCAGCACAGACAACTTATTATCAGAGTTTAAGTATAAAATATACGGTAGGTAGTACGACCGGAACACTTACAACGGACACGAACGGTTCCGTGACATTCAACGGATATATTGGCGCGGAAATGACGTTTACGGTAGTAGGACATCCGGAATTTTACAGCAATCCGACACAGAAACATACCTATACAGCCGCCAATCAGTCATGGACTATGGATTTGACGGTAACAGCAAAGATAACGATTAATGTCAAATCGAATGTACCGAGCGGAACAAATTTGAGTGGAGCTACCGTATCATATTTTCATCAGACAGGGACAACAGACAGTAGCGGAAATGTATCATTGTATAGGAGTTCTGTAACGAGAAACGTAGATATTACAGCGACATATCACGGTAATTATAGAGGTAGTATAACGTCAGACACCGCGTCTCCGTTCAATGTGGTAATGACACGTTCAACTGCGACAGTAAGTCTTGGAGTGAGTGAAGTTATTCCGGTTACTCCTAAATATATGATTGAAATCACTACAGATGCAAGTTCTTCCGTATCACCAGGATTAGGAGGCTTTTCATTTGGTACATCTACATCAGCAAACAGGGAATTTGTGACATATTTCAGAGCAAAGATTCCTGCTGGCAGAAAGCTTACTTTTGCAAGTAATGCGACAGGAGACAATCCAGTAAGAAAATGGGTCGCTTCTAACGATGGAAACGGAACAGGAGGATGGTATACTTATGCTTATTATGTAAGATGTGGTGCTACTGGAAGTTTTTCAACAACCAATTATTTTTATATAAATGGTGGAAGTAGACCAGTGACGTGGTACCTTGAAATGGCAACCGTATTCGACATAACCGGAAGTAATGTTCAGAATAAATCGGATGCAGAGATTTTGAGCAAGTGTACTCTTGATAAGATAATAAGTAGTCACAAAGATTTTCTTTTCAGTGAAAGTTTTAACGGAGTAAATAAGTATAACAATAGTGGTACAAGTGCTGTAACTTTAACAAGAAAGGCGGCTTCTGGAACAGACACGTTTAATTTCACGATGGCAACTTATTCATCTATGAAGATGAATTTTAGTCCGGCAGCTTCTACAAGTCCTTTGACACTTGATACAAACGGTAATGTGTCTTTTGTATGCTATTTAGGTACGCCAGTAACATTCACACCGACAACAAGAGCTAATTATTACAGTAATCCAAATACTGCACTGACTTATACAGCAGCAGGACAGTTCCAGGGAATATATCTGATTTGCAACCAAAAGATAGTGATTAATACAGTAGCAAATATTTACAATACAAGTAATGCGCTTTCTGGAACAATTACCTATTTCGGTCAAACGCTTCCATCCGGAGGAAGCTTCTACAGAAGCGGATTAGACAGACAAATGACTGCCACGGCACAGTATTTCAACAACTACGTAGGAACAGTAACCGCCACGCAGACATCTCCTTATACAGTGACGATGAACAGAACGACAAGAACAGTAACATTGATTGTTAGGGAATCAGTAGGTAGCAATGAATATACATTGAGTAATGCGGTGATAGTAAGAAGTGTTCCGTCTACTTCAAATGCTCCGGCAGGAGAAATAACACTGGACGCGAACGGAAAGAAAACGAATACTGTATATGCAGGTATAAACTTCACCTATACACCAAAGAATTACGCAAGCTATTACAGCAATGCAAGCCAGGGTCATACATGGACGAGTGAAAACGAGCAATGGATTATGACATTGAATGTGACGGCACGTCTGACATTCAACATAAAGAGTTCTAATTATGGGACAAATATAAGTGGAGTATCATGTTCCTATTTAGGACAGACTGGAACGACTGATTCCAGTGGTAACTGGACTGTATACAGAAGTGGTATAAGTAGAAGCTACTCATTCTCGAAAACAAATTACAATGCGTTATCCGGTACATTATCGGCAGCACAAGCAAGTCCGTTGAACTTGAAAATGAGTGAGACAAGTTCTTCTATTACAATAACGATGAAGGACTATTATCAGAATGCAGTAAAAGGAAATGCGAATGGATGTCCGGTTACATTGACGAATAAGAGTTTGTCGTCTGTCACGTTTAGTGGAACGACGAATAGTAGTGGACAAGTGTCATTCGGCCCGATGATAGCAGGTTCATATACATTGTCATGGGGTGGAGGTACGAGTTATTGGGTAGCCGGAAGTACCACGATAACAATGCCTACAGCAACAACTACACAGAATGCTGTAAGATTGACGAAGAGTGTAGGTAATGTATTTTATTTCCAAACACCAGCTACAGGAACGGCATTCAAATATTGGGCCGTAAATACTTTATTGAAGCCAGTATATACCACTGGAGGAGTGGCGACAACAGTAACTTTGGTAAAATGGGGTGCGACATATTATGATGTAGGAAGCTACACGTACATTGCAGGTATAGCAACGACAATAAGTACGGCAGTAGCGACATATTTCAGAACCGGAAGTTCTACCAACACTGCTTCCGTATATTCTGTCACTCCTACGTACAACTTTAACAATATACCGGGTGTCACAAGTTCAGCGCCTTTATGTTCGTATGCGATAAAGGGTATTGTAGTGACTGTACAGAACAGCTATACAAATGCGGCTGTAAATGGAGCCACAATAAAGATGTATGGTATAAACGGTAGTAATGTTGTTGGAGGCGCAGGAGATAGTGCAGTACAGACTGTAACGACAAACAGTGCAGGACAGGCAACTGTATATGTATCTGGACTGACAAACCGATATGTAGTAAGTGCGACAAGATACGTTACTCTAAACACGACAAATACGAACACTTCCAACTTTACTATAAAGCTGGTACCAAGTGAGGTGACAATAACAATAAACGTAAACAACGCGAGTACAGGTTTAAGAGTAGGAAGTGGTGTAATAGTGAAGCTGTCAAGCAATAACAGCAGCACGACATATAGCGGCACTACAAACGCATCCGGACAGGTGGTGTTGAAGATAAAGCCGGGCAATTATTGGTGGGAAGCAGGAGGTAGCACGACCTGGGGAGGAACAGGAACAGGAAACTGGAATTATCCGAACCGTTCCACCACCTCAATCTCCCTCGTCAAAGACCAGTCCATAACAATAGAGGCTCTAAAGGTAGGATTGTGGGTGAAGAATGAATGGAGTAGTAGTAATTTCGGAGGAACGTCAACATCTCGTAAAAATTCATATACTGGATTATATGTAGAACCGATTATAGAGGCGAATAAAACCTATCCAAGTAGTTCATGTGCTGCCGTGTTGACATACGACCCGGCTCAAATGGCTATATCTTCTCAAAAAACGGTTGTTTCCCTTTATACTGATTCCCCGTATGTTTATGGAGCGTCAACACTTTTTGATTCTGCGGCAACGACAGATTCAGAAAGACTATATGGATATAGTTATATACAAGGAAGCTTCTATTTGAGTTCTACTTCTAATGGTGATTTTCAGAACTTAAATTATGTACTTTGTGGATTTGCTGGTACAAATAGGCTTACATGGGGACAGATACATATAAGGAGAGGTTCGTTGAATTATGTAAAAGGAAATAATGATTCTACTTTGGGTTCAGTATTCCAAAATAGTAATAATTATTCTGTAAGAAATTCTTTATGTACTTTGATAACACAAAAAGAAGTGAATTCAATTAATGAAAATATTAATGCACAAGAAATAGTGGCAATACCAAGCACACCCTCTTCTACTAACCAAATTAGTATGTTAATTCAGGGGTATGATATTGGTTCCACTATGTCTTCTTATAATTTAAATCTTGCCGGGCCTTCTGTCGGAAGAAAAATCAATATATTCTTTTATAAGAGAGTACAAGTCAGTTACTCTAAACGTCAATTAATATTACTTATAAGCGGCCCTCAAAAAACTTTTTCACAAGAAAATCTGACTTTTGATTTTTATGTATTGGTATGGAAGGAATCACCTACATGGAATTATATAAATAGTTATAATGGTTTGCAATATTGGCATTGTTATAACAACGTACCTTCTGCCATTACAAGCAATATGGGAAACAACTTTTGGATGAGTCCAGACGGAAGAATAATGTTTTACATTGGGAAAGGCTCGTGGGGAGCATCAAAAGGAATAAATACAGCAAGAGGCGCTTCCTTTCTGTTCAACGAAAACGGTTGGGCTGTTGCATCACCAGCTATCAATGATAGTTATACAGAAGAAGTTAGAAACACTCTTGCAAATTATTATGTCCTTGATATTCAATTTAACAAAAATGGTTCTAAAATGATTGTATTGTGTAACGGGCAAAAAGGAACACAAGGAGCTACAATTATTGCTGATTCTTATGTTGAAGGTATACATCCGACTAATATATTTTGTTTTATAGCGTTAAGTGGCGGGAAATGGGAAAATATACCATTCCCTGCGGTAGGACTTACTAATTTCTGGAATAAATATACCGCTTCCGGAAGTGGTAAACTTAGACCATTCTTTAGTATTAACCAGAACTATTTGGGTAATTCGTGGGATATGAGCTATGTTTATCCATCATACAGCGAAAATGCAACGGCATATTATGCTTCTCTTACTTTTAATGATTAAATAGAAACAGACGGGCATACAAATTAAATATGCCCGTCATTTTAAATCAATCTCCGAATGTCAGACCGAATTCATAAGCTGTTGGTTTATATGTCGAATATTCAGCCGGATAAACAAAAGAAATCTTTCTATTACTATCATATATACCAGTATTACCCGTAACACTGAAATAAGGTTTGAAATAAACCTCTGTTCCACTACCCGGAACAGTTTTGTAATTATTATATCTATTCCATAACGTACTCATTCCTACACTTTCTTTTGAAAATTCCATCCATTTCTTTCCATTATAAATAAAACAATATAAATAATCCGGACTAATAAAACTTAAATAAGGATTTTGTTCATAACCAGAACCTATAAGACTATTACACAATATAATCATCTTATAATCAGCTTTATTAAATATTATATCGAGAACATATTTGTTTGCTACTGCATTTCTTATTTCTAATGTCGAATCATCATCTATGTAATAAGAAGTAGAAGACCAACCAGTTTTCCCGATAATAGGAGTTGAACTTTTTACAGTAATAAGTCCTTTCCCGTATGGCTTTTCTGTAGTACCATATAAAACAGCAAACATCCATTTTAAGTTATTTGAAACCCACATATTATTACCCATCTTATCAGTAAATGCAGCTGGGAAATTATCGTATATAGACCAAAGATCCTGACTTGAAACGTTATTTATACCGTTCCATAACGAACCTTTATATGACATTACGGCAGCATGACATTTACCTTTCACTTCGCTTTTTTTGCCATATACTAATACAGATAATTCATGACTACTTTGTGTAAATAAAAATCTTTTTACGGCACCACTGCTTACCCTTGTATTCCCAGTTAATTCTATTCTGGTTCGATTCCAGTAACCCCCGGCATCTTGATAATCAATAGAATATACTACTTGATAATTAGAAACTCTCAAGCAATCTATTCCCGTCACTACATATACAGTATTATCATCTTGATTTTCTCCATAATTCACTAAAGGAACGTAATAATTCTTGTAACAAAAATTATTCACAATATCTTTTATATATGGCAAATCATCGTAACTTACTTCTTTCAAAAAGTATACAGACTGTTGTATTTGACCAGTTTGTTTTAAAATTCTTATCTGACAATAATAAGCTATTAATGAATATTGTGTTACACTATATACCACAAAAGTATAATTATAACCAGCTTCACCCCAAAGAGATAGATAGAGAAAATCTGCCTCTATAATTCCAGCCGAATGTAAATCACTTATAGTATTTGAAAAAGAACCACTACTGGTAGTTGTTATTACAGAAGTATTAATATATGGTCCACTTATTTCCGGTCTTGAAAATGAATACAAGAATTTTTTTACTGTATAATATGTGGAATTTACATCAGATGGTATATCCATCACAAATGCTTGGCTACTACCAATATGAGCTATATAATCACTTCCCCCAGTCTCTCTGTTTATACCAGAATAAAGACTACTAATACTTGCGTTTTTGAATCCAGAATATACACCTCCACTATCAACCCACAATCCTACCTTTAGAGCCTCTATTGTTATGGACTGGTCTTTGACGAGGGAGATTGAGGTGGTGGAACGGTTCTACAGTATTTTTCGTCGTGTTTGTTTTCGTAATATCTAAAATAATAGTATTTTTACGGTGCAATTAATTGTATCTCAACATGGAAAAAAGAATAAAGAAAGAAAACCCGTGTGGGGGATTATTTTTACCCCAGTCCACACCCATATATGATAATTTGCCTTTCAGTCGTTTTTTTGAGGAAAACGACAAGGAAGTAATACGGTGGGCAGAAAACGTGCTTGAAAAATTGGAAGGAAGAGGAATTTTGCCTACATTCCTAAAGAAGAAAGAGAACGAGGATTTCCGTGCATTCTGGGGAACCATAACCCATATATTCGCCTTGATAGTTTTGTATGCAAGACAATATAAAAAGATAGACACGAATCAGATTTTGTTCGAGATGTTTATTCAGAACAGAGGTCTTGTTACTAACATGGTGGACAGCCAGGAACAGATGAAATACCTATTCTATAATTACCTGGAAGAATATTCAAAGCGTGGAAGACTTGACATCATAAGCAAGGAAGGCGAGATATTGGGAGAATTGTTGCGACTGATAAGATACAATTCGTTGGACGAGTTTATATTTGCCTTGTTGAGACCGGAAGCTACGGGGTGGGCGATGGGACATAGTTCGCCTACATGTGACCGGACGAATACGGTAATGAATGTATCAAAAGCGTATGAATATACAAAAGGAGTAGAGGATTTGAATAATTATCCTCTATTGATACCGGAAAGTATAAGTATAACGCAGGACGAAAACGGGAATGATGGAGAGATATTCAACGCTATGACATTTTTTGGCAACCAAGCCGTGGGTATAGACGGAAGGGTGGATTTGGACAAGCTTATAATCATAGACCCGAACCTATCCTACGAAATATCATTGCAAGTAAAAGTGTCGGCTACGGACAATGAAAACCTAAAGTTTGGAGTAGCTGGGTACGAGACGGTAGACGGAGAGCCGTTGTCTATGGGAATATTGGAAAACGGACAGATAACCGGAAGTTCCCTTTGGTTCCATGAAAACGAATATTTGGATATAAAGAATGACGGCATGTATTACTACATAAAAGGAATACTGCTGTCAACGAACGAGAAGTTTTTGAAAGCGCCTGCACTTAATTTCCCGTCTGGGCGTGCTTTGTCGATAATGCCGGGAATGAAGTATATCGCACCTATATTTATCCAGGAAAGAACGGTCGGAAACTACCCGTATGTATATATATACGATTTTCATGTGAAACCCTTATATCTGCCGTTTTCACAAGGATATTTGGGTGAACGTGACATTATAGCCGCCTACTATAAAAACAATGCATATCAGAGACAATTCACTGTAGAGACATTCCTAAAAAATTACCTTGTTGGATATAAGAACATATTCGGCAGCGAATTGATAAGACCCTATGTCGGGGAAGAGGAATATCAGATATTGTTCAAGGTGTTTTCAAACCGGAACAAGTACATACCGAATGCGAGAATTACAATAAACGGGGAAGAGCTTGTAACGGATGTAAACGGAGAAGCAAAGATAATATTACCGCGCGGACAATGGTATTATGAGGTGGAAGCTGATAACTTTGAAAGCGTAGAAAACTCCTTATTAGTGGATAAGGATGCTGTAGAATATGTACAGTTAATGGGAGCCGCCTATGAACGGGTGGTAACGTTCTTTGTGCGCGACAAGGAGACAAAAGACTGGATGCAGAATGTGAAAGTGTCCTTTGCAGGAAAGGTGCAATATACCGGAAGCAACGGTATAGCGACATTCGAGGTATTCCCAGGTATATACGAATATGTGGCAGAATATGAGGACTATTATACGGTGAGAAGAAATGCCGAAATAGTGGATTCAACCAATATCGAAATCGAGATGGAGAAGATATCCTACTATAACGTGACTTTCCGTATAAGGGACGGTGTGGAGCCAGTACCGGGCGCTTCTGTATTGGTGACGGGTGAGGGAATTCCTAATCAGACCGGAAGCTCGAATGCACAGGGACTTGCAACCGGGTTCATATATCCGGCAGGAACATATCATTACAAGGTGGTAAAAGAAGAATATGTGACGGTAGAAGACGACTTTACGATATACGGCAATGCCGTTATTGACGTGCAGTTCCACCCTATACCGAAATATAAGATAAATTTTATTGTGAGAAGCAACGGCTTGCCAGTGTCAAAGGCAGACGTGACGTTCAATGGAACGACGCTGCAAACGGCAAGTAACGGAGTTGTGACGTTCATAGACATAGCAGGGGAATATAACTGGAAGGTGACAAAGACCGAATTCTATGCAAAGGACGGTACCGTAGAAGTTATCGACCAGGATGTGACGATAGAAGTTGACTTGGTGCAGATGGGTTACTTGATTGACTTCTATGTGACGGACGAGGACAACACTCCATTAGATGATGCTTTGGTAACGATAGGAACGGAAGCGATAAGCACGAGTGGAGGACAGGCGCAGTTTGTCCGGATATCGGGCGGCTATAACTGGACTGTACAGAAAGAAGGATATTATACCAAGCAGGGTGTAGTGACGGTGAATGGGGAGAACAAGCGCGTGGACGTGCAATTGAAGCTTGTCACCTATGACATCATCTTTACAGTGAGAATGAACAACCAGCCAGTAAGGAACCAGCCCGTTGTGCTTGGAGTTGGGGAAGGAGAGCAGACAGTCAATACGGATGCAAGCGGAAACGCGGTATTCAACCGTGTACCGGGCAGTTACCCGTGGAGTGTAAATAAAGAGGGGTACGAACCGAGAACCGGAACGGCAGTTTTGATAAACCAGCCTTTAGCCATAACGGTAGACCTTGTTAAGCAGACCGGAAAACTGACGGTAAAAGTTCTTGACGTAGAGACAGAACAGCCTATACAGAATGCAGTGGTGACGATAAACGGGGAGACGAGATATTCCAACAATAACGGTATTGCGGCAAGCTGGACATTGGAACTTGGTGTATGGGAATGGAGTGCCTCACAGCAGGACTATAACCCGGCAAAGGGTAATGTCAACATAAAGGCAGGAGAAAACGAGTACACCATAAAAATGAGCGAGAAGTCCGCGGTTCCGTTCAACGTGACATTCAACGCTTCGATAGGGGCTGTCCAGGCTTCGGGAGCCAAAATAAACATTGTGGGACAGACCGAAGAACTCGTAACAAATGAGCTTGGTTTGGTATCTACACAATTGTTTTCGGGCACATACGACTATGTGGCAACTTATCCCTATTGTTATGATGTGGTGAACTCGTTTACTGTGTACAATTCGGACACCCGTGTTCCTATCAACTTTACCGTAAAGAGGGTGAATGTGAGAATACAGGTTGTTAATGGTAGCAATATAGGTATAAGCGGTGCACAGGTGACGTTTAACGGAATGACACAGTATTCCGATGGGCAGGGATATACGACCTTCAATGTGGAGGCAGGAAGTTCCGGTACGGCTACGGCAAGCAAGTTGCCTCAATACAACGAGAACAGTACCTATGTGACTGTAGGAGAATACGATACAAGTGCGACGATAGTTCTTGGCGTAAATACCTATAAAGTTATTTTCGATGTGGTGGACGAGAAAGGGATATCCATAAGAGGGGTACGTATTGTATGCGGAGGTACGGCAAAGAACACGGATGGAGCCGGGCGTGCGGTATTCGGAACATACGTGCCGCCTCAGACATTAAGCTGGCAAGCGTCAAAAGCCGGATATCAGAGCCAGAACGGTTCTGTAAGCATAAACAATAGCGACGAATATGTTAACGTCGTAATGACGCGCAACAAATGCCAGGTTACATATAACGTGCGTACAAAGAGCGGTTCTCCTATTTCGGGCGTGACAGTGGAAGACAATATAAGTTCGGGTGTGACAAGCTCGAACGGTACCGTATCATGGATGGTTCTGTGTAACGATACCTATACGTGGTTGGCAACAAGTCAGAATTACTTTACGGAGAGCGGAAGTTACACAGTAGGACCGGAAGAGTTCAGCAAGACGATTGACATAATAATGGAAGACGGTGCGGTATTGGAAGTAAGGGTGTCAAACGGTACGAACATAGCGCTGCCCGTACTTAACACTTCCTCTACTGGACTTAACAATTTGCGTGTGAAATGGGGAGACGGAGACCAGACATTAGGAACAAGTTCGCACACTTATAGTTCCGGAGGAACAAAGATAATATTGTTCGATTTTAATGGGATGTCTGCCAATTTATCATGGAGTGCAAATGGATTTTCAAGTTTTCAGAATTGTTTGACGAGAGTAATCAAGTGGTTTACTGAGGATGTGAGAACGTCATGGGGAAAGGGAGCTTTCCAGGATTGCAGTAGTCTTGAATCGGTTGTAAGCTGGACCACAAGTCTTATGAGCGGTTCGGCAGATTCATTCTTTTATGGATGTAGTAGTTTAAGAAGTGTTCCGTCTGGATTGTTTGAATTTATAACAAGCGGTACGTTCGTGAGCACGTATAGAAACAGTGGATTGAGTGGTTCGGTGAACTTGTCAAGCGTGCTTGGAGGAAACTCGATAAGTGATTACTCCTATTGTTTCTATGGATGCAGTAATATTTCCTCTGTGAGTGGACAGTTAAGGACATCAAGTAATGGAACGTCCTTGAATTATATGTTTGACGGATGTAGCGGTATGTCAAGTATAAGTAATGATATTGGGGCGACAAATATAAAAACATGTATATACATGTTTTCCAATTGTTCTAATTTGCAGTCACCGTGCAGAATAACGTTCAAATATTTTTCGGGAGAGACAGTAAACGCATACGGTTTTTGTGATGGTTCGGGTGTATCGTCGTTACCGAGCAATCTGTTTTCCGGGACCGTGGGTGAATTGTTGTTGGGACGGGCGTTTTATGAATGTACCAATCTGTCAAGCATAAGCTCTGGTGCATTTAATTACACGACGAATGGAGGTACACAATGTATTGAAATGTTCTACGGTTGTACAAGCTTGCTGAATGTAAGTGGTGTGACAATTCCCGATATTAGAAATGCGTCCAGTATGTTCCAGAATAGCGGCTTGACTGCTATAACATCATCTTTGTTTTCTGATTCTTCACAATGCAGTTCTTATACGCACTGTTTCAGTGGGTGTAAAAATTTGAGGACAGCAGGCTCGCAGGGCAGTCCTATCACACCGCCCGAACATTCGGTGACAGTGAATATCAATAGCATGTTTGAAGGGTGCAGCAACTTACAATCGGCAGAATATGCTTTCGGTGATGTAACCGTGAATAAACCTGGACCTACGGGAATTGATAATAGTTATATAGAATCGGGGGTACTAAAACATATGAATAGTTGCACGGACGCATTCAGCGGTTGTTCAAGTATGACAGCCCAGCCAAGATGGGAATGTATATTAGCCGGAGTAAAATTACCGGCAGCTTACATGCCCTTATTCTTCTATTTTGAAAAACTATTCCCACCATTTCAATTCGGTTTTCCGGATGTTGACAGTCTCCCTAAAAGCGGATATTTCAGAGGATGTACAAGGATGTATAATTACGCAGATTTCAACAGAAATTATCCCGAATGGTTCTAATTTTTGTAAATAAAATTTATTGATATATGGCACAGATAAATGTTAACAGAAACACTTTCTTAGAGAAAGAAGAGGTGATGAATATGCAGTCTTTCTTGCAAAATTCTTTGTTGGGAAAGATTCTTATTGCCGGAAGCTATACATTCGGCATAGTGACAAACAACCCTACAAAGTTCAAATCGGACTTTGAAACGGTAGATACCTTTATTGACAACAAGGCGTTTGAGGTGCAGCAGGGAACACAAGGGGGAACGGTGAAGATATTGCCGGGTATGGCGGTAAATTCATTAGGACAGGTAATAAATATTGCCAACATATACGATAATTTTGCTATTCCGGCAGACAGTGTGTATTACTGGCTGAAAATCGGGTATTCGACAAAAAACTATGAAAACGGATATGTGAGTATCAATCAGAAAGGGGTAGTGACCGGAACCGTGGATTTTTCCGGCAAGGTAAGAGGTCAAGCAGGGAAAACCCCGGTGGCTATAAAGTTCCTTAAGGACGACGGTTCACAGCCTTTAAATAACGGTGTATACGAGATAGTCAACATAATAGATAACAAGAATATTGTACTAACGTCTGAATCCGATTTTGTTGCGGAAACAAACTTGCAAGTAGTAATACTGGGAACAGTACCTCTTGGAAAGGTATTCACGGACGCGCAAATGGAAGGGCTTTATACTTATGACTGGTTTACATTGGGATTGACGCAAGAAGTAACATTGGAACAAGCGCCTACCAAGTCAGTAAACGAATTTTACATAGCGAGAGTGAGAAACAACGGTGGTACGGTTACAATCGACAATACGGTAAAGACGGAATACTGGTCTTTGGCAGGAATGCCGAAACCGAAAGAATAAGAAAGGAGGGGTAAAATGAGGTTATTATATACAGTCAGTTCCGGATATATGATGGAACAGCAGAATGTTTCCTATTCGTTGGGTGGCTTTGCATCTTCCACGACAATACCTAACGACATGTTCGGTAATCTGTTTGATGAATTGAGTGTAAACACGATAAGAAATGCGAGAAACGAATACCGGGCTATAGTGCTGCACAATGACAGCCAGGAGGTGGCAAAAGGGGTGAAGATATGGTTCGAGAATCCGGAAACAAATGTGTGTTCGTTTAAGGTAGGTGCCGTGGGAATGACGGAAGGCGAGGACGGAAGCCGATATATGGGAAGTGCACCTAATATATATAGCAGACCCTATACAGTACAGTTTTACGAGGCTACAGAAGAAAACCCGGTGTCTATCGGGGATATGCAGCCGGACCAGATGATAGGTATATGGGTAGAAAGGAGTATAGACAAGGAAAAGGCTTTGGAAGAGTATAACAACGTGGCTGAGAGGGATTTAACAACCGAAACGAGATATAAGCCTATTCAGAAGGGAACACAAGAAATGTTAAATATGCAATTTTATTGGGAATAAGCTATTGCGTATGTCATAAACAAATATTATCTTTGTGGTGTGATTGATAAGGGAGGGTTAAAGCTCCCTTTCTTAATCGGGTCAGACATAAACAAATATTATCTCAAATATGAACAATATCGTAGAACTTAACGGATTGCAGGGTGTAAAGAGTGAAAAGGTTTACGCCTATTTTTCAACCGAACCGAAAGAGGTGCAGAATGCCCTGGAGCTTGGAATAGCATGTACCGGGGCTGATGATAACGGGGCGTACAATATTTACTTTGATGATGAAGAAAACATATGCTGTGAATACATGCAGCGTTGTGTCACAAAGGAGTTTAAAAAGGTGGAAACAATAGAAGAAGCTGTGTTGTGGATGGAGGGTTATTTTAGATGAAGACATTAATTTTTGATGTGATGCTGAACGAGCAGTATATCCATACATTTAAGTACAAATATAACCCTTTGTTTCCTATCGAGGAGGAAGAATTAAGGAAGTTTGTAGAAGAGAGATTGCCGACATTGAAAGGGAAGAAATTCAAGATTTTGTTTTAGGGTATGAATCTGAATGCTATCATAAAGAAATGGTTCTGTCGCCATGAATGGGAGCTGATGTATGAGAGAAAGGTTACGGCATGGGATGAGTTAGGATGTAATAAATATATCGCCAGATATTACGTCTGCAAGAAATGTGGCAGATACAAGAAAACCAAAAGTTATTGATATGAAACAGACAGTAGAAGAAGCCGAGAAAGAATATTGCGATAAGAATTATCCGTATTCAGATTTGAATATAAGGTTAATGGTGGAAAATGCGTTTGAAGCCGGAGCAGAATGGCAGAAAAAGCATTCACCTTGGATAAGCGTTAAGGAACGGTTGCCGGAGCAAAACGAACTTGTTCTTTGTAGAATGGTATCAAATGAAGCCATTGTAAGCGGATTTATTATACCTATGCCAAGTGGGAGACCTCGTGTTGTAACATTGCCGGATTTTGAATTTGAAGATTATGGCGATTACGTTTGTGACATGTGGACACCTATTCCCTCATTCGATGAGATACTCGAAGCAAACAAGGATGTACTGGAACGGATTAAGGAGAAAGGAGACTAATATGGAAAGATATAGAATTGTGAAAGAAATAAGGTATAGCGGCTGTATTCCGATAGTCGTGTATTGCGTATAAGTAAGAAAAGACAAACGTCTTTCGTCTGAATGGGTGAATGTAAAGGGCTTTGATACCTATAGGAAAGCAAGAGAGTTGTTGTATGTTTTAAACGGTGATTGATATGGAAACAATTAAGATTTCAAATTTACAAGAAGGGGATTTGTTCATGTATAAAGACGTAATGTATGAAATTGTATATAAGGACAAATGGGAAACCTATTGTAAATATGTCAATGATAAATATTCATTAGGAGGATGGCTTTCAAGAAAATATCTTTATTGTAAGTTTAGTAATTATACAAAAGTGGAGGTTTAAGTATTATGAGTAAATATAGATATAGAGAAGTGAAGAATTATATCCACAACGAACTAAAGTTGACTAAAGAGGATATAAAGGAAATTATGGTTCCAATTGTGAAAGAGGAGGTTAAACGTATCTTTCAAAACACATATGGAAACGACGTTGATATAGAGAGGTGGGTTCGTTGTATGGTTTCTGACGAAATACAAAGGCATGGTGATTACTCTATGATAAGGAATTTATGCAAGGAGGTGATTAAGGAGGAAATTGCCGATAGGTTGTCAATTGATATAAGCCTTAAAAAGAAAGAGGGGTAAAATATGCAGGACGAAATTTCTTGGAACGATAATACTCGTTATGATATTTATAATCCATATAGTGATATTTCTCCTTTAGAACCGTGTGATGTACCCAAAATGAGAAAATATCGCCTAAAAGATGATAGATGTACAAACAAGCAGATTGCGAAACGCAGGAAGAGGAATAAGAACCGTAAAACACATAGGAAATGAGTAGGTTTGAGAAAGAGATACTTCCTTTCATGGAAGAAGAAATTATGCGAAAACTCCGTACATACAACGTGTACAGTACAAAATAGTTATGGAAGCACATGTAATGAAACTTGAAAACAACTGTGTGATTGTTGACGAGGAATATTTTAACGAGATAAAGAAGCAGTCAGAATTCAACCAAGAAAGGATAAACGAGATTGCCGAGGAAAAGTTTTTGGAATACGTGAAAGATAGCGGTATTAAACTTTCCTACGAAGTGAACGGAATACCTTATATATTTCATTATGACTTGTTGAGTGAATTGAACTATGAGGAAAGAGGATATCCGGAATCCGTGTCAGAAAAGGTGAAGCATGTTATCGCAGACGATATAACCGAGGCTTTGAATGACAAGTTTAAAGGACTGAAAGACGAGGCTTTGAATTATGCGTTAAGCGAGTTTGACAAGCAGAAACACGGTTTGGAGGCTACTGCAAAAATATGGAAACATTTCGCATTAATCTTTATCATTACGACTATTGTTCTAACAATTAGGCTATTTTTATTGTAAAATGATGTTAAACAACCCACATTTTACACATAAGCACTTGCGTATGTCATAACATAATCTTATCTTTGCAATACGAGAAAGAGATAAACGATAAGTCAAACAAGTAAAAGAAATAAGATTATGAAAGCAAGAGTTTTAGAAAAGTTCATCATGATGGAGTTTGTAAAAGGGAATTTGGATTCACAAGAACAAGTTAATGAAATGATAACTCTAATACAAAAGAAATTGGGTATATCGGTAGAGAATGCAGGAGATTTTTTAAGAAAAGCGGTTGGATTGATTTAACAATAGCAATTTGTTTTCTTCATATTAAAGGGTTACGTTTGTAGCCCTATTTTTAAATTTGAAATTTCTGACAATAAGATTGATTGAGCAATGAGACTGGTTGAAAGACATATTATTAAGGATAATCGATTTGAGGAGGTTTGCCACAAGTCCGGATTATTGTACAACTATGTTTTGTACAACGTCCGGCAAGGCATTTTCTCAAAGAATTATTTGAAAGAATATGAATTTTCAACAAAACTAAACAGAGAAAATCAGTTTGATTTTAGGAATTTACCTTGTGCTATTTCTCAACAAGTGATAGCACAAGTGTTTTCATCTATAAAAGGATGGATGAAAGGGGTTAAGGAATTTGAGAAAAATCATTCAAAATTCCATTCAAAATCTAAATTACCGAAATACAAAAGCGGTAAAAAGCAAAACATGATTGTTTTCACAACCAATGCTTGTAGAATCAGAAATAATCACATTTACTTTGCAAAAAACATTATACAACCAATTAAAACAAATGTAAAGAAAGAAGAATTAAAACAGGTAAGAATAGTACCGCAAGCAACATCCTATGTTGTGGAGGTGATTTATGAAAGAAAGGAAGAAAATCTTGATTTACAGAAAGATAATTTCCTTTCGATTGATTTAGGGTTGAACAATTTATGTACATGTACCAACAATGTAAACCAAAGGTTTTTCATTGTAAACGGAAAAGTTGTAAAATCTTTTAATCAATGGTTCAACAAAACAAAAGCAAAACGGATGTCTTTTGTAGGAGATAAAGGTATTTCAAAAAGATTAAAGAGGTTGATTTGTTATCGCAATCTTTGGATTAATGATAAAATCCACAAAATCAGCAGGTTTATCATTGATTTTTGTAAGAAAAACAATATAGGTACGATAGTAATAGGTCTTAACAAGAACTGGAAGCAGAATATCAATCTTGGAAAGAAGAATAATCAGAAATTTGTTGAAATTCCTTTTTCAAATCTTGTTGATAAAATTTCCTACAAAGCAAAGTTAGTGGGGATTGATGTAAAGATAACGGAAGAAAGTTATACATCCAAAGTAGACCATTTGGCTTTTGAATCTCTTGAAAAACATGATATTTACTCAGGAAAAAGAAAGAAACGCGGATTGTTCCAATCATCTGTAAATCAACTGATTAATGCAGATATAAACGGTTCAATAGGAATAGCAAGAAAAGTATTCGGTGATTCTGCTGTACAGCAGATAATCGGTAGTGGGTTAGCGTTTAACCCTATCAGAGTAAATATTTTGTGATACAAATACGAATTTGATGAATAAAATTTAAAATTTTAGTAACGTGGCGCAAAAGTTGTCTGCCGGATTCATGGCAGAATTATTCAAACTTGTATATATGGATTTGGGTATCACACGGATAGTGGTAAACCATCTATCTTATCAGTTGATACCTAAAGAGTGGTCCGGTTTCAAATTCTTGCTAAAAGAGGCAACAGAAGTATTGAAGGAAAAAGATAAGGTTCCTTCTTTGGGGGTGGTGTCCCAAAAATACGCTGACAGTGATTTTGTAATTGAAGCGATAGATGCCGTGCAGTCAGCCGCTAAAGTAGACAAGGAAATTATTATAGACCAACTGGAAGCGTATATTAAAGACGTGGAATTCCAGCTACTTTCCAAAAAAGTACATGATTTGTACGAAGAAGGAAAGAAAGAAGATGCTATACGGGTAAATGCGGAAGAGAGCCAAAGAATTTTATCCCTATCATTAAGACATGAGGCAGGCGGTTTTCAGAAAGTGTTTTCTGATTTTGATAAGCGAATGAAGAGAAGACGGGAAGAAGAGGAGGGGGAAGTTCCGTCACGCGTAATGTTCGGACTTGATAAGATAGACCAGATTTCAGAAGGCGGTGCCACAATGGAAGATACCGTGTTATGGATAATGCGTTCGGGTGTCGGTAAGTCTACTGTATTGAGATATCACGGTATGCAGGCAGCTTTTGACGGACACCCGGTCTTGCATATACAGTTGGAGGGCGGTGCGCGTGCGTGTCTGGAAAGATACGACCAGTTTTGGACCGGGCAAAAATACGGGAACATCAGAAAAGGTGTCATAGATGACAAGTTAGCCGAGAAAATAGAAAAGGCTTTTGAAAACATGAAATCCTATTCCAAGGACATAGATGTTTATTCTTTTGAAAAATTCGGGCAGGCTACTATGGTGGATATCCGTAACGTGATAGTTTCCTATTACAAGAAAAACGGTTATTATCCGCATGTATTGATATTGGATTCGTTAGACCTTGTGGCAACAGGAACAAATAGAGTTGTAGACAATAACCCTACATTCAAAAAAGAAAAATTACAGACATGTGCACAACTTTTGAAAAATTTATGTGTAGAGTTTAAAATGGTGGGATTTACGGCAGCACAAGCTGGAAATGTGCCGTTGGAAATATGGGACAATTCGGACAAAGTGATAGACAGAAGCTATACGGAAGGGGACAGGACACTTGTAAAGCCGTTTTCCTTTGTGTTTACAGGGAACCGGACAAGAGAGGAAAAGAAACAGAACATAATGCGTATCTATATGGATAAGGTACGTGATTATGATACGGTAAAAGATACGTTTACCATTGTGACGGATTACGGCAGGGGACGTTTTTGTGACAAGGCGCTGACAGCCGAATATTACGGAGGTGACAAGGGTTTTACGTCCTCTACATCTGGAAAGAAGACAAGGAAGAAAAAGGACGAAGACGGTGAAAAGCAAAATGATGTTAAAACAGAGGTGATTTAGACATAAGCACTTGCGTATGTCATAACATAATCTTATCTTTGTAGTGTCTTCTTAAGGGAGACAAGAAAAAGAAGTCAAACGAGTAAAAGATAAAGGTTATGAAAACGATTCAGTACAAAAGTAATTTAGAGATGTGGAAGTTAGAAAAAACTCTTAAATTACAAGGTTTTGTAAAAACGTCAGATTGTTTTTGGTATCAAAATTACAAAAGAGGTAACGAACGAGTAACGTTAGAAAGAGCTTAAGTTTAAGATGTTCAGAGTTGACAAAAACGAAGTAATATCCGAACTGAATTTGTCCGTTTTTGGGGCAAAGGGGTTCATGCAAGACCGGAACAAGGAATGCCCTTTTTGCAATAAAAAAGGGAAATGGGGTATAAAATTCAACGATGCCGGGAATAACGGTGCGTTCCATTGTTTCAAATGTGGTATGAAGACCACCTTAAAAAAGTTCCTGGAGAAGATAGGAAGGAAAGACCTTATAAAGCAGGATTATGAAAACACGGTAAAAATGCAGAAATTGACCCCTCTAATAGATGACGAAGAAGAGGAAACAACAGAGGAAATCAAGGAATGCACCCTTCCTAAAAAATTGGAATATATAGATAAGGATGAATATTTGGATAAGAGGGGGTTCGTGAAAAGATATTATGAAGAATTCCGTCCGGCAGAAACAAAATTCTTTCTTGAAAGAAAGCTGCACGATAAGTTCATATTCCAGTTTACCATGAACGGCAAATTGGCCGCGTGGCTGGCACGTTCAAAGAAAAGCAAGGAATGGCATGAAGAGAACCTGCAAAAGTTCAAAGAAGGAAAGGGAAAACTTGTATTGAGGTATGAAAATTCGCGTGACGGGTTTTCCCATGTGATAGGAGGATATGACAATATAACTGACGAGACGGACACCGTTATAATCGTGGAGGGGATGTTCGACTATATATCGGTAGACACGAAATTGCACCTCTATGAATCACCCGACATAAAGTGCGTGTTTACGTTCGGTAATAATATGGGGTTAAGTCAGATAAAGTTGTTGAGGGATAAGCCAGGTATAAGGAATGTGATTCTGATGTATGACCCGGACAAGCCGGAAATGATTAAGACGGTATCAATGACCTTGCAAAGGTATTTCAATGTGCAGATTGCAGAACTGGAAGACAGGAAGAAAGACCCCGGGGATGCGACACAGGAAGAACTCCTATGGGCGCTTGACAATATGACAGAACCGATTAATTACTATACCAAGCATTTATAGTCTTGATTTTTGCCATTTATCCTAATTTTTGTTAGATTTGAAGTCAAAAATAAGGACATGGAAAAATCACGGAAAATTAGCCTGGAGCAGTTTGTAATTAACTTGCAATTGGAGTATTTGAGTTGTAGATTACGCTCGATAGTTTACAATCGTATAGAAAGTGTCGAGCTTGTGAAGATATATAAGGACATAGCGGAGAAGAAGAAAGCAAAAATTCTGAACTTGAAACAAAGGTTCCGTCTTGGTACGATGTTCGATAGCGACAAGGCGTTTTCTGATTTTTATTTGAAGGAATTTTTGCAGGAATACGGGTTGCCGAACTTGCAATATTCGGAGAAAACGAAAAAGTCGGTTATGTTTTGGGACAGGTTCCACCTATTGAAACCAGGCACTATAGTGATATACAAGGGAAAGGAATATAAGGTGAAAATAAACCATCCAAATGACGATAATGTGGTAATATGGGTTAATGACATACCGGAACAGATTCCTTATACCTACTTCAAAATGAGATGGTTAGAAAAAATCGATATGAAAGATTTAAAATAATGGAGATAACATTTGTTTATCTCAAAATTAAATTGTTATATTTGCAGTGTAATTAAAGAACAAAAGTATGAATTATTTCGAGTATGAAGAAAAGGCGGCTACTACAGCTTGCTATAACGAAAAAGTGGCTTTGTCCTATGTGACACTTGGCTTGTGTTCGGAGATGGGAGAAACTTACGAGAAAATCAATAACGAGGCAGAAACGGAAGAAATCTCTAAAGAAATCGGAGATATGTTTTGGTATCTCGCTATGATTCGTAAAGAATGCAATCTCGATATTGAGGGTTGGGATTGGAAAGAAGCTTTGGCAAATGCGGAAGGTGCAGGCGTGTTTGATTTGCCCGTGGAAGTCGGAAAGATTGCAGACCAGGTTAAAAAGTGGTTGCGTGACGATTGGAAAGAAGCCGAGCAGAATGTATTCCCGGAAGCAAGAAAGAAAGCTGTTTTGGAAGCCTGGAAAAACGCCTGGAAGGTTATAAACAGTATGATTAACCGCGTCGGTCTTGATACGGAAAAGATTGCCGAACAGAATATCGAAAAACTGTTTTCACGCAAACAGCGTGACAAAATTCATGGAGCAGGAGACAACAGATGAGAAATTTTGACAAAATATTAATGACCGGGGCGCAGGGTACAGGGAAAACAACCCTATTGAAAGCCTTGCAGAACGAACCGGAATTTGACAACTGGAAGTTTTACACGAATGTTGTCAGAACGATGGTTGAAGAAGAAGGGATAACCATTAATGAAGAAGGCACGTCCGAATCACAAAAGAAAATATTTGATAAATACACTCAAATAATGGAAGATGCCATGAAACAGCCTTCCATTAGCGACAGATGTATTATTGATGTGAATGCCTACACTTCATGGCTTTTTGATAATTGCAGCCCAAAAGACCCGGAATATAATAACCTGGCAGAAGAAGACTTTAAGGAGAAACGACAGATTGTAAAGCGGAAATACGAGTTTCCTTTGCTTGTCTATCTTCCTATCACATTCAGATTGCAAGGTGATGAGGTCCGTTCGGAAGATGAAGAATACCAGAAAGAAATAGACCGGAAAATAAAGCAGATTGTCGATAATTACGGAATACCCTACATTTCTGTTTCCGGTTCAACGGAAGAACGAGTACAGCAGATTAAAGATGCCGTATTCGGGAAAAAGGAGGACTGATGTATGGAAGTTTCTTTGTTGACTTTGAGAAATGTAGGTCGGAAACTTGGAATGCAGAATGTTTCCGGATTCAGAAAGGAAGACCTTTTGCAACAAGTTGTTGAAAGACTGGAAGCAAAGGGAAAGACGCTTGAAGAATATGCAAAGGAGGTATCTGTAAACACCCAAAAAGGGTATGTCAAGAAAAAGTTCAATCTTTCACCTAAAGGAGAAAACCCGTACAAGAAAGGGAGTATATCATATAAGGTATGGGAAGAACTTGCAAAGAATGACGGTCGGTCATTCAGCCGGATTGCAAAAGAGCTGGGAACGCATTACAACGTTGTTTCCGTTTGCTGTAGAAACCATTTTGACAAATCATAAACTTGCCGTTTTTATTTAGATTTGATTTTTCACGGGGAGTGTAAGTAAATACGCTTCACTCCCCTTTACACCCTAAAAATATGGATGAACTGTATAAAGATTTAATCAAATATTTGGAGGATAACTTTCTGTCTTTCAATGCTTTGGATAATTATATTATAGAGATTGACGGGCAAACATTCGAGTTGTTTGAACCTTTCCAATGGGACAAAGAGGATAACGGAATTTTCTTTGACGATTCGTTCCAGTGGGTAGGAGACAGAACGGAATGCGACAACTATGTCTTCCGGTTCGGTGATGTATGGTATTATCTTAAAAAGGGAGACGAGAATAAAGTAAAACTTAACCGATTGCAGTATATCGGGAAAGCGAATTTGTTTGATGAAAGTTTGAGGTTTGACGCCTATATAGGTGTGCACGGCAATTTTGAATTGATGAACGGAATGCACTCTTATTCCGATTGGGTAGAAAAAGCGAAATTTTTAGGAATAAAAGCGCTTGGTATATGCGAAAAGAATACGCTTGCATCAGCGTTCAAGTTTCAGAATGCGTGTCTAAAAAGTGATATAAGACCTATATTCGGTATGGAAGTTACTGTATATAACGAGCAGAAGGACGTGCGATATACAGTAAAGCTGATAGTCAAGGACAAGGAGGGATGGAATAACCTACTGAAAATAAATAAGATTCTGAATGTCGACGAAAAAGGCTTTATCACGGAAAAGGAATTGCAAGAAATGAAAGACGGGTGTTTCTTGTTGTTTGACCCGAAAACATGTATGTTTGAAAATCTCCCTATATTGTCAAGAAAATGGAATGACACCTATTACCAGCTTGATACCGTGGAATACAAGAAGAATGACCGGGATAAAAAATATCTTGATAATCTGAAAAAGTTCGTGGGTGTGTATAAGCCCGTGGCAGTATGTGACGCTTGGTATCTTGAAAGGCGGTATGCACCTATAAGGGAAAAGCTTAACAAGCTTGCAAAGGTTGCGAATTATGAGAGTGATAACCAGTACATGAAGAACTATCAAGAGTATTACGAAGAACTGTCAAGGCTGATACCGGACGAGGACAAGTTTTTCGGATTGTTTGAAGAAGCTTTGGTAAATCTTAATTATATATCGGTAAACTGTAATTATTTGTTGGAGACACAGGTAAGGCATGCACCTAAATATGTAATGACGGAAGAGGAGAAAAAGAAATATGCTTCCAATACAGAAATGTTTGAATCGCTTGTGTTCGACGGACTGGCAGAACATCCGGAAATACTGGACAGATACAGTGAAGAGGAACTGACGGAAAGACTTAATACGGAAATATCCATCATAGAGGAAGGTGATGTAGTGGACTATTTTCTGATGCTGAGGGACATTATCAGATGGGGAAGGGATAACGATATTTTGGTCGGATTGGGACGCGGAAGCAGCGCCGGAAGCCTTGTTTCTTATCTCCTTGGTATTGTCAATGTAAATCCATTGGAATATGAACTCCTATTCAGTCGATTTTTGACAAAAGGACGTTTGATAAGACATGAAGAGGAAGAGGTAGTGACAATAAACGGAGAAAGGGAAATATCCGGCAATACCTTTATAAAGATTGTCCGGAATGGTGAAGAAATGATAATTAGAGCCAAAGAGTTAAAAGAAGGTGACGAACTGATAAACGAGTAATGGTATGATAGTAAAAAATATTGAAATAAAGCGTCGGGCAAAGACCGTATTAGGGTCAATGCCCGATATAGATACCGACTTTCCCGGCAGAAGACGGGACGAGATAAAAGCTTACATGGAAGAACGGTTCGGCAAGGAGCAGGTTTGTTCGCTTGGCACCTATACTACCTTCCAATTAAAAGAGGCAATATCCGATATGGCGCGTGCAGACGGTATACCAGTACAGTTATACAGATGGTTTACCGCTTGTATTGGAGATGATAAAGAAAAGACGATAGAAGAGTTTTTCAAGACTGTATGTGGGAAAGAGGACCTAAAGAAGTTTGTCAAGGAACATACAGAAACGTTTAATGATATGATGGTTATTCTTGGTTCGCCTAAAAGCCAGTCAGTGCATGCGTGCGGAACCGTAGTGTTGCCGGACGGAAAAACGTCTTATGAATGGATGCCCGTACATACACAAAAAGGACTTGTGGTTACGGACTGGGAAGGTTCGGAAGTGGAAGAGGCAGGATTCCTAAAGGAAGACGTTTTGGGTATTATCCAGTTGGATAAGTTCGAGGAAATGTTACGCTTGATAAAGGAAAACCACGGAATAGACGTTGATATATACAGTCTTCCTTTGGATGATAAGCAAGTGTTTGAGTATGCAGGCAAAGGATGGCTGGGCGATGTTTTCCAGCTTGGTTCAGCCGGATTATCGGGATATTGTGTAAAAATGAAGCCGGAAAACATAAACGAACTGTCTGCATGTGTAGCCCTCTATAGACCCGGACCTATGGAAAACAATTTTCACAATGAATATATTTTGCGGAAGAACGGGGAAAAGGACTGGACGGAAGAAATGCCTATAGGTGGGGAAGAAGTGGTGAAGAAAGACTTTGGGCTACTTGTCTATCAAGAAAGTATTATGTTGTTAGCCCAAAAACTTGCAGGATTTGATTCTGAAACAACAGACCTTTTGCGTAAATGTTTGGGAAAGAAGGATTTAAAGAAGATAAAACTTTATAAGGACAAGTTTATTACTAATTATGCAAAAAATTTTGCTTCTAAAGGGGTGACAAAGGAATATGCAGAAAACCTTTGGAATCAGATGGAAGAATTTGCAAAATATTCGTTCAATAAATCCCATTCGGTATGCTATGGTATGACCGCTTATATATGCCTATGGCTTAAAGTACATTATCCTATTGAGTATTGGAGTGCTACATTCTCGTTTGCGAAGGACGAAAAGATACCCTATTATGTAAACGAAATACAGCAGTCCGGTGAGATAAAGATACATCCGGTAGACATCAACAAGTCAGATGTAAATATTGTGTCCGATTACCGGACAAGCAGCATGTACTGGGCATTCAATGCAGTAAAGCAATGCGGAGAAAGGGCGCAGGAATATATATCGGAAGAGAAAAAGAAGAATGGTCCGTTTTTCTCCTTGGAGGAATTTATAGACCGATGTGTGATTAAAGGCAGTCCGGTAAATAAATCTGTCATTGAGAATTTGATATTTGCAGGGGCGTTCGACGAATTAGAGAATATCCAGGAACCGAAAGACCGTTTGGCGCTTATTGAGATGTATCGTGAGAATAAACGGGTCAAAGTATTGGAGGATAAGGATTTACTTACCAATATTATGAAAGTTCGTAAAGAACGCAATAACTGGTGGTGGTTGTTACAACAAAAAAGAACGTCCGGTTTTGCATTTTTTGATTATTATGATTTGGTGAATGAATATCATATGCCTAAATTAGACGACGAAACGGAGTTCCAGGACGTGTCTCAGATAAAATTTTGGGACATAAATTCCAAGAAAACCCGTCGTGCCGTGATAGGCGGTTATGTAATTGAGATAATAGAGAGAAAAAGCAAGAAGGGTATATTTGCCACTATAGTATTGGAAAGTAATTATGAGTTTATAAATGTAACTATTTTTCCAGAGTTGTTTGAAGAATACGGAGAGTTTTTAAGGGGTAGTAAAAAGAACATTTTGTTGGTTAATGGCGTGATTGTGTGGGATAAGTTCAGAGGAGAATATATTTTGCAGGCGAATGTTAATTCATTGTTTACAGTATTGACGTAAAATATTTTTGATATGAAAATTATGGTAGAAATCGGTACCAAGACCGTTGTTTTGGTATCACCGGACAAGGACGAGGAGATAGAACTCGATGATGTTACGACAATCAATTACTCGAATCTTTATGGAGAGGCGGTAACGGTATCTGGATTGCTTAACAAGGTCGGTTTGATGAAGGTTGAATATGAGAAGAAAGCGAAGGAAGAGAAACTGTTTTGCGATGTGTTTGCAGCTAATTTGAGGAAGAAATTAAGGAGGGAAGCGGCTACAAATGGAGGAAGAATAACGATTGATGGAGAATCTTTTAAGCTGACTGAAAAAGGGTTGGAGGATGCTATATTACTCAATGAACAGTATCAGAAAAATCTGATGAATCTTATTGAGATAGAATCGAAGCGAGACAAGTTAGACACCCTATTTTGGGCAGTACAAAGCAAGGACAAGAAACTTAACAATTTGTTACCAAAGATTGTACCGCAAGACTTTGAAAAAGAGCTTATTGAAGGAAAGATAAATACTTTTAAGATAGTAAAAACTGATTATTAATTTTTAAAAAATTTGTGTTATGGCTTTTGATAGAAGTAAGTACAAAAAAGCGAGTGTAGAATCAATTGATGAAACAGTAGGAAAAGCAGCCGCAACAATGGGCGGTGGTTTTGGACAAGGCGGCAGAGCCTCATTTTTTAATCTGAACGAAGACGGAAGATATGTATTGCGCGTATTGCCGTCGTTGACAGGGAAACCCTATATGCCGAGAAAGACGGTTAAACTGCCTATTGAGTGTGCGGTATATGACAAGGACGGGAAAGACACCGGAAAGAAGGAAATTAGACAAAGAGACGTCTTTACTTCTGATATCCACAGCAACCGGATGAACGGTGAGGATGCAGTATTGACCTATATCAGTCATGTGTATAACCTGGCAAACGATATCCAGGACAAGGACGAGCGCGCAAAATTCCTCTATCCTATCAGCGGTTATCGCAACAAGCAAAAACAATGGATATGGGGCATGAAAGCCATGCTTAACTATGTGGCTTATGTATGGGCAGAAAATGACGTGTACCGTCTTGATTTGCGCCCGGATTGGTGGAAGAAAATGAAGAACATTTCTATGGAACGTGCCGGAGGTTCGGATGATGGAATAATTAATCTTGATATTTTTTCTGACCCGGACGAAGGTTACCCGTTGATTGTTAACGTTACCACGGACGAAAACAAAAAGAAAAATTTCGACATTACTTGCGGAATGCCGGATGCTAATAAGCGCCAGACTTGGGACGATTTCTTTGCGAAAAACCGTGTATCAGACGAAGTGTTCGGTATTATGGAAGAACTCCCTACCCTGGATGATATGTATGTGGACGTATTTTCACGCAAAGACTGGGATATGCAGTTGGAAGGATTGGAAAGAATCGACGAGGAACAATCATACGGTATTTTCCAGGACGACGTATTCTTGAACAAACTCGAAGAACTTGACAAATTGGTTCCGGAAGAGGACGAAATCAAGGAAAAGAAAGCTCCTAAGAAAGCCCCTGAGACAAAGAAGGTGAAAACGGAGGAACCGAAAGAAGAGCCAACAAAGACGGAAAAAAAAGCAGGCGGTTATCCTACATTGACGAACCTCAAAAAGGAACTCCGTGCCTACATTGCCGATAACTACGAAGACAAGGAATTACCGGAAGAGTTGACTGTAGCAGAACTCCGTAAATGGTACGACATTGCACAGGAAGGTGGCGAACTGCCTTTTGAGGATTACGAAGAGCCGGAAGACGAAGAAAAAGGAACAGAAGAGACGAAACCGGAAGATACGGCAGTTGAAGAAAGGGAAGCATCAGCAAGCGTTCCTAATTCCATTGCATCACGGTTGAGAAACTTGAAAGCGAGAACTTCAAAATAAATCATACAAGGAAGGGTAATTTCTACCCTTCCATTATTCCTATTATTATGAAAAATCTTTACAGAATAATTCTCATTTCGGGGATGATAATATTACTCGTATTGTTATTTCTATCTATCAAGAAGGCAAGGGAAAACGAAAGGTTGCTATATGAAGTAGAATTTTATACTGATTCCTTAAACAGATACACGAAGATTTACAACTCTGAAAGTTTTTCCAGATTGAAAAAAGAAAACAAAGAGTTGTACAGCCGATTGAAGGAAAAAGAAGCACTTGTAGAAGCGGTGGAATTTGAATGGAAATACAAGTATGAAGGACTGGAAAGAGAGGTTTCCGAATTGAAGAAAACGGACAGCCTCTATACATTCAAGGAAGAAACCGATACGGTAGGATATGATTTGCAAGTATGGGCTACACACCTGGCAAAGTATAAGATTAACTTCAATTTAACCAACAAGTTTTTATTGACAAATCAGCGTATAGGAGACAGTAACCGTATGGAGATAACTTCCCAATTACCCGGAAAGATAGGCGATGTCACAATGTGGACGAAACCGGAGAAAAAGAAAAGATTCGGTTTAGGGTTGTCCGTAGGTGCCGGATATGGAGTATTCAATAAAGATTTTGATGTGTTTGTAGGATTGAGTGGAACGTATTTAATTTGGTAAGATTATGTTTGTACAGATAAACAATAAGAGGATAAAGATTACCTCTATCAGCAGATACAATGACGAGGGATATTCACAGTCAACTCAGAAGTTCAGAATCGCTTTGAAAATATCCAATGTCTGGGAAAGCTTCTATTTTGACAAGGAAGTAGAGAAAGATAATGTTTTGAAAAATCTTGACAATACATTAAAGGTAACTGCATTATGACCGGGAAAATGATAATAAGTACAGACTGGCATTTGAAGCCGTCCAATATCGGAGAAATAACGGAATTGCAAAGGCAGGAATTGAATGTAGCAGAAGACAATGGTATAACCAATCATGTGTGGTTAGGTGACATATTCGATTCCCGTATATCACAGAGACAAGATGTTTTGAACGCCTTTTCCTCTATTCTTGACATGTATGCGAGGATGGAACACAAAATATATTGCATTCCAGGAAATCACGATAAGAGCGACTATAGTTCGGACGAGTCGTTTCTTGACGCGTTCAAGTATCATAAAGGGTTCAAGTTGATAACTGAACTGGACGCTTTCGAGATAGGCGGTATAATATGCTATTTTATGCCGTTTTTTGACAATGCGATATGGCTAAAGGAGATGGATAACGATGTGCTGAAGGAAAAGAATCATAAGACGCATGTACTGTTTACTCATATCGCTTTCCAGGGAAGCAGGAATAATGACGGTAGCGAGGTAGAAAGCGATATAAAACCTTCTTTGTTTAAAAACTTCGGTATGGTATTTTCCGGACATTACCACGATTTCCAGGAAATAGGAAAGAATATCGTGCACTTGGGAAGCATCACCCAGAACAATTTCGGGGAAGATGATAAAAAGGGGTTTTGGTTATTGGATGATGATTTGACATACGCGTTTATTCCGTCAAAAGGAAAACGGTACAGAAAAGTCACCGTGAACCTGGAAAACACGACTTTCAAGCAAGCGGATAAGATTGTAAAAGATTTTCAGAAGAAAAACAAGGGGGATTTTGTGCGTGTTGAATTTGTCGGAACCAAAGATGCGATTTCTTCTATTGACAAGGAAGAATATAGAAAACTTGGTGTGGATGTCAAGGTGAAGTCTGTAGAACTGGAAACGGAAGAGGTGGAGACGGCAGAAGAAATCAAAGCTTTGTCCGGTTCTGATATTGCAGACAAATTCAAAGAATTTTGTAAACAAAATGATTACTCCTATAATGAGGGAATGGAAATTTTAAAGGAGGTATTATAATGGGCTTGGAGGAATTATTTGGAAGAATAGAGAAACGTTTCGGAAAGGAAGCGGTAGTAGGCAACGATATAAAGGTAGACACTGTGTCTTCTGGCAGCATGGCATTAGATGAAATATTGGGAGGCGGTTTTGCGCTTGGAAGAATACACGAAATATACGGAGGATTTTCGAGCGGCAAAAGCTCTGCGGCATTACATCTAAGTGCATCCGTACAAAAAACGCTTGGAAAAGCGGTCGGATATGTAGATACAGAGCAAGCGCTTGACCTGGAATATGCAAAAGCACTTGGAGTTGATTTAAGCCGCGACAAGTGGATAATGTCGCAGCCGGATAGTGCGGAACAGGCGCTTGAAATCGTGCGTGAGATGCTGGAGGTGCCGGAAATCGGATTGGTAGTGCTTGATTCGGTTGCCGGATTGGTGCCGGAAGCTGTTTTGCAGGGTGAGGCAGGAGATGCAAAGATAGCGCTTGTGGCGCGCCTTATGTCACAGCAGTTAAGTATCTTAAAAAACGTATGTAAGAAAAACGGAAACATCCTCCTATGTATCAATCAGACGAGGCAGAAAATCGGGGGTATGGGATTCGGTCCTACAACAACCACACCAGGAGGCGAAGCACTTAAATTCTACGCTACCCAAAGAGCGGAATTTGCCCGTATAGGCACGGAAAAGACCGATGGGGTGGCAACGGCCAATAAGACACAAATAAAGGTTGTAAAGAATAAGATTGCACCCCCTTTCCGTGTATGCCAGGTAATGTTGGAATACGGTGTAGGATTTGATACGGTACAGGAGCTTATAGATATGTCTATAAGAGAGGGAATTTGCTTTAAAAAGGGTGCTTGGTTCTATTATGGAGAAACCCGGTTGGGACAAGGGATGGATAACGCCAAAAAAGCGTTGTCGGATAAGGATTTGTTTAATGAAATTAAAAATAAATTGACAGAAAAGTTATGTACCCCGAAAGATTGATATTAAGAAATTTTTTGTCATTTGAAGAATTTGATTACACCTTTACAAAGCAGACTTTAGGAGTGACTGGAGAGAACCGAACCGAGGAAGACCAGCTTTCCAATGGTAGCGGAAAATCAAGTTTGTCACAAGGCTTGTTCTACGCGATATATGGCGTTAATCTAAGAGGAAAGGAAGACAAGAAACTGATACGTAAAGGAACGAAAGAAGCTTATACCAAAGTTGAAATATTTTGTCAAAAACGTAAAGAAACGCTGATAATTGAGCGTACAATTCCGTTGAAAAGTTCTTCCAAAGTATCACTGACCCTAAAGAAAGATGATGTGGAGACATCCGTAACGGTAGCTACTGTGTTGGACGCGAATAAATACGTGATTAACTGGATTGAGATTACACCGGAAGACGCCAAGTCCTATTATATCGTAACCAAGGGTAATTATTCGTCTTTTTTTCGTTCGTCCAATACGGAGAAACTTGCCTTGATAAGTCGCTTTGTCAATTTCTCCAATATTGACAAGACAAAAGGCGTGATTTCCGAAAAAGTCGGAATATTGGAACAAGA